TAAGAGCATTAAAAACACTTACAAAGACTTATAAATATCTAATAATTAATTATAATTCGTTTGAATAAAAATTGGATAAATTAATAATTAGGTTATATTATCAATAATCAATAAAAGTAATAAATACAAGTTAATATAATAGTTATAACAGAAGTTGATTCCAGCTTGACGAAAATTTCTATAACAGAAACTCCTGCAAGGTTGACGAGTTTTTGAAAAATAAGTTATAACAGAAGCAGCTCCAGGTTTGAAAGATTTTAAAAAAAAATATTATAAATTGCTGCAAGATCAGGAATAAAAACAAAATAAAAACATATAATATAAATATAAAAACATTATAAAAAGTTGTTGACACACAAAAAATTATATGGTAAAATTAGTTATAAGTTAAAGAAACACATAAACACTATAACAGAAAAGGTTTTAAGGTCGACAGATTTTAAATTAATGGTTTATTTTATCAAATAAAAACATAACAACGGAGGTTTAAAATGAGCAACTTTAAAGGATCAGAATTAGAAAAAAGTATTATAACAAATAATGATATTAAAGGTTTGAAAAATGTTAAGTCATACACAGAAGGTGCGATTGAATTTCATACGTTGCATAATAAAGAAAATGAAATTATATTTTTTAAATCGGCTTTAAAATTAATAAATAGTAAAATTAAGAAATTAGATAAAATAAAAATATAATTATAAAGGAGTTTTTAAAATGTTAGATAAAGAAAAATTAATTAATTCTATGAATGAAAAAATCGAATTTTTAGAAGTAGAAAATATAAAAGATAGTTTATGTAAAGCAAAAGAATTAAAAGAATTATTATATGTAATAAATAAAGGTTGTTTTGATATTAATTAAATAAAAAAAGACTTGTTTTAACTGATAACAAAAAGTAAAATTAAAATAAAAAATTAGAGGAGATTAAAATTATGAATAAAAATTATACAAGTGAATTAAATATTAATTATAAAATGCAACAACAAGCAATAAAAGAAATTTGCGAGGAATTAAATTTAATAGTCTTTTACCCAGATTATCATGCAGACAAAACAGACAAAAACACAGTTTTAATATATAAACAAAATGCAACGGAAAACGATCCTTATATATGTCATTTTGAAAATACAGATATAAATAATAACTTTTCATATGATTGGTTAAATCATGGTAAAATTGATGTCAGAGGTTTAAATTTTAAAGAAAAAATAAAAGAATTTATAATATCTAAATTAGAGGAGAGTGTTTAAAAATGTTTGAAGATAAATTTTGTATTAAAGATAGTATTTTAGATAGTATTGATTTTGAGGAATTAATTGAAATGGTACAATGTAACGAAAAAATAATTAATGAATTTACTATAACAAAATGTTATAATGAATTATTAGAAATGAAGTTAGAAAATGCAAAAGAAATGTTTAAAAGTAATATGGAAAATATTTTAAAGGAGTGTATTTAATATGAATAATAAAGAGAGAATCGTAATGATGGAAAATAATCTCCGGGAGTCATATAACAAGCTACAAAGAAATGAAATAACAAGAGAGCAATATTCAGTTTTAAAAAATGATGTTGATAATAGAATTAAAGAAATTAAAGCAGAAATTAAGAAGGGTAAAGGTGAAAAATAATGAATAATAAACTATTTACATTAAAAGAATTAGAGAAAATGGAAACAATTTCACAAGGACACATGGACAATCTAAAATATCAAGATACAAACATTAAAATATGGTTATCAAGAATGACAATTGAAGATGGGGCAGAATATAACAATCAAGTTACAGTAGAAAATTATATTAATAATGAATGGGTAACTGTATTAGAATATCAAGCATTATAAAGGCAAATGACTCTAATTTGCTAAAAATATAATAAAATTATAACAATACCAACATAAACTATAACATAAAAGGGGAATATATTATGGTAAAAGTAATTTCTTTAATTAATGGTGCTGGATTGACTAAAAATAATACTTATAATGCAATAGATTTTGTGAAGGGGATAGGTTTAACAGTTATAATTGAGGATAATGATGGTATCGAGCAAAGTTTAAGTCAGGGTAATTATTCAATAATAGAATAGTTATAACAAAAATATAATAATAATTAAATAAAGTAATAGTTTTGTTTAAAAATATGAGCGCCTGGAGGGGTTAAAATGCAAGATAAATGGTTAATAGTATTTACAAACGGAAAAACAGAAATAATGACTCATAAGATGGTTAAGTATTTTACAGATAAGTTTCCATCAATAGTAAAGAGTTGTGGGTTTATAGGTTAAACAAAATGATAATTATATTGAGAATGGAGATTGATACTATGAAACGCAGAACATTAAAAAATATGGATAAAGCTACTAAAATGATAGTAGAAAAAGGATATGATTGGAATACAGCAAATGAGATTGCAATACAATGTTTTGACCGATTAGAGCAAATAAAAAATGGTATGAACGTAGAATGGTTTATTAATAAAATTGCAATAAAATAAACATTTTAAATGAAAAGGAGAGATTAATTATGAATAAAGTAGATATTAGTAAATTAACAAAAATACCTTTTAACAGTAGTCAATCAGATTTAGTTAAATATAATGGTGAAGATTTTGAAATTATTAGAGAGTTAGACATGGAAACAGAATATGATTTTGAGGGAATATATATGTTTGAGATTAAATTCTCAAATGGAGATATTATTCAAGTATTTGATGATGAAATAGTTAAAAACTTCTTTATCTATAATGTTTGTGGAGAACAATTCAATGATGATTTTCTAGCAATAGATGGTGGAGAACATATTTGCCAAAAGTGTTTTGATAATAATTAAATAAAAAATTGATTTTATCAAATAAAAGGAGAGATAAAAATGGAATTTGAAGAAAAAATAATTAAACTAACATCAATGAAGCCTAATGGTTTTAAGGAATTTGAAAAATGTGTATATAGTTTATTTGCCGAAGATGAAATATCAATGTCACAAATGAGAGATTGTTATACAATAGGTTTTATAGGAAATAATGATAGTCTATATTATGATTGGTATAACAAAACATGGTCAGCAAGTGAAAATATAACAATATACACATCAAAAACTATAACAGTAAAATTTATAGGAGCAGACAGTTGGGGCAGAAAAGTATATCAAAACATTGAAAGCAAAAGATTATACAAAGATCCTAAAAGTTTAAATTATTCAGGTTTACATACAACAGACAGTTTTGAAGGTGAGCCAGATTGTCCATTAAGAGAAGATTTAATTATAAATTATATTGAAGAAGATTAAATGAAAAGACAATTTTAATTAAAAATTAAAAGGAGATAAAAAATGGATATTATAACAACAGTAAAATGGGTTAATGGGAATGATAGTGCAAATGATTGTATTATAAGATATTGCAAAGAAAATAATATAGATTTTAGATATAACCATTACTTTAACTTAGAAATATTTATGAGAGGAGAATGGAAAGGCACAGATTATAAATGTAACGGTGAAGATATGCAAATATTAATAAAATAATATAATAAAAGGAGAATTATAATGATTAAAATATTAAGGATGAATAATAAAACTTATAAACATTTTTTAACACTAATAAATGATGGTATAAATATTATTGGAAATGGCACAAATATTATAGTTGATGAAACATTAAATGATGATGATATAAGAACAGAATACAAAAATATTAATAATTTAATACAATAATTAAATAAAAGGACGAATTTATCAAAAAATATAACAATGGAGGTATATTATGAGTAAAATTAAAGTATTTGAGTTTGAAGTGTGCAATAGTGCAACATGGGACACAAAGGGATTGAGCCAGGAATGGTTAAAAAGATGTCAAGAAAGATTATTTAATATGAGCGACATAGAAAATACAATTAATGATTTTTTAAAAGATAAAAAATTAATAGATATTAAGATAAATAATGTAGATGTTAATTATCATAATAATGGTAGAACGAATACTATAAATTTAATATATACAATATTATTTGAATAGAATAGATGTTTTACTAAAAGTTATAACAAGAAAGGGTTTAAGTATGACAGTAAGTGAAATTATTAATAAAAAGTATAACAAATACGATAAAAAAGATGAAGAAAATAAAAATTATAAAAGAAAATTTAACAATGATCAGATAAGAGAGATAAGAAATATATATGAAAATGAAACTGATAGCATTAGAGATATTGCAAAAATATATAATGTAAGCCCTGAAACAATTAGCAGAATAATAAATAATAAAAGTTATAAATATGTAGTTTAATTTGGAAATATTTGTTGACACAGTATAATTATAATAGTATAATAAATCTATCTTATAACAGTAAAGGAGTTGAGCTTAATGAAAAACTTAGAACAAATGAAAATATATTACTTAGATAGATTGGAAAACCTAAGAATGAAAACAGAAGTGAAGTTAAAATTTGCAGAAATTAATCTATAAATATAATAATATGAGGTGGATTAGATGGGTTACTTTAAATTAAAATGTAGTCAATGTGGCAGCACAGATATAGATTTTGGATTAAATAGTAATATAATAGTTTGCAATAGTTGTGGTAAAGGTGATGAAAATGTTGATGTTGCACTAATTGATACTAGCTGGACAGAGTGGATAGAAGAAGATTAAACAAAATAAGGGTTTGATTGAAATAAAAATATAACGATAGGAGGAATAAAAATGTTAGAGGATTTTAAAAATGAAATTGATATTGCAATAGGAAAATATGGAAACGATCATATTGATGTAGTAATTGAAGATAATAAAATTTATGGTATGTATCATAGCGAAAATGATAGTTTTGGAGTAACAAAAGATTATATTATTAATGTAGCAGCGTATGAAGAGTTAGAAAAGTATTGTAATTTAAGAGATATTGGACTTTGTGAAGATTGAATAAAACAGAAGTTTCGTCTAAAATAAAGTTTGAGTTTAGATTAACCTAAAAATTATAACAGAGGAGGTATAACAGATGGCAAGATTTGTATTGGTTTGTGAATGTGATAGTGATGATTTTGAGCATATTAATGATGTAGATAGTTTTGTATGTATGAATTGTGGAAAAGTATATAATGAATCTGAAGCTGGAACGAATTTATTATATGAAGAAGAGGAATAAAGATTAAATAAATTGAAGATTTTAAATAAAGGAGAATGAAAAATGAAATTTGAAAATGTAAATGAGTTAGCAAATGTATTAAGAACAAGAAGTCAGATACCTGGTCAGTATTTTGAAATTGATGATATTGTATTATTTAATGAATCAAACAATGAGGATTTAATACATTATCATCAAGAGTATTCAGTTTACTGTTGGCATGGGGATAAAATATTAAAGAAAATCGAATCTATAACAGTAACAATGTACGAGTCAGACGAAGAACTTGCAGAACAACTAGATCAGTTTATAAATGAAGAAATGGGATTTATATATGATAAAGAAATGACAATTGAACAGTTTGAGAAGTATAAACAAGATTTTGAGGAATTTGCTAGAAATTATTAAACAAAATGAATCTTTCGTTCAAATATTATAACAGATGGGGGGGGGTGAAATAATGAAAAATTATAAAACAATATTAATACCTGTAAAATGTTCAAAAGAAGAATTGCATATATTATTTCAATATAATAGATTATCGGCTCAAGTATGGAATTTGTGCTTAGAATTAGATAAAAAATATAAAGAAGAAAACAAAAAACATATATCTAACAATGATTTACAAAAACAAACTAAAAAATGTATAGAACTTCCTGCAAAGTGTATTCATCATGTTGTTCATAAGTATTTATTTGCAAGAGATTCAATGTTTAAGAGTATTAAAGCAAAACACAAAAATAGCAACAAAGTTAAATTGCCTTATAGAACAAAAAAATATTTTACTACTGGTTGGGATTATCAAAGTATTAAAACAGATTATAACAAAGGACTTATCCAACTTGTAAGACCAAAAATTAAAACTGAAAATGGGATTAAAAGGCAAGAAAGTATTAAATGTTATTCAAAGAATCTACCACAAAACATTAAAGAAGTTGAACTTATTTGGAGAAATAAATTATATCTAGCAATAAAATATCTCGACAATACAGAATATCAACAAATACAATCAAACAATACTTCTGCAATAGATTTAGGTGAAATCCATGCTATAACATCTATTGATAATAATGGTAATGCAATTATAATTACTGGAAGAAAACTAAGAAGTATAAAGTATTTAAGAAATAAAAATCAAGCTAGAATATATGAGAAGATGAGCAAATGTACTAAAGGTAGTAAACAGTATAAAAAATATATTAGATCATTAGAAAAATTGAGAATTAAAACAGAAAATCATATTAAAGATGGTGTTCATAAAGTTAGTAAACATTATTTAGATTATTGCTTAAATAATAATATTAATACAGTTTATTATGGAGATTTAGATAGTTGTACTAGAAATACAAGAAAGAAACACGTTACAAATACAAATGTAAGACAAAAACTATCTCAATGGAACTATGGCTTGTTAATGCAAATATTAGAAAACAAACTAAAACAATACGGAATTAAATTAATAAAAGTTAAAGAATATTACACGTCAAAGACCTGTCCTGAATGTGGTTGTTTGAATAAACCAAAGAAAAGAAATTATAAGTGCGATTGTGGGTACACTCAACACAGAGATATTGTTGGAAGTATAAACATTCTTAATACGAATAGTAGTTATAGAATTAAAAAGTATAACAATAAAAAGTATCTACAAATTGCTTAGGTATGAGTAGTAAATGCAGATGTTGACTGCCACTAGAAATAGTGTAGCCTATGTAAATAGGAAAGGTTAGAATAATCATTAACACAATGAATCTTTTATAATTTAAACTTTCAACAAAATAGGGATTTTACATAACATAAGGAGGATTTAAGATGAACATTATAACAGAACATAAAACATTTAGCCCATATTGGGGCAAGATAGTACAGAAATCTAAGCCTGGTGAAATGATTGACTATGTTGTATATAGTGGTAACATTGCATATTCAGGATTAGTAGACAAAGAAGTTGATAAGGAGTTGAGAAAAAGAATTAATATATTGGTTTAAAATATAAAAATAATAATATGGAAATATATTAAATTTACATTGACTTATATAAATGGTTAATGTAAAATATATACATGGTGGTGAGTTTTATATGCTAAGTAAAGAGTTTTATGATTATACAATATTTGAAAATGGTGAAATATATAAAGGCGAAAAAAGAGTATCAATAAGAATTAATGACGGAAGATATGAAACTAGATTGACAATTGAAGGAAAAAGAAAGAATTTCATACTAGCAAGACTTATGTTCTTAGTATTTAAAGAATTTAATATTGATGATAAAAATTTGTGTATCTGCAACAAGGATGGCGATAAACTGAATATTAATCTTGATAATTTGTATTTAGAAGATAGAAAAAATTTAATTCAAGGTGATAAACATAAAAATCAAGCCAAAATATCCGATTTAGAGGCAGAAGAAATAAGAAAAGAGTATAATGGTAAAGTTGGAAGCAATCAACATGATAAAATAGGATTATCCTTAAATGATTTAGCAAAGAAATACAATGTAACTAAAGGATTAATTGCTCAAATTGTTAGTGGTAGGTGCAGAAATAAAAGCAAATATATATTAAAATAATACGAGGTGATTAAATGTTAGAATTAGGTCAAGTGGTAGCAACTCCAGGTGTCATTGAATCAATTAGTCAAGAAGATATAAATGAAGCATTAGATAAGCATAGATTAGGTAATTGGGGTAATGTTTGCGATGAGGATTGGGAAACAAATAATGAGGCGCTAAATGATGACGGAAGGGTATTATCATCATATACATCTAAGGAAGGAAATGAATTTTGGATTTTATCTGAAGGTGACCGTTCTTCAACAACCGTTTTGCTGCCATCAGAATATTAATATTTATTTAAAAGGTGAAATTTATTTAAATTTAGAATAAGGAGTGATAGTTATAGCACCACCAATTAAAGGATTTAATGACTATGAAGTAAGAGATAAAACAACTGCAATATTTTTATATAAAACAAATGGTGAAAAATTTGAAACCTTGATAGACACAGAAGATTTAGAAAGAATAAAAGAATTGGGTTTACATTGGCATTTGAGATATGCTCCTAAAACAAAATCATATTATGCTAAGGCAACGGGCAATAAATATAATCATAGTAATAAGTCTAATATATATTTACATATGATTATTATGTGTTCTGATTTTAATAAAAAACAATATGTAAATCATAAAAACCACAACACTTTAGATAATAGAAAAAATAACCTTGAAATTGATACTAATCGTGGCAATTCACAAAAAAGAATAAAACCAAATTCTAATAATAAATCAGGGTATAGAAATGTGTGTTGGATACTTGGGCAATGGTGGGTACAAATGCAGATTAATGGCAAAAATAAGGTATTAGGTAAGTTTGATGACGTTCACGAAGCCGGTATTTTTGCTAAAGAAATGAGAAATAAATATTATAAAAAATAACTTAAATCTAAATAAATGAGAAATTTTAATTGGAGTGATAGTATGACTAAAGATAAACAAAGACACAATCCTGATAAGCCACAAAATAATTATGGAAGTTGGTGTTCTTATTACGAAGAGTATTCTAACGGTTCAGTAGGTTGCGAAAGAGGTTTAGATGTATCTGTTTGTAAAGGGAATCCTCATAATTGTATTAAAATTAAATATAAAGAATTAGCATCAAGAAGTGACAGACAAAAAATAGAAGATTGAATAAAAAAGATATTTCATTTAGAAAGGAATGATTAAATGAGTTTAAAACATAAAGAGACAATGATATTTTATGATAAAAATAAGGAATATATTGTGTCTATTAATGATTATTTAAAAGTAAAAGTTAAAGAACATGACAAAATTAAAGTCTTAGATGGATATGTTAGTACAATTGATACATTTGAAAGAGGAATAATAGAATTAGAAGAATTTATTGACGGTAAACACAATTTTAAACCTTTCGATTATGGTTGTGTAGAAGAAATTATTGAACACATAAAAGATGGACAAAAGTTAGCAAAAATATTTAAATGAAACTAAAATTTCACTTAAAGAGAGGACAATATGAATGATATTGAAGAAATAATTAGACAAATTACAGTAAGAATGCCTAATTCTTATGAAGAATGTAAAACTGTTTATTTAAAATTTGGAGATGTAGAAAAGACAGAAAAGGTACTGAATTTATATAATAGATTGCCATGTTTTCAAGGTAAACCAGAATTATATGATTTTTTAAAGATATGCTAGTTTTGATAAAAAGAATATTTTGTTTTAAGAGCATTTATGATATACTAAATAAAAAAAGAAAAGGGGAAATTAATATGAAAAAGAAATATGTTTTAGAAATTCAAACGGGGGAATCAATTATGTAATGGAGATATAGACTCCGTAGTATTTTATTTTCTTGAAGAAGAAAAAAATAAAATGGATATTATTTTGGAAATAGCTATTGAGAATAGTTATAAGACAATGGTGTATCTTGATGATGATATTGAATAAAACGAACATTTTATCTTAAAAGGAGTGAACATATGTTAGATGTTATATGTATATTAATTTTTATGGGAGTCGGAGGATTTGTTGTGGCTTTATTTCTGGCAGCAATTACATAAAATAAATTTAATAATAACCGAAAATAAATAAAAAAACTCTTGACAATGATTTCCATTGTGTTAAAATATAAATATAATATATAAAGAAATGAGGTGAAACAGATGTTGGCAGATCAAAATAATGTAATAGGTTTTAATAGTAAAAGTTTTTATACTGCTCTAAATAGTATTTTAAATGATATAAAAGAAGAATCTGAGAATACTCATAAAAATTATCTTGGGACATACAGAAACTTTTTTCAGTTTATTTTAGGCAAAAGTTTAGATAATATAAGCTGGGATGATATAAAAAAAATAGACTTTCCAACAATACAAAATTATGTTGATCATTTAAAGAAAAAGAGTAAGCTGCCAACAGTAAAAGCGAAAATTGCTGCATTAAATACTTTATATGACAGACTTCATAGTTGGGACAATAGCATAAATAAAGAATTATTTGGGCAGCTAAAGAAGATTAAAATAACTAGTCAAATTAAAAAAGAGGGGAGGTATGGGGCATTAACTATTAGTGAAGTAAATAAATTATTAAAATTTGCATCAGAGCAAAAGTGTAAAGGAAGAGAAAATTTTGGATTAGAACAAAAGTTATTTTTTGAATTTGCATTAACATTAGCAATAAGAAAAGAGTCTATATTATCTCTAAAATGGGAAAATATAATGAAGGTTTTAGATAAAAACAGTGGAGAAGAAGTTTGGGTTGTTTATGGATATGAAAAGAGAAAAGATATAGAAAAAGCTATAAATGAAGACTTTTTTAATAGATTAAGTGAATTGAAAAATAAAGAAACAAAACAAACAGATTATGTATTTAATATATGTGAGCAAACATTAAGAAAAACTTTAAAAGACTTTTGTGCCGAAAATGGAATTGGAGAAAATAGAAAAATAAAGATTCATAGTTTAAAAAAGACTTCAGGTGATAGAACGTTTGATATGACTGGTGGAAACATTAAACTAACAGCAGATCAACTTCAACACTCAGACATTAATACAACATACAATGATTACTTAGGTCAAAATATGAGCTATACAGAGCAACCAAGCTTCTTTCTAAACTTTGATGAAGTAAATGCCATAGACACAATTAAACTAGATGAATACACCAAAGAACAGTTAATAGAAGCTATAAGCAAATGTAATAAAAATATCATAAACCAAATATGTAAGAATATTGAAAAATAATTGAAGAATATAAAAATAATATCTTGACAATGGGTATAAAAATATGTTATTATGTTTATAATAAGTAATGAGAAACATAATAACATATAGGAAGTGACCGCATGAGAGCAGAAAGAGAAAAGTTAGAAGAAAAATTGAATATTGTTTTAGAAGAAATATATAGAGATAAAAATATTATTACAAAAGTAACAGATGAATTATTATCAAAAGGTATATTTAGTGTAAAAAAAATATTAGATAAAAGAGTTCCTTTAAAAGTTTTAGATGAAAAATTACTAGGTTTATTAACATTAGAAATATATAAACACACGCAAAAAGAATTAATTAAACCTTCATTATTCTTTACTGAAACAGAAATAAAAGAATCTTCTGTTTATGAATTAAAAAGTAACAACAAAAGCAGCAACGGATATCCAATAGTTCTGAAGAATGTTAATAAATTATATGACGATCATTATACTACAACCTTAACGATAAAAGAACTTGTTGAATTATATAGAAATACAATGATAATTTATAATTATGAAACACAAAGAAATACTAGAATTAAAAGCAACGGAATGGAGGAAATTAATGTTAATCCTATTTCTGTTGAAGAAATAAAAAATGCTATTCTAACTGGTAAATTTATATCAAATACAGTAACTTTAAATCTATTTCAAGATGGCGAAGATGTTTTTGAATATTCAGACGAAACCAATAAGATTAAAATAATAGCAGGCGAGCTAAATATTGTAGATGGATTTCATCGATCATTAGGAATGATAGCTGCTTATAGAGAGAACCCAAATTTAGATTTTATAACTGAAATTAGATTTACTAATTTTAATATAGATAAAGCTAGAAGACTTATTGTTCAAGAGGATAAACAAAATAAAATTGATAAAAAGTATATCAAATCTCTTAATACAGAAAATTTAGAAAATATAGTTGTTAAGAGAATTAATGAGAGTGACGAATCTGAATTACAAGGCAAAATAACAACGAATGCAAAACTTATAACACTGAATAAAGCACTAGTTCTGCAAGATATAATGTCTAATGCAATAAAATATAACTTTGAATTTAAAGCGAAACGAGATGTTGATGTAGTGTCAAAATATTTAATTGAATTTTTTAATGAATTAATTGGAATTTATCATAAAGAATTTGTCGATGAGTTAGAAAGTTATAAAAAAATTAGTGTTATAAATAATCCGAATATTTTCGCTGGTTATATAGCATTAGCAAAAAAAATACAGAATAATAAAAATTGGAAAGAAGAGTTAGAAACGACAATGAAAAAAATTGACTTCAGTGTTCATAATCAAGAGTGGAACACAACAGGAATATTTAATAAAAAATTAAACAAAGGCAATATCAACACAATTTCAGAATATTTTACAAGAAAATTATAATCACATAGGGGGTGAGAGGATATGGAAAGAAACTTATATAATGAAGAATTTAAGAAAAAGTTTGTGAATGCACAATATACTGGTAGAACAAATGATTATTACATTTATGTATTATCATTAGCAAGTAAAATAGAAGAAAATTTTGGGAAAGATTTGTATGAATTTAATGATGAAGAATATGATATTTTGCTTAGCAATATTAAAACAAATAGTTTAAATTCATTAATTAGCATTAATATAATATATTCAAAATACGTTGAGTTTGCTATGTCAGAAGGCCTTGTTAAACACAGAATTAATTATCCGTCGCTAGTAAATCCACAAGATTTAAAAACATATGTAGGTAAAATAGTAAAAGAAAAAAGATATATTAATACAAGAGAAGATTTTGAAATAGTAATAGGTCTTTTATATAATCCACAAGATAGAGCATTGTTTGGATTGTTATACGAAGGAGTAAAAGGTGCAAATGGTATTGAAGAATTACAGAACTTAAAGAAAACTGATTGTAATATAACAAACAATACATTAACCTTAACGAGAGATAATGGGACACAAAGACAAGTAGTGGTATCAGAGTATACAATGGAACTTATTCAAGAAGCAATTGAAGATAATGAATATTATAAAAACAATGGGGACGGCGATCATTTAAGAAACCCATTTACTCCTCTTGCTCAAACTGAATATGTGTTAAGACCTTCTGGGATTAAAAAAATAAATAAGGTAACTCAACAAGGCATAATTAGAAGAATTAATAACTTGAAAGAATGGTTTGATTATCCATTTATATCTATAACTAATATTTGGGTTAGTGGACAGATAGCTGCATCAAAAAATAAAAAAGAAGAATTAGGAAGAGAATTGTCAAGACAAGAGTATATTGAGATAGCGGAGAAATTTGGCTTTGGGGAAGCATATTGGTTTAATATTAAGCGAAGCGTGATAGATTATATATAGGGAAACCTATATATAATCTATCACTAGTATAAACATTATAATAAATTATAATAAATTATACCATAGTGAGATTTACAAAAAGATACAAGTTGTGGTATAATGAGAGGTGGAGGCGATAATACAGATGATATTAAACACTATAATATGTGATGATATGCTAGGTCAAATTGATTTAATACAAATTTACATTGAAAATATGAATATACCCAATGTCAAAGTAGTCAAAACAATTACTGATGGGTCAAAATTAATAGAAACTTGTAAAGAATTGAAACCAGGTTTAATTATTTTAGATATAGAACTTCATGAATATGGAGAATATAACGGAATGGATTTAGCTAAAAAAATATACGAATTTGATAAAGATGTTTCGTTTATTTTTATAACAGCACATAAAGATTTTTCAATTGAATCTTATAAGGTTAGAGCTGTAGATTTTATAGTAAAACCGTTTCAATCAGATAGGTTGAAGGAATCTATTGAATTTATAATCAATAAAAGGGGATATAACAATAAATGGTTTAATAATAGAATAGATGTTGTTTCTAGCGGTACGATATATAAAATAGATTTTAATAATATAATATTTATAGAAGCGTTAAATCGTAAAATAGTAATACATACTATAGAAGAGGAAATTGAAGTTAATGATACTTTAGATAATATATTATCAATGTTAAATCCTATAAAGTTTAAAAGGTCTCAAAAATCATTTATTGTTAATATAGATAAAATAAAGAAAATAAAAGGAGGCAATAGTAAACATTCTTCAAAAATAATTTACTTTTGTAATTATCAAAAAACTGCATATCTTGGTGAAAAATATGATATTTTGTAGAATGAAAATTAAAAAGGATATTTCACGCACAGAAAGGGATAACTTAGACATTTTCAATTGATTTTGTAAAAATATAATATATAATTCATTTGTAAACAAACTTAAATATAAAATAAAAATTGGGGGTAACAAATTAATGAATTTGACAAAAGATTTGACAACAGGTTTAATAGAAAGACTTGAAATACCCGACAACTTTAGTAAACGCTTATTTAATAAATTGAATTTTTTAATAAGTAATAAAAAAAATAAAGAAGAATTTATAAATAAGTTTTATGATAAAAATGATTGCTTTGTACTTTGTATTGGTAGATATGAAAAATATTTACGCAAAGAAAAAAGCAGAGGCTTACGACCATCTGCTTCACAAATAAATAAATTAATCCAACACAAAAATTATAACAGTTTAAAAGGAATTTTGCAAGAAATATTTTTAGAATTTATATCTGATGAAGACTTGAATAAATTTGTATCTTATTTTTTGGGGCAAAACATTGATTTTGACAGAGTAGTATATTGGTTTGAAAATAAAAATATAAATAAAAGTTTTGATAGATTATTGGTTGAATTAAAAAATAATAGAATATAAAAATATCTCTTCTGGCTTAGATTTAAGTGTCTAAGCTGGAAGATTAATTAAAACTAAAAATTAAAGGAAGGTAAATTTTATGAAAAATTTAGAAAAAATTATACATCAGATTTTAAGTTTAGAAAATTATTTAGAAAAAGAAAGTAATAAGCTTAACGAAGAGCAAAGCACAATTGATACATATAGAGAATTAATTCTGCATAATTATTTTGAGTCATCTAGAGTTAATGCAAGTTTAGGATACAAATATTATGCTGAAACCAGAGATGTTCAATTAAAAAGAAGAATGATAAAAAATGATGCAAGTGTTTTAAAAAGTTTTTTAAGTAGATATAAGAATCTTATTAAAGATATTAATATTCAAATCTCAGAAAACGAAACAGAAAATGAAAATATACTAAAATCATTATCAAATCAGAAAATAATTAAAGAAAATGTTGAATGTATTGATAAACTTTTAAAACAAAACCCAAAAACAAACCAACATAGATATAATATCCAAAGATTGAATAATGTTAATAAAACTAATATCAAATTTAAGGAGGATAAATATCTAACTCGTATAGAAGAATTATTCGAACAAATAAAACAATGTTAAATAATATGCACATTTAACACAATATTTTAAATCTGTGATATAATATAAACATAATAATTATAAAACAAAAGGGGATATGTATGAAAAAAGATTATTTATTTATAAATTTAGAAAAAAGCAAAAAATTAACAATGAAGTCATTATTTAAAAATACACTAAAGAATGCAATTGATTTTATAAAATCATTTAGAAAATTATTTATATCGTTAATATTAATACCTATTATTGCTGTGATTATTTTAATTAATATAATTTATTCTAAATATAAACATAATAATGAAATCAAAGTATCTGATGAAAAAAATAAATTTGAGACTATTCAGAAGGTTGAAACCGTAATAAAAGAAGAAATAATTCCAGAAAAAGAAGAAGTTATAACAGAAGTTATAAAACCTATAACGAAAACTGAAGTCAGAGAGGTTATTTCTAGGGGTTCTGAGCATAAGTTCAGGTAAATACTGAATATCTAGGTGAGCTTAGAATATTTGAATTTACTGCATATGATTTATCTTATCAGTCTTGCCAAAAGAATCCTGGAGATAAGGGATATGGCATAACAGCGAGTGGCTTTAACTTATCTGGGTTAACAAGAGAACAAGCAATGACAGTAGCAGCAGGCTCTAGAATATTTCCAATGGGTACTAAGTTATACATAGAATTTGATGGTAATAGAAGTAAATATAATGGAATTTATACTGTTAGAGATACTGGTGGAGATATTAAAAGAAATAGGATTGATTTATTCATTAATAGTTATAACGAATGCTTAGAATTTGGAAGAGCTAATGGCAGAGTAAAAATTATAAAAGAAGAGGATGGATTATAAAATGATATTATTAACTGGATTTAGTGGAAGTGGTAAAAGTCATATAGAAGAATTATTAAGAAAATTAGGATTAAATAAGTTAACGTCATACACTTCGAGGCCTATTCGCGAGGGTGAGACTAATCATACTAATTATCATTACATAACTGAAGATGAATTTGAAGATAAGGTTCAAGAAGGATTTTTTGCAGAAAATGTATTTTATCAAGGAAATTATTATGGTTGTGCCAAAGAAGATTGTTTAGACAATTCTATTGTTGTAGTAGAGCCAAAAGGATTACAACAATTAAATACAGTTCCGGGATTAAATATAACCTCAATTTGTATTAAAACTAATATGTTTATAAGGGTGTATAGAATGATAAGAAGAAAAGATAAAATTAAAAATATTCTTAAAAGATTAATTTCAGACCCAAAAGTATTTAAAGATATAGAAAATAAAGTTGATTATATTATTACTAATAACAAAAATGATCAAGGTAGCCATGCCTTAGCAAAAATTAAAAAAATATTAAAGAATATAAACATAACAATATAATGATAAGTTTATCTAAAAAAAATCAAATTAATAATGAAAGACAAAAATTATATGATTTAGGTTACAATGCTACTAAAATGGCTGAAATATTAGGTTGTGATCGAACGACAATTTCAAAGTGGCTAAAGGGAAAAGATTTAATTAGTAATGAAAAAAAAGATGAAGAAACAAAATGTTTTAGCTGCTCGATGTGTAGTGCTTCAAAATGTTATTTTCATGCAGTTGTACACGTTGAACATAAATATGATAAAACAGTTGTGAGATTATTAGAATCAAAAGATGCAAAAGACCTAGAGAAAGCTAAAACATTACAAGATAGAATAAATAAGGATAAAATTAATGATTTTAGAAAAAGAGGAATATCTGTATCGATTAATAATATTGGAGATTGTTTTGTAAGTGATTGCAGAAGTTATAAACCAGATACGAGAAAATAGAGAGGTGGTTAAATTAAAATGGGTATTTTATCAAAAATAGATCAAATTTGTTCTTTTTGTGGCAAGTCAAGTAAAGATGTAGAGAAGATGGTAAATGGCGGAAGTGTAACAATTTGTAATGAATGTGTTGAAACTTGTGTAGATATATTAAAAGATAAAAATGTTATTACAAAATCTACTGGATATTCAAACTATTTAAAACCATTAGATATAAAAAATATATTAGATGAAACGGTTATTGGCCAAGATTATGCTAAAAAAGTGTTATCTGTAGCCGTTTATAATCATTATAAGAGGATTAATAATAAAAATAAATCAGGTGTTGATATACAAAAGTCAAATATTATGATGTTAGGGACAACAGGTTGTGGAAAAACTCTAATTGCTCAAAGCATAGCGAAAATATTAGATGTACCCTTTACAATTGCAGATGCAAATAGCCTCACAGCTAGCGGTTATGTGGGTGAGGACGTAGAATCGATACTTACAAGACTATTACAAAATTGTGATTTCGATGTTGAAAAGGCAGAACGTGGAATTATATTTTTAGACGAAGTGGATAAGATAGCTAAAAAAGGTGAAAATGTTTCAATTACAAGAGACGTTAGTGGTGAATGTGTTCAACAAGCATTGCTTAAAATCATAGAAGGTTCTGTGGTGAATGTTTCACCTCAAGGTGGCAGAAAGCATCCACAACAAGAATTTATACAAGTAGACACTTCAAATATATTATTTATTGTAGGTGGAGCATTTGTAGGTATTGAAAAGATAATACAAGATAGATTAGATAAAGATAATCCAAAGAAAAATAAGAAAATAGGATTTAATACTGAAGTTATTACAACAGAAGAGATAAAAGAAATTGATAAAGAAGAATTATTAACACATATAGCACCACAAGACTTAATAAAATTTGGGATGATACCAGAGTTTGTTGGTAGACTTCCAGTTATAGCAACATTAAAAGCTTTAAATAAAGATGCTTTAGTAAAAATATTAACAGAACCTAAAAATTCTATAACAAATCAATATAAAGAGTTGTTTGAAATGGATAATTTAGATTTAACTTTTGAAAAAGATGCTTTGGAATCAATAGCCGATAAGGCTATTAAAAGAAATACTGGCGCTAGAGGTCTAAGGGCAATAATTGAAGAGGTAATGTTGGATTTAATGTTTGATGCACCATCAAAAAAGAAGAAGAAATATGTTATTACTAAAGAAATGGTTGAAAAAGTGGTGGCATAGAAAGAGGCAAATATGAGTTATTTTATTAATATAGAAGATAATAATGCATCAAAAAATTTTAATAAGTCACTAAAAAATATATTAAAAGATAAATTTAGTTTAAAATCAATAGTTATTTTAAATATTGGGACAGACAGATCAACTGGCGATTGTTTAGGGGCGTTGGTGGGATATAAATTAAAGAATTTAAAACACAATAATATACATATTTATGGTAATTTAGATAATCCAGTACATGCTAAAAACTTAGAACAAAATATGAATATAATAAAAGAAAAACACAAAGACTCATTTGTTATTGCAATTGACGCTTCATTAAGTAGTTCAGATAACATTGGAAGAATAAATATATCGGATATTCCAATAAAACCTGGAAGTGGTGTAGGAAAAAACTTACCAGAAGTTGGTGATATTGCTATAACGGGTGTTGTAAATACTTATGGATATAATGAATTTTTAACATTACAAAATACACGCTTAAATATTGTAATGAAAATGGCAGATTTAATATCTTCGGGATTAATGAAAGTATTACCAAAAGTGGTTTAAATAAAAATAAGATTTCGTTGAAAAGGGGAATAAATATGACAGGAAGAGAAGAATTGCTACAAAAAATCAAAGATAAAGAGTGTGAAGTTAATGAACTTAGCAATGAAAGATATGAATTAATGCAAGAGTTTTTAGATAAATATGAAGTTCTAGAAACCAAAGAACAATATCTTAATAAATACTTTAAATATAAAAACAATCATTATAGCTGCCCAGAGGACGAGAAAGATTATTGGAACGAATATTATTACGTTTATAAAATTACAAGTAAAGCAAATATAAAAGCAATTAATTTTAGAAAAGATAATGAAGGTGCAATAGAAATTAAAAAAGAAACAATGTATATAAATGATAATGTCGTTGAAATAACTAGAGAAGAATTTTTAGAAAATTGGAATATTATAAAAAATGACGTAACAGACCTAGAAAAAATGTTTCAATAAAATAACGATTTGACTTGAAAATGGAGGATAAAATGGTATTAAGTGATATTAAAAATATAGTAAATAAATATGTACCTGATATTATGGGATATCCAGAAGACGAATATGGTGAGTTGTATACCGAAGTTTATACTCATGAAATAAATGGACTTTGTAATAGTATAAAACTTATGTTAGAACAAGAAATTTATGGAAAATATGATTTAGCAGTAATAATTTTAAATGAATGTGTTGGTATATGGGGTAAAGACGGCAACAAATTAACGAGAAGTATTTATAATAATCTATCAAGAGATTTATTAACAGAGTATTATCAATAAAGCAGCAATTTTATTAAAAAGGAAGAGGAATAGAAGATGGCTAAATCAAGAGAACATATTGTAATGAATGGAAAGCCAGCTTTTTACGCTTGTATTTATGAAGATTTAAGAAAAGCTGCTATAAATTGTGGATGGGCATTAGGTTTACATGGAAGTCTGGCAAGTGATATGGATATTATGGCAATGCCTTGGACGGAAGATGCAAAACCAGTTGATGAAATGATAAAAGTTTTATCAGATTGCTTTACTGATAGTCCATTTAAAGAACATCATACAATACCAAATTATAATAAACCTAACAATAGAGTTGTTTATACAATGAGTATATGGGGTAATTTTTACTTAGATATTAATGTTATTAAATCTACATTGTAAAAGGATATAAAAAATTAAACAAAATAGAAATTTTATTTAGAAAGGAATATATATGTTGTATATAGCAGTAGTAGCATATAATTTCGAGTTATCATGTAGAGCTATAAGAATTTTAGCCGAAAATGATGCAAATACTGAAATTAAAACTATAAGAAAAGATGTAATTGAGATGAGTGACAATACTAAATATAAAGCATTTTCTAATTATAACCATGTTCGTGGACATTATATAGACCAATTAGTTATTGTTGATGATTTTAGGTGGAATGTTCATATGCAACAAGAAGAGCTAATAAGTTGGATAAAATATCGCATGATGCATTCTTGTGTTCCAAAAGAATTTCAAATACAAGAATATGAATATTAAGTTTAAATAAAAGGGAGATTTTGTATGAAAAAGATTAAAATTAGTGAGAAAAATTATTATTGTAAAGACGAAAAATATTGTGGGTGGTATAAATGTCCTAATTGTGAAGATACGAATATAACGTATTACGATAATTATTGCTCTAATTGTGGTAGTAAACTAGAGTGGGAAGATAAGTCTAAGTAAAATTACAGTTTGATTTAAAGAAAGAAGGGAGTAAATTAAATGATTAATATATATATAAATATTTGTTTTCATTTTGATTTAGTTTTATCAAAATACGAATGGCACGAAATGCAAAACCCAATTTTGAAATTAATAGAGCAATTTGCAGTTCATACATTACCAAAATCCTATAGTAATATAGGTCAGATTAAAATTAATGATGATTTTATGGATGTTTATTGTAAATTTAAAGAAGGGTCACTTTGGTTTATTGTAATAGATAATAAAAAAGCTGAATATGAAGATATAAATATTGATTAAAACTTTCATTTTATTAAAAGGAGAAGATATATGAATAATAGCAAAAGAATAGAAACAATATTTGAGAATTTAGACACAAGATTAACTTGGTTGGCTAAATCAGATAGTGCTATTGAATATGCACCACATATAAGATCTGATTTTAATGGTGTAGTTGGTTTAATAAATGAATTAAAATACGAGTTAGGATTTGAAACAAAAGAATGTAACGAATACTTTAAATAAAAGGAGAAAACAAAATGCTAAATGTACAAAACTTAGAAGTAAAAAATGTTATTTATATGTCCAAAGAGGAAATTAAAATTGAAATTCAAGCAATTAAATCAGCTTTGCAAGTAATAAAAGTATCTAATGTTAAAATTGATGTTATGAATGATAAAAAAGCAAAGCGTTTAAGAGTATTAGAAACTGAATTAACGGATAGAAATTTTAATAATATTAAATAAATCAAAAGATTGATTTAAAAATATAAATATAATAATTTTAAAATGGCTATTGACATATTATTTACAAATGGTATAATATAAATATAATAATATAACAACGAGGTAAAAATATGGATAAAATAATTATATACTGCGACGGATCCTGTCTTAATAATCAAAGCGAGGTAAACTTTGGAGGGTGGGGTGCAGTAATTCAATTCAAAGACCAAATAAAAGAGATTTATGGTGGAGAAAAGAATACCACAAATCAAAGAATGGAATTGTTAAGTTGCATTAAAGCCTTAGAGTTGCTTAAATCAAATAAATACATAGTTGAAGTATATAGTGATAGTGCTTATTTAATCAATTGTATGCAGCAAGGATGGTATAAAAAGTGGCAATCTAATGGGTGGAGAAATTCACAAAAGAAACCAGTGGAAAATAAAGATTTGTGGGAGCAATTAATTGTGTTAATTGAGGGGTTTAATATAAATTTTAATAAAATTAAAGGCCATTCGGGGAACAATTTAAACGAAAAAGTAGATCAATTAGCACAAAAAGGTGCATATGAGATAAAGGAGAAAGAAAATGAAAAAAATTAGAAATAGTGTTTTTGAAACAAATTCAAGCAGTACGCATTCAATTTGCATTACTAAAAATAATGTATTGAATGATAAAAGAAGTGAAATTAGTTTTACAATAGGCGAATTTGGTTGGGAATGTGATACATTGTCAACTCCTTATGAAAAAGCACAATATCTTTACACTGGTGTCTTGGCAAATAACAGAGAAGAATTGATAGACCAAATCAAATCAATATTAGATAAAAATAATATTAGTTATGATTTTCAAGAACCAGAATTTGAGACATATGGAGACGAGAATCATAAATATTTAAAAGATGGATATATTGACCACTCATGTGAATTAGGTGGATTTTTAGATATTTGCACAGATGAAAATAAATTAATGAGATATTTGTTTTCTTCAGAAAGTTTTATTATAACAGGCAATGATAATGATGATTACGACGTGGATATTAATGTAAATTATGACCACGAAGAATACTACAAAGGAAACTAGGAGGATTTAAAAATGAGAACAATAAGAAGAGGCGTTTTTGAAACAAACAGTAGTTCAACACACAGTATTAGCATCGTATCAAAAGAAGAATTTGATAAATGGAAGAATGGCGAATTGTTATATGACAGGTATGAAAAATTATTTTTAACAAAAGATGAATCACAGGAACTCGAAGACCAAGATGATTTAAATACATATGACGAATATTTTGATGATGGGTGTTTAGAAGGTTTTACAAAAAAACACACTACAAAGAGTGGTGATGAAATAATTGCTTTTGGTAAATATGGATATGATGGTTAGTGATAATTAATAATTATATTCTACATAATATAAGGAGAGATTAAAATGATAAAAATAAGAAGATGTGTATTTGAGACAAATAGCAGCTCAACCCACAGTATAAGTATTTATAAATGGACGCCAGTGAAAGAAAGTAAAATCCCTAAAAATAAATCAATTGAGGTTAAAGGTGGAGTACCACCACAAACTGAAATAAAAGATGAATTAGGTAAATTAAAATATATTATATGTATATTAGCATCATTAGAAGAAAATATTCAGAATAGACAAGGTGAAGATTATATTTATGGAGTAGATTGTTGTTCGTACAAAGATGGATATAAATATTTTGAAATAATGATTAATAGTAATCGTTTTAAATGGCTTAAAGAAATAATAAAAGAAAAATGTAATACAGATATAAAATATATTACTACCGATGATTGTTTTCCTTACTATGAAACTGTGTATAATGATGGTAGTTCATTAGAAAGTATATTAGCATGTGATATAAACGACGAGCAGTCATTCAAAGAAAGAATTTCTGAAATTATATTTGAAGATAATTATGTTATAGAGGATAAGGAGAATGAATATTAATGGATATTAAATTATTAGGGTCATATAACAACGGAAATTATACCGTGGAAATATATAATGATGGGACAAAAATTAGGGAAACAGACGATGATAGTTTTATATCGTCTTTCCCAGAATGCATTGATTTAAAAATAACTAATTATTGTGATATGGGGTGTCCTTATTGCCATGAAAATTCAACTAAAGACGGTAAACATGGAGATATACTCAATACCGAATTTATTAATACATTACAACCATATACCGAATTAGCAATTGGAGGTGGGAATCCATTAGACCACCCTGATTTAATTGAATTTTTACATAAATTAAAAGAAAAAAATATAATTGCAAACATAACAGTAAATCAAAATCATTTTATGAAATATGAATCTATTATTTTAGATATGGTAAATAAAGAATTAATTAAAGGTTTGGGAATTTCTTTAACAAATGCAAATGATATTCATTTTATTGCAAGACTAAAAGAGTATCCAAATGCAGTTTTACATGTTATTAATGGGATTATTGGCCTTAAAGACTTAGAAAAATTATATGGTTATGGCTTTAAAATATTAATATTAGGTTATAAACAAATTAGAAGGGGTATAGAATATTATTCAGACCAAGTAGAAACAAATAAAAAGGTTATTTTTGATAATATTAGTGACATTATTAATGGATTTAAGGTTGTAAGCTTCGACAATTTGGCAATTAGACAATTAGAATTAAGAAGAATTTTCACAGATAAAGATTGGAATGAATTTTTTATGGGTGATGATGGTCAATTTACAATGTATATTGATTTAGTTGAGGAAAAATTTGCATTAAGCTCTACAACATTAGAAAGACATGATGTAAAAGATAATATTATTGATATGTTTAATATTGTAAAGTCTAAATAAAAGAAGAGTTTTATTTAAATATAAATATAATATTAAAAGGAGACAAATATGAGAAAATTAGCGTCAATACAAAAAATAATTGCATTAAACCCAATAGAAAAAGCTGATGCAATAGAAGTTTGTACAGTATTAGGTTGGGAATGCGTTGTAGCAAAAAAAGATAATTTTAAAGTTGGAGATTTAGTTTGTTATATTGAAGTAGATAGTATAGTGCCTGATAGATTAGAATTTGAATTTTTAAGAGATAGAAAATTTAGGGTTAAAACTATAAAATTAAGAGGTCAAGTAAGCCAAGGGTTAGTATTACCATTATCTATATTACCAAAAGGAAATTATAAAGAAAATGAAGATATAACAGAAATTCTTGGTGTTAAGAAACATGACCCACAAGCTGATGCAGAGAGAAAATCAATAGAAGAAAAATTAGCCACAAGTAACAATCGTGTTCATAAATTTTTTGCAAAATACTCATGGTATAGAAATATATTTTTTAAACCAAAGAAAAGCAATTTTCCTAAATTTATAAAGAAAACAGACGAGGATAGAATTCAATTATTCCCACATATTTGTGAAAATGAAAAAGATACAGTATTTAGTGTAACTGAAAAATTAGATGGTCAAAGTGGAACATACTTTTTAATTAAGAACCCTAGAAGGTTTTTGTTTGGTAAAAAATATATATTTGGTGTTTGTAGTAGAAATATTCATTTAACTAAAGAAGATAATAGTTCTTATTGGACTATAGCTAGACAATATAATATTGAAAAAGTTTTAAATAATTTAATTGAAAATAACCAATTTATAGTTTTACAAGGAGAAATTTTAGGAACTGGAATTCAAGGTAATAAATATAAGGTTGATGGATATGATTTCTATGCTTTTAACTTAATATATCCTAATAAACAAATTAGCAGCATAGCTGCAAAGTTGTTATTAGAGGGATTTGAAATTAAATTTGTACCTATATTAGAAACTGGATTTAAATTAAAAGAAACAATAAAAGATATGGTTGAATACGCTAAAGGTAATTCTACTTTATTGCCAGTATTAAGAGAAGGTGTTGTAATAAGAAATTATAATAAAAATACTAGTTTTAAAGTAATAAATCCTGACTTTTTACTAAAAAATGAAGAATAAGTTTAAATAAAAAGATTGTTTTACTGAAAAGGAGAGGCTATGTGGATAATAGGATTTAATACGGGGTATTACCCTTATATATTAACATTTAAAGATGAACAAAAAGCAAAAGAAGAATATGAATATTTAAAATCCAGTAAAAATGAAGAAGAGACAGTGTATTTGGCTGAAGTAAAAGAATTTGACGGTGATATTGAATTTGAAGATTAAATAAAAGATTGTTTTTATCAAAAGGAGAAAATTATGAAAAGAAAAGATTGGACTGTAGGACAATATGGAATAAGACCAGTAGGGAAGCCAGATAGATGTTTATATTGTGACTCTAAAATTGGTGATCAACACAAAGAAGATTGTGTTATTAGAAGTAAAACTGTTGTAATAAACTTTAATATTGAAATGGTAGTGGATATACCAGAATATTGGACAAAAGAAAATATCGAATTTAGATATAATGAAGGTTCGTGGTGTGCAGATAATTTAATTAATATGTTAGACCGAGGAAAAAATAATTGTTTATGCCCATATGTTAAAGCAGAATTTATAAGAGAAGCTACTGAAGAGGATGAGGAAAATTGGGGTTTATGCAAAGTAAATGAGTTAGAAAATTAAATAAAATGATGGTTTGATTATAAAAATGGAGGTAATAAAATGTCTCAGAAAATATTAATAGGTGAAAACTGCACACTAAATTATATTGATACAGATTATACAGTTATTAGAGAATATTTAAATATGGATATAAAAGAACTTAATGATCTTCATATGAATGATAATTTTGATAAATTTAGAACAGATGAAAAATTACATAAAATTGTAATAGATAATAATTTTATTATTGGTAAAAGTAATTGGTCGGATGAAGAAGATTATAAAGTTAAAATAATTGAAATTCCAGATAATATTGAATGGGATATTAGGCAGCCAGAGTGTGAAATTAGTGAATATATTTGTGAAAAACATAGAATCTGGAGTTAAAAGTCATTAAAATAATACTTTTATTTAAATATATAAAATATTTTAATAAAATGTAAAAATAACTCTTGACTTATAGTAATAATATAAATATAATAGTAAATATAATAAATCAGTAAATAATTTAAAGAGGTGTAAATATGAAATCAATAACAATTTCAACAAGTAAAAATCTTGAATCTTTAAAATTACAACTTAACAATATTCCAAAAGTAGAGGTAGAAGAAGTTAACAGTAGATTAGTTTTGAATATAAATAATGACAAAGTTTCTATTATTAACGATGTTATTTCTAAACTATCAGATATCTTAACTGATTACATTATAGCAAACTATGAACAAGACGTAGTAAAAAAACTTATAATTACTGGGTTTGAAGATTTAAACGATGAAGAAGTATTGGAAGTTTTAGAGATATTTAATTCAAATATTAATAATGCTGCTGAGTTGGAAATATCAAATAGATTATATGCAATTAAAAGAAAAAATACGTTAAATACATTATTGATTAACTATTTTGAAACCAACAATGAAATTAATGTCTGTGGGTTCGTAAATTTTAGAGCAAAGGAATATAAAACAGATTTAGAATATATAGTTGATAAAGCAATAGATGATTATTTAGAAATTAGAGATGATAAAGAATTAATTCAGGTGTTAAAATCATATGTTGATACTTCAGATAAGAAATGTGAAAAGATTACAGTTGCAGCTATTAACGATGGATCATATGAGATATTTGATGAAAAAGGATATAATATTACAAACAGATGTAGGAGAATTTTTAATGAAAATGACTTTAATAACAGTGATGTGTCATATGATGATTTTCTAATTAGTGCATTAATTACGTTAAATCCTAAGAAAATAGTTATTAAAAATAGTAAAATTATTATTAATACTGAAGTTACTAAGTTTATAAGTGATATTTTTGAAGGTAAAGTTGAATTAATTTAGATAAAGTATAAACATAATAACACATTAGAGAGGATTTGACGGAATGAACACAAAATTAATAAAAGAAAAACCAAATTTCAATCCACCACCCCAAAAGAAACGAATGAACACAATAGATAAGACTGAGGAAGAAATATTGCTTGGAATAGATGAAAGTAATGGAGTAGATTACACGTGTAAAACATACGGTTATATAAAAAAATGATGTAATTTACATTACTAGACAACAAATAATCAAGGGAGTGAGAATAAGTGAAATTAAAAAACACAAGAGGATTCAAAACAGTTGAAATGAATACAATTTATTTTTTGGAAGTATCAAAAAAAGACCACACCGAATTTAGCATAAGATATAAAGAAGGCGAAGTCGAATATGAGATGGCAAACGTTCATAATGATGCAGATGCAGAATACATAGTAAAATCAGTCAATGAGTATGAAAGATTAAAAGAAGAAAATGAGAATTTAAAAGTAAAATTAGACAACTGGAAATATGAAGTTGAATGTAATATGGATGAATTGAAAATAACAAAAGAAGAAAACGAGAAGTTTGCAAATCTATTAAATAGAAATTCTGATAATTATGCAAAATTAATCGACAATTATGATATATCTCAACAACAACTAGATAAATCAGTAGATGTAATAACAGATTTAATAAAATCAAATGAGGAATTTAGACGTAGAACGATTTCATTTGATGAATATTTAGATCATAAGAAAGATGCAGAACAATTCATTAAACATGTTAAGGAGAATAAATAATGGCAGATATAACAATGTGTGCTAAGCCGTTTTGTGAAAAAGAAAAATCGTGTTATCGAAAAACTGCAAAACTAAATAAATATAGACAATCAATGTGTGAATTCACAGAGTGTAATGAACCTGATTTTGAATATTATTATAAATGTGATTAAAAGAGGAAATTAAATAAAATGAGTGTTTTACAGGAGGTAATATGATTAATTTATATCACAAAAGTTGGTCAAAGTGGAGAATAAGCGATAATTTTTATAGATTTGAAGCTTATCTTAATATTCAAAAGAAACTTATGTTAGGATTTGAGATTAAATTAGATGATTGCTGCATTAATTATAGTTTTTGTTTTTTATTATTTAGTTTACATGGGCATATAGTATTTGATATAAAGAAATTTTAAGTAAAAATATAATAATGGAGGATAAATAAATATGATTGATTTTATTTTAACAATACCATTAGTGTTATTGGTATTATCTGTACCAGCATTGCTAATTTGGATTAGATATGAGGACTATAGAGAAAAGAAAGAACTACAAAAAAAGTATAATGTAGATAAATTTCCAGTTACATCAAAATCAAATACAGAATACTTTGTGGAAATTAAGTACGAACCTAATTGTTCTGGAAATTTTGTATGTAATATTTATAAAAGAGTAGTAAAAAAGAATGGTAAAACTAAAGATATTCACTTGGATGGGGATTATTTTTCTTTAAAAGAAAGTGAATATGATTACATTGCAATAGCAACTAAAGTTATTAATTGTTTTGAAATAAAACTTGAACATTTTAAAGCAGAAGATTTGAAAAAAGAACAATTATTACAAGAAAATAAAGAAAAATGGCAAAAATGGGACGGAATTATTAATTAAAATTAGACTTTTATTTAAAAACGGAGGGTAAAAATATGTATAATGATTTTGATGATTATGATTATGAAAGATATGAACCACCAAGTGAATTTATGACTAAAATAGACGAATTAGTAAAAGAAGAAGTTGTAAATAATATAAAATCAAAAATAGAAGATTTAAATTCTTATATAACACAAGAAAAAGAACTCAGAGAAACACTTAGAATAACCAAAAATCAGTTGCGAGATTTAGAAAATAAACACAAAATAGAATTACAACAAGCATTAAAAGATAAAGAAATAGAAGTCCAAAGGAAGTTAGGGGTAGGTTTTGCAGTTAATGACACAGTTTATTATATTGAAACTGAAAGAAGTTATACTAAATGTGATAAATGTAATGGAAAATATGAAATGAAAGTAGAAGTATTAGGGAAAGAAACTAATGTAAGGTGTCCTCATTGTAGTTGTGGTCAAGTTATGCATTGTAAATATTATCCAAAACAAGACATTATAAGTTCTATAAAATTTTATATTAGTAGAAAAGAGTGGCGAAACAACAAATCTTTGGGTGAACTTACAGAAGATAAGAATATTGAAATGTACCTTGAAAAATCAGAGGGTTATAAAAATAGAGGAAGTTTATATCATACCGAAGAAGAATGTCAGGCTGTTATTGATAAAATGTATGGCAAACAAGTTTAAATAAAATAATGTTTTTATGGAAAAATGGAGGATTACAATGGTTGATAAAAGTAAAGTATATCAATGTGTAGTTGAATTTATGGAAGAAAATGAAATTAAATGCGATGAAACAATATGGCAGTGTGATAGAATTTTAGAAAATTCATTACCATTTATAACTAAACTATTTGAAATAGTAAAAGAGGATTTAGATTTGGAGGATGTAGATGATGAAATTTAAAGTTTATAAATTAACACATACTTACAATAAAGAGGATTCTAAAATTTATTTTAAGTCAACAATGAAACAAGATGATTTGTTAAAATTAATTAAAGTATGGCAGTATAAATTAGATGATATTGTAGAGGCAACTGATTTAGATGATGACGTTTTAATGAATATATTAGAAAGTTTTGGCTGTATTAGACTTAGTGAAACTGATGATTTTAAAAGTTATACTGAGTTAAATGCATATATAATTTGGGAAGCTAGAAACATTAAAGTAAGTGAAGATGATATGAATAATCTTAATTATAATAATTCAAAAGCACGTGAAATACTTAATAATTTTGTGGAATCAATGAAATAAATTTAAATAAAACAAGGTATTTATTTAGAAATAGGAGGATATTATGGAGATATATGTAGTGACCGCAGGAAGTTATTCAGATTATCATATTCAATATGTTTTTACAGACAAAGAAAAGGCACAAAAATATGTTGATTTACACTCTAATGACAGTTGGGATACACCAGAAATAGAGATATATGAAAGCATTGAAGAAGATTTAAATGAAATAAAATGTGTTGCTATACGTTATAAAATTCAAAATAATGAAGTTGACTATAATTTTAAAATAAAAACTCGTGTTTCCTTTGAAGATAACAAATTTGAAGATTATCATACATGTTTTCAGGATTATAATTATTGTAATGAACAAGCAATTAATATAGGAAGAAGAATATATTTAAAAGATTTTAATGAAGAGCAATTAAAAAACAAATACGAAAAAGTATGTCAAGATTTATTAAAACAAATTAATTATCTAAAAAGTATAGGTATGAGTGAAAAACAAATAAGAGATGTTTTAGAAAATAAAGCTGATGAATTGATTGGCGAAAATTAAATGAAAGAACGCTTTTATTTAAAGTTAGGTAAAGTATAAATATAATAACAAATATTACAATAAAATCAGAAATTTATTCAAAAGGAGATAAAAATGATTAATTTATTTCATAAACATCAGTGGGTATTTCAAGCTAAACATAATCATTGTCAAGAAAATCTTTGGTTTTGTCTAATATGTAGGAAATATTATGTTCAACATTATGGTTTAGGTATTGGATATGTAACAAAGTTTCAAAAATATTTTTTAGAAAGTTTTAATTAAATTTATTTAAAAGGAGAAAATTATGGAAAATCAAACAGAAAACTATATTATATTAAAACCTATTGCAGAAAGATTTAATAAGGTTGCAAGTTCAATAACAGATGAAGATATTAAAAGTTTAATTTTTAGTGAAATGAGAAATAAATTACAAGCTATTGATTTTAGGTCTGAGATTGAAGAAATTATTGGTGATTATTTAGACAATAATTCAGATGAGGTTTTAGGTTTATTTAAAACTCAATTAATAAATAAATTTAAATAAAGGAGAAAATATGCCAACAAAAATCACAGATGGAACCATGTATTTAACAGATCAAAATGGCAATAAAATTGAATTTGGCAATGTGGTAGAGTTAGATTTTGGCACGGTTTATGAATATGACCAAAATTGTTTTCAAAACTTTAAAAATCAAGAGTTTTCTATATCATGTAAAGCAAAAATATATCCACAATTATATAAATATATATTAGAAGATGAGCTTGATAGCGACAAAAAGAGAGAATTTAATAGAGTGTGTAATATTTATAAAAGAGTTAAGAAGTCCAGAATAAAAGAAAAGTTAAGAAAAAGAATAGAAAAGTTATTTTTAAAGTGTTTTAAATAAATTTTGTATTTTATCAAAATATAAATATAATAGGTGATTAAATGTTAGAAATTAATAAAATATATAATCAAGATTGTTTAGAGGGTATGAAACTAATAAATGATAAGTCAATAGATATGATATTGTGCGATTTGCCATATGGACAAACGGCAAGAAATAAGTGGGATACACAATTACCTTTTGACCAATTATGGAAACAATACGAACGAATAATAAAAGATAATGGAATTATTATATTATTTGCAAATGGAATGTTTACCGCAGATCTAATGACAAGTAATAAAAAACTTTGGAAATACAATTTAGTTTGGAATAAAGTTCTTCCTAGTGGGTTCTTAAATGCTAAGAAAATGCCTATGAGAAGTCATGAAGATATATGTATATTTTATAAAAAACCACCTAAATACAACCCTCAAATGGTTGAAGGTAATGAATGCCATAGCAGGGGTAATGTAATAGGTAAAAAACAAGAGGACTTTTCTAGAAACACAAATTACGGTGAGTTAAAAGCTGTACAAACTGAGGGTAATTTAAAATACCCAAAAAGTATTTTAACTTTTCAAAAACCTCATCCTTCTACTACTATACACCCAACACAGAAACCAGTCGAATGTTTAGAATGGCTAATAAAAACTTATACAAATGAAAATGAATTAATTTTAGATAATTGTGTAGGTTCTGGAAGCACAATTGTGGCTGCTATCAATACTAATAGAAATTATATAGGATTTGAATTAGAGGAAAATTACTATAAAGCAGCTTTAGAGAGAATTAATAAAATTTAATAAAAATACTATTTTCTAAAAGGAGATTAAGTTATGGATAATTTATGTGCGTGGATTTCATTAATTAGTGGTTGTTATTTTATATTTTTTGCACTAATAGCAAACACAGAAAACTTTGCATCAGCTTTAATGTTTAAGGTATTCCCATTTTTCTTTGGGATTGGAAATGTATATGTGGCTTTAAAGTTATTTGATGTAATTATATTTAAATAAAAGGCAGAGTTTATTTAAAGAAAGGATAAATTATGAATAGCATTTCACAATTTTGTAGTATTTGTCATAAAGAAATAAAAGTAGAAGTTAGTATTTCTAATTGCTTATTTTATGAATATTGGTTTGATATAAAAAGGCATTATCATTATAAATTTAGGCATAAAAAGCAATTTTTCACAAGTAAAGGAATAATAAAAAGATGGTTTGGATTTATAATTTTATTGTTAATAACAGGTTTATTTGCACCTTTATATTTAATAACATATCCATTTAAAGCATTACACGAATACTTATTTTAGAAAGGACAAATTATGAATATTGACGAAGCGAAAGACATTTTACAAGTATTTGTAGATATATATGAGTATGGTAAAGGTTTTGGTGAGAAAAATAGTAAGTTTGAAGCAATACACGATGAATATGTTGCAACAAAAACACTATTAGATCATTGTAAAACACTTGAAAAAGAAGTTACACAATTAGCAATTGAGAGTATTGAACGAGAAAAATTATTGGCAAGGCTTGAAGCTGAGATAATGGCGGTTATAAATCATAAAGAAATGTGATAAAAGTAAAGTTTTATATAAAAAGGAGAAAATTATGAGTGTAGAACATTATCATTGTGAAAGTTGTGAGGAAAGTATATATGAAGAATATGTAGGACATTGTGCTGAATGTCAAAAGAGAATATGTACTTTTTGTACAATAAATAATGAAATTGATTCAAATTATGAATATGATTATAGGCTTAAATATGATGGCAGTAAAGAACAAAGAGAAGAATATGGATTTGATGAAGATTCATATGAAATAGGTGAACCCATTGAGGATGTAGGGATTGACCCAAAATATTGTCCATTTTGTATTGGAAATCAATATACAAGTGATGATTTGTTAAATTATCTTTTGGCTAAATATAATTTGACTGAAGAGTCTGTGAAAGAAGAATATTTTAAAAATAGACAGTCTACAGTCCTTTAAAATCAAGGGTTGTAAAATGAGATATTTAGATAAAATGATTTTTTTATTTAGATATTAAAGCATAAATATAATAATAAGGTGGATAATATGAAGAAAATAGAGGTTATTGAATTTTTTGCAGGTATAGGTAGTCAGAAAAAATCTTTAGATAGACAAAAAATTGGAAATGAAGTAATAGCAATTTCTGAATGGGATGTAAATGCATTAATATCATATGACGCAATACATACTGACGATGGAATAGATTATTCAAAAGGTTTAACTAAAAAGGAAATTTTAGAAAAGTTGAAAAATTTTACATTCTCAACCGATGGGAAGAAACCTTGTAATAAAGAGAGAATAAAAGAAAAAACTTTAAGGCAATTATATAATTGCCTTAAAGTTTTTAAAAATATGGGTGATATTACAAAAATTAATAAAACACCAAATGCAAATTTATGGACATATTCTTTCCCATGCCAGGATATCAGTCTGGCTGGAAAACAAGCTGGTATAAAAGAAGGAACTAGATCAGGATTATTATTCGAAGTTGAAAGATTATTAGAAATTTGTAAAGCAAACGAAGAATTACCAGAGTATTTACTACTTGAAAATGTAAAGAATTTAGTAGGTAAAGAATTTAAATCAGATTTTAATATATGGTTAGATAAGCTTGAACAACTAGGATACAATAATTATTGGAAAATAGTAAATGCAAAAGATTGTTTAATCCCACAAAATAGAGAACGAGTTTTTTGTATAAGTATAAGAAAAGATATTAATAAAGAGTTTGATTTTCCAGAAAAACAAGAATTAGTATTAAGATTAAAAGATATTTTAGAAGATGAGGTTGATGAAAAGTACTATATAAATAAAAATTGGCACTTTTCAACTGATTTAGACGAAAAACATGACACAAATGAAATAGCACAAATAGATAATGTTAACTTTAAATCACTTAGAACTATAACAGACTTAAATAAAATATGCCGGTGTTTAGATACGATGGGTGGTGGTCAGAGAGAACCTAAAATTATTTGTGAACAAAGAACAGATGAGGGTTTAAGATTTTTTAAAGATAATATATATGGCACTATTAGAACCATTGATTCTGGTGGTGATAAAAGAGTAATAGAAATTGAAGAATCTACTATCATAGCCCAAAGAGGTCGTTATAATGATGATGGTGAAATTGAACAACAATTTGAGAAAAGAAAAGATGGTCTGACTAATACTATTGCCACAGTTCAAAAAGATAATTTAATTCTAGAAAAACAAGAGCCTAAAATAATAACTGTAGGTCAAGTCTCAAACGAAGGTAGTCAATCAGGCAAAGTTTATTCAGATGGAGGAATATTCCCTACAGTATGTGCTTGTACTCATGGATATGCTATCGGAAATATTGAAACTAATTATCGCATAAGAAAACTTACCCCAAAAGAATGCTGGCGTTTAATGGGGTTTGATGATGAAGATATTGAAAAATGTATTGCTAAAGGAATTTCTGATTCACAGTTATACAAGCAGGCAGGAAATAGCATTGTAGTTCAATGTCTAGATGGAATATTTGAAAACTTATTTTTAAAATAAAATAAACTTTAAAAAACGTAGTATAAGCGAGTATGAGTGAGACTGAGAGAGTTTGATAATCCAATGTTTAAATAAAACACAACTTTCATTTAATAATAAAATAAAGTAATTCACGTCATTGACAAGCATTAAAAATTAGTATATAATATAAACATAACAACAATCGTGAGCAAGGAGGTTAAACATGAAAGTTAGAGTATTAAAAGTTACGGATACAAATGAAAAAAGTAAATATGAAAGAATTTGGAATAGCACAAGAATGCTACCATTTTTAGAAATAGGAGCACCAATGTATTTAGAATATGCCGACGATCCTAATTTAGTAAGAACAACTAGTCAAGTAATTGGATTTCAAGAAAATTTAGATGAAAAAATTAAGACAATACATACATTAAATAGTATTTATACGTTAGAAGTATTGGAGGAATAAGATGAGAAATCCAGATAGAATTAAACCATTTTTAGAAGAAATAGAAAAAGTAGAAGAAGTTTGGAGCGATATTAAAGGATATGAAAATTTATATCAAGTTAATGTATTTGGAGAAATAAAATCAATTTATAATAATATAATTTTAAAACCATGGATAAATTCTTGTGGTTATATGAATATAAAATTAAGTGTAAAAGGTAAAAGAAAAAACAAACAAATACATAGATTAGTTGCAGAAGCATTTATCAGTAATGATGAAAATAAAAAAGAGGTAAATCATATAGACGGAAATAAATCAAATAACAATATAAATAATTTAGAATGGGTTACTAGAAATGAAAATATTTTTCATGCTTATAAAATTGGATTATATGATAAAAATTTTAGAAAAATCATACAAATAAAAGACGATAAAATTATCAATATTTTTAATAGCATAAAAGAGGCGAGCGAAAAAACAGGAATTAATAATGGTTGCATTTGTTCATGTTGTGGAGAAAAATATAGATATAAAACCGCTGGTGGTTACACATGGAAATACTATGAAGAGACTGAGTTATTAATAGAATTAAAGAAATTTAAAGAAGATGTTTTAGGAAAATAATTAAGTAAAAGCAATATTTCATTTAAAAATATAAAAAATATGGGTTATGACCAACATAAAAGGAGAATTAAAATGACAAATTTAATTAACAAAGAAATTACAAAAGAAAATCTTAATAAAGAAATAGATAATTCAAATATTATATTTATAGAAGAAATTGATCCTAATGAAATTAAAAGGTTGTTTAATGAACTTCAAGAAAATTTAAGCAGTCTTTATAAAATATTTTTAAAAGGAAATTTAATTTAAAATATAAAAATGTCAATCAAAAAGGAGAAAATTATGAGAATTTTATTTAAAGATATTAATAAAAAAGAATCAAATAGAAACGATATTGCTTTTATAAAATTAGAAATAAATGATAATTATTCAGAATTTATAAAAACCTTAAAAGAATTAAAAGAATTTGTTGATTATAATGACGGCAGTGTTTATAGAATAGATGGAATTAATTTAATTATACCTGGTTTTGAAATAGGCGTTCCAACTATTGAAGTTGTAGGACACGTTATTTTGGATCTTAAATAAACTAAAAATATGGAGAACTTGCAAGTAATAAAGTGTAGCTACACCTCCTAACGTGGGAGGAAATATGTCTAAAGAAGTTAAAATAATTTATTGTTATGATGAATTAGGTAATGCTATACATTATTTAAAAGTGATAAAAGGTAAAAAATATTTTTGTATAGATTGTGGTTCGGAATTAATATGTAAACATGGAACAAAAAAAATAAAACATTTATCGCATAAAAATACCGAAGAGTGTGGAGGAACAGGTGAATCAATATTTCATAAACATTGGAAAGAAAATTTATTTAAAGCAGGGATGTTTATAGATATTGCTATTAGAATGAATAAGCCAGAAAATATAGAAATATTAGAGGTTTTAAATGAGGTTTCATTAAATAAAAGATATAATAAAGAGTGGGATATAGAAATAATTGTAGATGTATTACTTATTACAAATAAAGGTGATATTGTTGTTGAAATCAATTATAAAAATCCTAAAGATTGGATTAAACTAAAGCCATATTATAATGAATTAAATTTGTTGAGAATATATGAAGTTAAAGTAGATAAAAATATAAATACAAAGTTGGAATGGTTTAGTTTTGAAACAGAAGAAATAAAAAAAATAGAAGATCAAAAAGAAATAATAGAATATGAAAAACAAAAAGAAAAAGATAGAATAAAAGAAATAAAAATAGCGGAATATGCAGAGAAACGTGCAGAGATTAGAAAAAAAACAAAGATAGAAAAAAATCTAGAAAAAGAAAGAATTAAAAATGAATTATTATTAGAAAAAGAAAAAATCATTAAAGAGGAACGTGAAAAGATAAGAGAAATGTTAAAAAATGGAACAGCAAAAAAATATAAAATATTTTTTAATTATAAAATTGATTTGCGAAAAATTGATGATAATTATTGTATGTTGCATTGTTTATCAGAAATAAAGCCATCACAATATAAAAAAATAAAATTAAAGTTTAGCATTGATAAATTTAGTTATAAAATATTATATGAAAATTTTAATACATCTTATGGAATTAAATGCTGTGATGTTATTGTAAAAAACACACTTACAGAAGATAATTTTCATGAAGTTCTTGCCTTTGGTGTTAAATGTGATGCAATATATAATAAACCTTTATATATACAATTGTGTAATATTTAATTATAAAATATAAACATTATAATAATAAATTAAAAGGAGGGTATAATGAGTGTAAAATATAAGAGAAAAGCAAATAAGATGGTTAAAGAAATTAAATATATTTTTGGAGCTAGTAGAATAGAAGCCAAGCATCATTTGTTTGATGATTTATATAATACACTTGCAGATATATTTAATGATATTTTATGTGGAGATTTAATAAGTGATGACGCATATGAATTTTTTAATACATCAGAGGATGAGATAGATGTAATTCAGAAGTTATCAAAGACCGAAACAGACGCAGACGAAAAATTTGAGATAAAAATAAATAAAGCTTGGGAAGAAAATTCAGACGAAGATATATTAGAATTTGTTGAACAATATAAGATTTTTAGAATTTCAGAGTTTAGAGGGTTTTAGATAATAACATAAATAAAATAACAAAAGGAGAAAATATGAAAGCTTTAAAAAGTGATTTTGAAAATTTATCTAAAGTTTGGGTTGATTTTAGTGAAGAAATGAAAGATTGTATTATAAATGGAATTTTAAATAAAATATAAAAGGAGAATGAAAATGAAAGTTAATATATTTAACATGAAAAAAGACAATGATGTATTAATACAATTAGGAGATTTATTTTTAGATGAAATTAATAAAGTTTATATGGTAGTTCAAAATAATAGTGATAATCGAAAATGGCAGCTAATGAATTTAACTGATAATACCTTTTTAAATGGGTTATCTAGGGTAAAAGACGATGTTGGTATTTTACATAACGTATCTCTTAATTTAGAAGGAATGACAGTTTTAGAAGCATATAAAAATATCTATGAAGTTTTTAAAAGAACAGATTTTACCATACATTATTCTGTTGATGAATATAAAATTAATTTATATATAAATGAATAATAGATATATAAAAGAGACTAAAAGGAGAAAATTATGTTAATTAAAGTTATAGATAACGCAACAGTTGACACAGGAGTGATTGCGTATATAGACCACAAGAATCCTATTGAATTTATAAAAATAATTAAAGAGGTTAATAGAATAAATATTAAAGGAAAGACGTGGATATATACTGACTGTGATTTTAATCCAACTTTTGATTATATAAGTATAGACGTTGTTCGCATTTTTGTTGATGAAGAGGATGAAGACGAAAACGAATTTAATGATTATGAGTAGTTTAAATAAAAAATACATTTTATCGAAAGGAAAACAAATATGGGAACAAATATTCAAGATTTATATCTTAAAGGTGAGAGAGTAGGAAATAAAATAGAATATATAACTACTAGTTCACCAATAAATAATATAAGTCGTGGTTGGAGAGCATTTAATGGTATTGAACCTAAAACATTTAGTTCTAGTTGCTCAGGGGATTGGTTAACAGCAGATTTTTCAAAAATAAAAACAGAGTTATCTAGAATATCAGATTATAATATAGGAGGAAACAACGTGAAAACAGAAGAACAAAAACAAGATGAGTTACTAAAATTTATTGAGGAAAATGAAGTTGAACATGACGAAGAAAATGTTTATATGTACTTAGTTGTTGATTTAGAAGGTAAATCTCATAGATACTCAGAATTTAATTATAAAAAATGTGGATTTTATAGTTTATCAGACGCAGTTTATACACTTATTAGAAAAGACGCCGTTGAGAAAATAAAAGATTATTCAAAGAATGTATATGTGCATAAAAATGAAGTTATTAATACCAATTTTCTTTATGAAATAAATTATAAAATTATTAAGGTTAAAATTAATAAAAAAGATTTATTAGAAGTGTGTGGTATGGCATTAAAGTGTAATAAATTCGAAGTTATTTCAGAGGAAACTATTGAAAATTCATTTGAATTTGAAGTATTAGATATCGAATCTGATAAAGAAACGTCTATACAATTAGCATTAGAGGGTATTTCAACTGATATATGCGTATACGAAACAAAACTAAAAAATACTGCAACTGGGAATGGTTTGATATTAAATATTTATGGGGAATTAAATATATCCCAAGAAGATATTAAGAAACTTATTGTCGATGAATTAGAAAGATTAAATAAAATATTTAACCAAAAACAAAATTTAAAAGGTAAAATAAAATTATAATAATAAAGGAGAATTTATATGATGGCATTGGGAATTATAGGAGTAATATGTATGGTGGTTATTTTATTACCATTAGAAATATTATTAAATGGATTTGTTTTAACAAAATTATGGTTTTGGTTTATTAATCCAATATTTGGATTAGCATTATTGACATTACCACAAGCAATGGGCTTATCATTAATAATTAGTTTTTTAACTCATCAAATTGTCGATACAGAGCCTAAAAAAGAAAGTGCTACGACTAAAATAGCAACATCGTTGGTAAGACTTTTTATAACTCCATTATTATTTTTATTAATAGGATTTATTATAAAACAATTTATGGGATAGGTGATTAATATGGAACTTAAAGTAACGGGAATGGTTAGAAGAATAGATGATCTTGGGCGAGTTGTAATTCCAAAGGAAATAAGACGAACACTTAGATTACTCGAAGGCGATGCAATGGAAGTATTTATTACTGAAGATGGTGGAGTTTATCTTAAAAAGTGTGAATTTGAGCAAGAATTAGGAAGAATTGATGATACTTTGAATTTATTTAAGAATTAAAAATAAAAATTATAAGGAGATTGACATGAAATTATTTAAATTAATAGTATGTATTTTGTTAGTTATAGCAGGGACGATAAATTTGTTTTTAGCTTTTAAAAATCCTACAGTAGTTGAATATTGGGGAAAATCAATATTAATGTTTTTACTTTATATTCATAATGATTTAGGAATGAAATTAGATGAAATAAAAGATTAAATAGAATATGTCATTTATTTAAAAGCGAAAGGAGAAAATATGATAGGTAAAACGTATAAAACAACAAGAATTAATGGAATATTTGGTGAAGTAAATATAGATTCTATTCAAATTGATAATGAATATTCCAAAACAAGACACTATGAAGAAGAAATGGATATAGAAACAGGAAAAGAAATTAATTTTAAAGATGAAACACTTGGACTTCCAGACGGAATTAGTATTGATACATATTTTAAAATGGCATTAATTCAGCAATTAGAGTCTATAAATAGAAGTTTGGGTGCTATAAATAAATATCCGCAAGTTACAGTAAAACTTGATGAAGAAACTATTATTAAATTAAAAGATGGCAATGTAAACGATTTTATGAATACCTTAACAAGAAAAACAAAGAAATAAAAAGGAGAAAATATGAACTATCCAATATATCCAGATGATTTTGATGATAATAAAGATGGTGTTGCTATTAGCAATGAAAAAATTAATGAGTGGTTAATAGATGGTGTGATTTTTCTAGAAAGAAATAAAAATGAATTTAATTGGTTTTGTCAATCTGGTGATACAAGAGTTGAAGTTAGAAGAGTTTATTATGATAATAAAGGACTTGAACAAACTTACGAAGTAAATGTATTTAAGAAATTTGAATATGGTGGGTCAAATGTGTTTATGGTTGATAATCAAAACAAAGTATTGGACTGGTCGCTTTATAATAAAGAAGAGAATAAACGCCTAGAAATGTTAGAAGAAATAGACGAATTAGAGCAAAGAATCAAAGAATTGCGAGAAAGATTATAATTAAAAAGGAGAATAATTATGACTAGATGTAAGTTTAATTGTGAATCAGTAACTAAGTTTGCAAATGGTTCTAAAGTTAATTTTAGAGCAGTAACTCATGGAAGTCCTGAAAACGAACAATTTTTTAAATGGACACCAAATGCAAATATGGAACTGCAATTAGTAAATGATGAAGTTGCAAAACAATTTGAACCAGGTAAAGAATATTATATTGATATTACAGAAGTAAATTTATAATCAAACATAGATTTTATAAAAAATATAAACATAATAACAAGAAAGGAATATTAATGGAAAAATACGAAGTTTTTAATAAGGAATTAAATTATATTAAAAATGCAAAAATCAAAGAATTCACAACTGAAGTGTTAAAAATTGTACCAGATTATTTTTGGGAAGTTCCAGCTTCGAGTACGTTTAAGTACCACCCCTCTCCATCTAGAGAGGTAGGGGGTTTAATTTATCATACTAAATCCGCTGTGAGATTCGCTGTCGAGATGTTTGGGTTTCATAGTATGCAAAGTTATGATAATACAATGCAAAGCATAATAATTTCTGCATTAATACTTCATGATATGGCAAAGTCAGGGATACCAAAAACACAATATACAGTAACAGAACATCCGTTAATTGCTGCTAATTATATAAGAGAGCACAAAGATATTTGTGAGATTTTAGATAAAGAAATTTTAGATAAAATTCTATCTGGAATAGAGACACATATGACCGAATGGAATAAAGATTATAAGACAGGCAAAGAAGTTCTTCCATTACCGACTCAGGGATATCAAAAATACATTGGTATTTGTGATTATTTAAGTAGTAGAAAATGTATGACTTTGGATTTAGATGAGGATTAATGGGTTTATTAAATAATATGGTTGGAAGAATTTTTGGAAAGTTAACGGTTATAGCAAGAGATGTTGATAAATTACAAAATACATATTGGATTTGTAAATGTAGTTGTGAAAGTGGCAAAACTAAATCAGTAAGAGGTTCACATTTAAAAGCAGGCAGAATTCAAAGTTGTGGGTGTTTATATAATAAAATAAGAGGTCAAAAACTGCCGAATAATCAGTTTATATTTAGAGATAATTATAAAATTGGAATAACTTATGACGGGAAAGAATTTTATTATGATGTTGAAGATGCTTATTTTATTGAAGAACATACTTGGTATTTTGATAAAGACGGTTATGTTATAACTAGAATTAATAACAAAGGTGTAAAAATGCATAAATTAATTATTCCAAGTAGCAGAAATGAAATTATAGACCATAAAAATCAAAATAAATTTGATAATAGAAAAGATAATTTAAGAAAATGTGATTCTAGTCAAAGTGCTATGAATATTAGACGAAGAAACCACAATACAAGTGGTGTTACTGGAGTTGGGTGGCATAAAACAAGCAATAAATGGAGAGTTAGAATTAATTATAATAAAAAATCTGTTTTTCTTGGAGAATTTGAAAATTTCGAAGACGCAGTGAAAGTACGCAAAGAAGCAGAACAAAAATATTTCGGAGAATTTGCACCAAAATAATAAAATATAAACATAATAATTAAATATAATTAGAGTTTATACTCTTTTATATAGATAAAAAACATAGATTAAACGGAGGATATAAAATGGCTAAAAAAGAAGAAAAAAAGGCATTAAAAAAAGGTCAAGCAAATTTTCAATTAATTGGCAAAGTAAAGATTGGTGATTTTACTTATAAAATCGACCAACAATCAAAAACTTCAGATTGGCTTTATAATCAAATGAACCTTGGTGTTGATTGTGGAGATGGTAATATTGTATATGCAGATATGATGGGTGGCTATGGCACAGAAAGAGACAACGTATTATATGTACATGGCAAGAAAAAATCAGATAATAGTGACAAACTTATTGATGACTATGAAAACAGATATACAATTTCTTGGGAAGATAGATTTGATGAAACATTAACTGAAGGTATTGGTGAAAATTGTTTTATAACAGTTGGAATAGAAAAAGATAGTAAAGGTAAAACATTTGCTAAAAAATTCTTATCACAATACGATGCAATAGAATATACAAAAGAACATTTAGAAGATGGAACTATTGTTAATGTTAAAGGTTCTTTAAAATATAGTGAATATAATGAAAGTTTACAAATTAAAAAAGAAATAAACTCTATATTTTTATCAAAAGTTGAAAAAGAATCCGATTTTAAAGCAAAATTTACTCAAACAATACTTGTTCATAGAGATAGTGTTAGTTTTGATAAAGATAGAGAAGTTTATAATATTGAAGCTTATATTGTAGACTTTCTTGGAAAACTTGATAATAGAAAGATAAATGAAAATATAGTATATACAAAGGTTTTTGAAATGGCAGTTGACCAAACTAATCCAGAAAAAACTAATAAATTAATTTCTAAGATATTCAAAACTTCTAAAGGTCTTAAAGAAATTACAGTTGAAGGCGAATTAGTAGAAGGACAATCAATGACAAAAGTATCTGCCGATGATATTCCTAATGATATAAAAGAATTGATTGAATATGGTGCAATTACACTTGAAGATTATCAAGGAAGAGCTGCTATTGGTGGAAATAAAGAAAAGAAAATGGTAATTAAAACTCCTTCAATTAAGTTTGTTGAAAAAGATGGAGCAAAATCTCCAGTTATTCTTATGGAAGAAAGTAAATATCAAGAAAGTGATCTAGTATTTTTACATCAATTTTTAGAAGAAGAAATAGAAGAATTAGAAGAAGATAGTGACGAAGATGATAGTGAAGACTTAGATGATGATTTAATGAGTTTATTAAATGACTAAAATATAAATATAATAATAGGAGGTAAATATGGGATTCAGAGATTCTAATTCAAAACAAATAGGTGGTAAATTTTTAGTATATGGTGATACAAGTTCGGGTAAAAGTTTTTTTACCCTTACTTTTCCAAAATTAGCTTCTGTTGATAGCGAAGCAGGACTTGCACATTACGAGGGTAGAGACGTTGTTATTAATAATAAAAAATACAACAATTTAGTTATTGTTGATAATACTGCTGATTTAGAAGACTTAGAGGATAGCTTAGATGATTTACTTGATGGAAAATATGATGGTAAAATTGAAAGTTTTGCAGTTGATAGTGAAACAAAATTTTATAATACAATGCAAGTTGGTGCTATGGAAGTAGAAGAAAGAAGAGCAAGAAAAAAAGGTGAAGATGTTGACGATCAAACTGTATCACAAAGGCAATGGGGTAGAATTAAATTAATCAATATGAAACTTCAACAAGCTAAAATAGATTTATCTACTAAAGGTGTTCACGTTGTTTCTGTTGCTCAAGGAATGGATTTAAGAGATAAAGCAGGTAAAAATGTAATAGGTGAAAAACCAGATATGCATAAATCAGTTCCATTTGATTATGATACTGTTTTAAGATTCTACAAAGAAAAAGATAAAACTACTGGAAAAATAAAGTTCTTTGCAGAAGTTGAGAAAGATAGAACCGAAGTTACAAATATAGGAGATATTTTTGAAAATTGTACTTTTGATGTTTGGAAAGATTATTACAATAAAAAATCTAAACTAGATAAAATGGTTACAAATTATACTAAAGACTTAAAAACTTCTACTGAAGGAATTATGACTGATGCTGACAAAGCTGATGAATTAGTAAAAGAATTTAAGGAAAATTTGAAAAAAGTAGCACCTGAAAGTCAATCTTTGGTTAATTCAAAGATAAAAGAATTAGAACTTTCAGTTAAAAATTTAAATATTTCAGACACAAATAAACTTCAACAATTAGTTAATTATACAAAGTCATTAGTCTAAACACAATATGGTGGGGATATAAATTATATCCCCACACAATTATATTAGGGTGATTAAATTGAAAACAATAGATAAAGGAAAACAAAAAGACTGGCTTGAATTATGTGATTATGTACACAAAGAGATATTAGAGTATGAAGAAGATATGAAATTCCCTAAAAAATTAGCATTAAGATTAAAAGGGTTGTCTTCAGGACAATTTCTAGCAAATAATACTTTGAAACCACAAGCAAATTATGAATATAAAACTATCCTTTATACTTTTAAAATATACAAAACTGAAATACTTCAGGCAGTGCAAAGAAAATGCTCTGACTTCAAAAGTGAAGAGCATAAATGGAATTATGTAATGGCTATAGTTGAGAATAAAATAAATGATGTAGTTATTATGTTAAAAAAGAATAAAAAATCTATGCAAAAAACAGAAAATATAGATACTTCTAATCATTTTAATAATAGTGCAGAATATAAAAAGAAAACTATAGAAAAGAAAAATTCAACATTAAATAAACTGTGGTAGGTGATACTTTGGCAAAGAAAAATGATAAACTATCCGCTTTTGAAGAGGAGTTATTAAAGGGTATAAAAAAAGTTAAAGAATTTAAACTATCTTGCGAGGCTAATATAGTTTCTATTTTATACAAAAATCCCGACTTATATTATGATTATGAAAGTATCACAATAAAAAACTTTTCTTATAATGAGTGGAAGGTATATTTTCAAATAGGTTATGACATTATTGTAAAAGAAAATAAAAAATCACTAGATGAGATTACGGTGGGTTTATATTTAGAAAAGCACTCTAAATTAAAAGAAAAATATACTGAATATGGTGGATTTGACACTATAGAAAAAGCCAAAGAATATGTAAAAGAAAAAAACATAATTGGATATGTTAATGAACTTCATAAGTGGAATACTGTTTTAGAATTGTTAAATAAAAAATTCCCAGTTGTAGATAGAATAAAAGAATTTGTTGATATGTCTTTAGAAGAAATGTATAACGAATATGAAGCTATTTTAAATCATGTTTTCATAAATGCAGAGAGTGATGACGCTTGTTATGATATAGCAGATAATATATATGAATTAATTGATGAATTAAATGAAGGCTCTGCAATCGGTATGCCATTACATAATGCCCCACTTCTGTCTAAAGAAATTGGTGGAGATTTAGTAGGAAATATTACTTTAGTTGGTGGACTAAGTGGTTCTGGAAAAAGCAGCATGGTTAGAACAACAAAAATACCTAGTGTTATTGAATTTGGTGAAAAATTAGTCATTATGATCAATGAAGAAGGTTTAAAAAAATGGCAACGTGAACTAATTGTTTGGGTTTCAAACAATATTTTTAAAGAAGACCTTCAGAAATATATTGTAAGGGACGGAAAATACAGTAAAGAAACTAAGGATTTATTACTAAAATGTGCAGAATGGATTAAAAGTAATAGTGGATTAATAAAAGTAATTCCATTTAAAAAATATTCAACTAACAAAGCCATAAAAGTGATTAAAAAATATTCAAGTATTGGTGTTAAATATTTTGTATTAGATACATTCAAAGCTGATTCAAAAAGTAGTAATAACGATGCATTTTGGATTAATATGCAACAAAGTATGGTTGATATATACGACACTATAAAACCAGACCAAAAAAATGTACATATCACAATTACATTTCAACTTAGTAAAAGTAGTTCTAAACAAAGATATTATACACAAGAAAATGTTGGTATGGCTAAAAATATGATTGATGTAGCTTCAACTTGTATAATGATTAGACAATTGTTTGATGATGAGTTTGAAGGTGAGAAAAAAGAATTAAAAGTATATAGGTTAGAAGGTAAAAATAATAAAACTAAAATACCAGTAAAATTAACTAAAAACAAGCATTATCAAGTAATTTTTATTGTAAAAAATAGAGAAGGTGCTAGTAATGATTATCAAATAGTAGTTGAACATGATTTAAGTAGAAATACTTATAAAGAAATAGGAATTACGACTGTACCAGTAGATTTTTAAATAGATTGGAGATATGTATGGACGCATTTGAATTAAAAAACTATATTATTCAAAATGAAAAAATTAAATACATATTAGAAAATCTAGAATGTCATAATATAAAACAATATTCAACAGAATTTAGATGTGGACTTCCAGGTCATTCAAACAAAACTTCAATTTCAGTAAAGATAGAAAGTTTATCTATTGGTATATATCAATCTGAAGATGAGACGGTTAGAGGAGATATATTTACCTTATGTATGCATTTGAAGTCTATTTCTTTTCCAAAGTCAGTTAAATATATACATGAGATACTTGGTTTAGAATATAGTTATACTAAAAAAGAAGAGAAAAAAGAAAAAAGAGATCCCTTAGAAGTCTTTAAAAAAATCAAAAGAAAAAATCATTTCACAAGTAATTTTGAAATTTATGATGAAAATAGTTTAATAGATTATCTACCATACCCTCATATAGAATGGTTGCGAGATGGAATTTCTGCTAAAACATGTGAGAGGTTTAAAATAGGATATAGTAATAAACATAAAAGAATAGTTATTCCTGTTAGATATTGGTGCGGTAGTGAAAATGACTTCATAGGTGTTATAGGAAGAACTACAGTGAAGACATATGAGGAATTCGATATACCTAAATATTTTCCTTTAATAAAATATTCTAAGAGTCTGAATCTATATGGGTTGCAAGAAAATTATAATGGCATTCAAACAAAAAACCAAGTTGTAGTTTATGAATCGGAAAAATCTGTATTAAAAAGATTTACTAGGTTAGATGAAACTGGGGTAGCTGTAGGTTCACATTCATTAAGTGAAGAACAAATAAGAATACTAATTGGTTTGAATGTTGATATAACTATTGCTTATGATAAAGATATACCACTACAACATATTAGGTCTGAATGTGAAAAGTTTTATGGAATTAGAAATATAAATTATATTTTTGATAAGAGAGGACTTTTAAAAGAAAAAGAAAGTCCAGCAGATGCACATAATAGAATATTTGAATACTTATTAAAAAACAAAATCAAATATGATGAAAAAGAACATGAATTATATATTAAAAGTCTAAAAAAGGAGTTAAAACTGTGGACTTGATAGGACAAAAATTTAACAGACTAACAATTACAAAAAAAACTCAAAAACCTTTAAATAGAAAATATAGTGGAACTTTTTGGTTATGTATATGTGATTGTGGTAATGAAAAAATTTTATCAACTGGTGAGATCAAAAGTGGAAACACAAAAAGTTGTGGTTGTTTAAATATAGAAAGAATAATTAATTATAATAAAGAGAATAAAAAAAAGTATAATGTTTATGACCTAACAGGTGAATATGGCATTGGATATACCTCTAAGAACGAGGAATTTTATTTTGACTTAGAAGATTATGATAAAATTAAGGATTATTCTTGGCATTTGGATAACAAAGGCTATGTTATTAATTCTAAAAATGAAAAACAAAAAATATGTTTTCACAGGTTAGTTATGAATTGCGAAGATAATTTAATAGTTGACCATAAAAATGGACACAAATCAAGAAATAATAATAGAAAAAACAATTTAAGAATATGTAGTCATAAAGAAAATGCTTGGAATAGAAAGATTGTATCAAATAATAAAAGTGGACAAAATGGAGTTTGTTTTAGTAAAAAAGAGGCAAAGTGGAAGTCCTCAATCACAGTAAATAAAAAAAAGATAAGTTTAGGTAGTTTTAATAATCTCGAAGACGCAATAAAAATAAGGCAAAAAGCAGAAATTGAATATTATGGAGAATATAAATATAATAACGAGGTATTAAAATATGAGAAAAACACAAAAACAACTTGAACAGATAAAAAAGAAATATAATATTAGTGAATTATGGAGTTGGAGCAAATATAATACATACAAAACAGATAAATTTGAATATTTCTTGAAATACATCAAACAAACAAAACAAGATAGAAATGATTCTATATACGGTGCCAGTGGAAATGCTGCACATGATATTATAGAAAAGTTTTATAATAAAGAAATTAAATATGAAGAAATGATAGACGAATATGAAGACGCATTATTTAAATTTAATATAGCAAAATTAAAATATGATAGATGTGATGAAGATAAAAATGAAAAAATAGCAAATAAATATGAAGAATGTATGAGACATTTTTTCTTAAATCATCAAATATTGCCTTATAAATTAATTTTAGAAGAGTTTTTATTAATAAAAGTTGGTGAATTTCTATTTCAATCATACTTAGACTGTGTTCATAAAGAAATTAGAGACGGAAAAGCAAAGTACCTAGTTACAGATTTTAAAACATCGAGTATTTATACTGGTAAAAAAATAAACAAAGAACGTGGTCAATTAGTATTATATGCAGAAGGACTAAGGCAAAAATTAAATATACCATTAGAAGATATAATAATAAGATGGGCATTTCTAAAATATGTTGAAGTTGAACAAATGCAAGCCAATGGCAAGGTCTCATATAGAAATATAGAGAGAAATAAAATTGGTGAAAGTTTAACTGCTGGTGCAAAAATGTGGTTAAAAAAAGAAAAATATAGTGAAGAAGAAATAGAAGACTTTATTTTTTTAATGGAAGAGACAAACAATATATTATGTTTACCAGAAAGTGTTAGAGAAAAATTTGTTATCAAAGATTGCTATGTTGAAATTCCACTAGATCAAAAAGTTATTGATGATTTAAAATCTGAAATCATAAGCACAATAATTGAAATTAAAAAACTTGAAAATGAATATATAAAAACTAAAAATGAAAAGTTATTTTGGCAAGATGTAGACAAAGAGCATTCATATTATATGGCTAATTTAAGTTCATATAGCAGAAATATACATAAACCATACGATGAATATTTAACAAATATTGAAATCATGAGTGGTGGAAGTAATAGTAAAAGAGATGATGACGATGATTTAAAAGATTTATTGAATTTACTTGACTAAATATAAACATAATTATATAATAAATGAGGTGAAGGTTATATGATATATAATAATTACCATAAACATGACCATTATTCAAATACTAGAACACCAGATGTTATAGTAAAACCAGAAGATTATATTAGTAGGCTATTAGAATTAGGTCATACACATTATTTTACAACTAATCACGGTTGTAGTGGAAATGTTTTTGAAGCTTATGATTTATGTAAGAAAAATGATTTGAAAATGGTTTATGGTATGGAAATGTATTATGTTGATGATAGATTTGAAAAAAACAGAAAAAACTTTCATATAATTGTAATCGGACTAACTAAAAATGCTTATTATCATATAAATAGAATATCCTCAGAAGCTAATAAAACAGGTTTTTATTATCACCCAAGAGTAGACAGAGAATTATTATTAAGTTTACCTAAAGATGAAGTAATAATTACAACAGCATGTATAAATAATAGAATATTTGGTGGTGAAAACGGCATTGAAGAGTTTTTAATTCCACTAAAAGAACATTTTAACAATAATTTTTTATTAGAAGTTCAAAATCACAATCACCAAATCCAAATTGAATGGAATAAAAAAATATTAGAATTATCAAAAAAATATTCAATTTCAATTATACATGGAAATGATTCACATTATATTTATCCTGAACAATCTAAAGATAGAGTAGAATTTTTAAAAGGAAAAGGTATGAATTATGGAGATGAAGATTCTTTTATTTTAGATTTTCCAAATTATGAAACAATATTAAATAGATATAAAAATCAAGGAGTTTTAAATGATGAACAAATTTACCAATCTTTAGAAAATACTTTAATTTTTGATAAAGCTGAGGATTTAAATTTTACAAAAGAAATAAAAATGCCAACTATATATCCAAATTTAACACCACATGAAAGACTTTTAAAACTTAAAGACATAATAGTTGATAAATGGAATAAAGAATCTAAAAACATTCCAATAAATGAACACAAAAAGTATAAAGAAGCAATAAAATTTGAAATGAAGATATTAAAAGAAACAAATGAAGTTAAAACATCAGATTATTTTCTGATTAATGAAAAAATAATAGATATTGGTGTAAATAAATACGACGGAATTCTAACAAGGACGGGTCGTGGATGTTTTACAGAAGATGCACTTGTTCACACAAAAAATACATTGAAATCAATCAAAGATATTAAAATTGGTGATGAAGTTATTACAAAAGATGGTAAATTTAATAAAGTAATAAATACTATGGCGTATGACGTAAATGAAAAGTTAATTCAAATTAAACATTTATATGGTACTGATAAATATTATCCTACAATATGTACTTCAGACCACAAAATTTTAATAAATAGAAATGGGAAAGTAGAATGGATTGCTGCCAAAAACATTATAAAATCAGATTTTGTATGTGTTCCAAAAATAAAAAGTCAATCAATATTGCCAGGGTATATTGATTTAAATAATTATAATATTTTTGGTTATGAATTTGATGAAAAATATATATATGAATATTCACCATATATTAATAATGAATATACATATTCTCCTACGGAAGTTTCTAGAACAATAGGAGTAGGAAAAAGTGTTTTTGAAAAATTTGCTAATGGAGATAAAAATGTTTTGACTAATAAAAAATATTGGGCAAGAGAAAAATTTTTTGAATTATTTCCTTTTAATACACAAGAAGATTATGTTAAATATATAAAACAGAAAAGAACGAAAAAAATTAATCGTTATATCAAATTAGATAAAACATTTAATCAATTTATAGGTTTAATGTACGGAGATGGATTTGCACCAAAAAATAGACCTTATACAATTGGATTAGCTATAAATAATACAACTAAAAAAGATGAAATTAACAGAAAAATATTTTTTGAGATTGCATATAAATTTAATATTGATGTTTATGAAAATAAAAGTAAAATAAAAAAATTATCTCAATTAACAATAAATTCAAATATTATTTCGAGATTTATTAGAGCTGATTTGTTTATATCTCAACAAAATAAAGAGAAACAATTTAATAATAAGTGGTTTAATCAAGATAAAAATAATTTGATTGGAATAATCGAGGGTTTAAGATTTTCCGATGGAAGTTTTCCATGTGAAAATCAAACAGATAGACGAATAAATTTTGATAATACTTCTAAATCAATAGTGAATGCTTATAAAATTTTATGTTTAATGACAGATGAAGGTATTAACAGTCTAAATGTAAGACCTTCATGGTTAGATAAAAGTAATTATAAATGTAAAGAAAGTTATAAATTAAGAATTAATAAAAATTCAGATGATGCAAAAAAAATAACAGAAAGAACTTTTCAAGATGATAATTATTGGTATCTACCAATAAAAGAGGTTGTATTTTTACCAAAGCAAAAGACAAAAGTTTATGATATAACGGTTGAAAATGAACATAATTATCTATTAAATAATATGATAGTACATAATTCGGCAGTATCTTTTTATATTAATAAACTCTTAGGATTTACTGAAGTAGATAGATTAAAAGCAGATGTTCCATTATATCCAACAAGGTTTATGAGTGTTTCAAGAGTTCTTGGTACTAAGTCAATGCCCGATATAGATTTTAACACTGCAAACCCTGAACCATTTATTAAAGCAAGTAAAGATGTTTTAGGTGAAGACGGCGTTTATTATATGATTGCTTATGGTACTATGAAAGAGTCTGGTGCTTTTAGAAATCTTTGTAGGGCTAGAGGTATGGAAGTTCAAGAATATAATGAGGTAGCAAAAGATTTAGAAAAATATATAAATGACTCAAAATGGAAAGATTTAATAGAAGAATCCAAAAAATTTATAGGTGTTATTGATTCGATTTCACCCTCTCCTTGTAGCTTTTTATTATTAGATAAACCAATATCTAAAGAAATAGGTTTAATAAGAGTAGGGAATGAAATATGTTGTTGTATAGATGGATATACATCAGATGTATGGAAGTTTTTGAAAAATGATATTTTAACTGTTAGTGTTTGGGATATAATTTCTAAGACATATAAATTGTTAAATAAACCAATACCAAATATAGAAGAATTAAAAATGCAATTAAATGATGATGTTTGGGAATTATATAAGAATAAAATAACTGCAACAATGAACCAAGTTAATACTGAATGGGCGACTAATTTAGTAAGTAAATATTCACCAAAGTCTGTTGCAGAGTTAACAGCATATGTTGCTGCCATTCGTCCTTCATTCTCTTCTTTATTAAATGGTTTCTTAAATAGAGAAGAATATTCTACGGGAACACCAGAGCTAGATGAATTATTAGAATCTTCATTTAATTATCTTTTATATCAAGAAAATTTGATGCAATATTTTACTTGGTTAGGAATAGAAGAAGATATAACTTATGATTTGATTAAAAAAATTGCAAAAAAGAAGTTAGATGAAAAAGAATTAGTTAAATTAGAAAAAGTTTTACATAAAAATTGGATAGATAAAATAGGCAATGACGATAAATTTAAAGAAACTTGGCAAGTAATACAAAACAGTGCAGAATATGGGTTTAATGCAAGTCATGCATTATCAGTAGCATTAGATAGTTTATATGGTGCAAATTTAAAAGCTAAATATCCATTAGAATATTATACTGTAATATTAAATATGTATGAAACCAATACAGAAGAAACTGCTAAAATATTGTCTGAATTAAAATATTTTAATATTGAATTAAAAAACATTCAGTTTGGTAAGTCAAGGTCAGAATATTCATTTAATAAAGAATTAAATACAATTCACAAAAGTATATCTTCTATAAAATTCCTTAACGCAAAAATAGCAGATGAGTTATTTGAATTATCAAAAGAATATAAATATAATAACTTTATAGAATTATTAAAAGATATAAAAGAAAAAACTAGTGTGAATTCAAGACAATTAAAAATACTAACTGGATTAAACTTTTTTAGTGAATTTGGTAAAAATAAAAAGTTACTTGAAATAACTGAATTGTTTGAAAATTTTTATGAAAGAAAACAGATTAAAATAAATGAGATTGAAAAATTACAGATAGATTTAAATGTTTTAGAACGTTGTAGTAATAAACAAACTGAAAAATTATATAAAGAATTAGATATGGAAAAATATTTAAAAATTGTGATTAAAGATATTGAAGATAAAGCACTTTCGATTAAAGATGAAGTAAAATTTCAAATGGAATATCTTGAATATACTGAATATACCAATGAAAAAATTGAAAGTAATATGTATATTGTTATAGAACATAAGACTTTTCAGGATAAAAGTAAACCATATATAACTTTAAAACAAATTAAAACTGGTCTAGAAATAAAGACTAAGGTAAAAAATTCTAAATTATTTATTGAAAATCAATTTAAATTATTTGATATTTTAAAAATTGATAAGTTTAAAATTCAAAAGAAGAAAAAAAATATTGGTGGAAATAATTGGGTTGAAACCGATGAAGATGAACAAATTTTAGATATATGGGAGGTGTTTTAGTGACAGAAAATATTATTGAGTTTGAGTGTGTGCCCGAAATATTAGTACATAACTCTGAGAATTACAAGATATATGGTGTTTCAGTTAATACAGATATATATAAAAATATTAAGATCAATAAGTATGGAAATGCAACTATTGTAGGTGATATCCATGATTTGGGGATAGGTATAAATTATCAAGTAAAAGCAATTGAAGAAAGCAATAAGTTTGGAATAAGTTATAAAGTAATGAATATAAGAAGAGACGTACCAGTAAATTCTGATTCAACAAGAACTTTTTTATCTGAAATTCTTACACCAATACAAGTTGATTCTATATTAAATGCTTATCCTGATATAATAGATAGAGTTATTAAAGGAAAAACAGATGATATTGACCTACAAAAAACACCACATATTAAAGAATATATATTTAATGTTATAAAAAGAAAGATAACCGAAAATTTTGTTTTTGCAGAATTAGTAGATACATTTAAAGGTTTAATAGACTTTAATACATTAAAGAAACTTTATGAGAAATATCCTTCATCAACACAGATTAAAAAAGCATTAAAAACTCAACCTTATGAAAGTCTCTGCAAACTTTCTAGAGTTGGATTTAAAAGAGCAGATAGTATATTACTTGCTTATGATTTAGAATCAAAAGAATCTCTTAAAAAAGGTGAAGAAATACCATTTATATTCGAATTTGATTTAAAAACTTCTAAACAAAGAGGAAAATCGGCTTTAATGTATTTATTAGAAGAAAATGAGTCTAGTGGTAATACAAGAATTAGTCTATCAGAGACAAAAAATCAGTATGATAAATTGGTTCCAGCTTGTAAAGAACACTTTATTGATATAATAAAAACTGAAGAAGATATATATTTAGATAAAAATACTAAATGTTTGGCTTTAAAATCAACTTATGATATTGAAAGATATATTTCTGATAGAATTTTAGAAGGTTTAAAAATTAAAAATGTTTGGGAATTTGATTGTGAAAAATATAGAATATTTGAAGAAATTTCATTAATAGATGAACAGACTAGTATTTTGTATAAAATATGTAATAATAATGTTAGTATTCTTAATGGGTCAGCCGGATGTGTCGATTGTGATACAGAATATTTTAATGGTTTTCAGTGGAAAAAAATATCTGAATATAATGGTGAGAATGTTTTACAATACAATAAAGACGGAACTGCAAATTTAATCAAACCATCTTTATACCATAAATATCCAGAAAAAGATTTTTGTTTTATAAATAATACGTCGGGTTCAATAAATCAAGTTTTATCGCCGGAACATAATATAGTTTATTTAACCAGTAGACAAAACATAAACATAATAACATTAGAAGAAATGCTTAGAAGGCATAATGAAAGTCCTTTGGGATTTAGTGGTAAATTTATTACAACTTTTAAATATAATGGAGAAGGAATTGATTTGAGCAACGAAGAAATCAAGCTTATGATGGCAGTAATTTGTGATGGTCATTTTGCAAGTAATACTAACTTATGCAGAATAAATTTAAAAAAGCAAAGAAAAAAAGATAAATTAGAAAAAATATTAAATGATTTGGGAATTAATTATAAAAAAACAATAAGTTCTACGGAAGGATATCATGTTTATAGTTTTATTTCGCCAAGAAGAGAAAAGTTTTTTTCTGAATATTGGTATAAATGCTCAAAAGAACAGTTGTCGATTATAACAAACGAAGTTTTATTTTGGGACGGTGCAGTTGATAAAATGGGAAGAAAAAGTTTTTCAACATCCAATAAGCTTACCGCTGACTTTATTCAATTTGCATTTAGTGCTTGTGGATATAGAAGCACAATAAATATCCGTGATAGAAGAGGCGAATCTAAAATTAATAATTCTAATGGAAAAGAATATATTAGGAAATCTATTGAATACACAGTGATTATATGTAAAAACCTAAACTCAAGTGTAAGTATATGCGCTAGAGCACCTAAAGAAAAATGTATAATAGAGAAATATGAATCAATAGACAATTATAAATATTGTTTTACAGTACCTTCTGGAATGTTAGTTTTAAGAAGAAATGATAAAATATTTATTACAGGTAATTGTGGAAAGTCACAAACAACAAAAGCAGTTATCAACCTATTAAAAGACAATAATAAATCATTTAAACTACTTTCTCCAACTGGTAGAGCTGCAAAAGTTCTACAAGGATATACTGGTGAACAAACATCTACTATACATAGAGGTTTAGGTTATCAAGGAGAAGATAATTGGACTTATAATGAAAACAAAAAATTAGATTATGACATAATTATTGTAGATGAAGTCTCTATGGTTGACATATTTTTAATGGAAAAGTTATTAAAAGCAATAGATTTTTCTAAAACAAAACTTTTATTAGTTGGAGATGGGTTCCAAATACCTTCGGTTGGTGCAGGAAATGTTCTTTTCGACTTATCAAACTCTGAAATTATTCCTATTACCACTCTTACAAAAGTTTTTAGGTTTGGTGAAGGTGGAAAAATGACTGTTGCAACTATGACAAGACTTGGTGATAAATTCATTAAAGATGAACAGTCAGAATTAACCACTTTTGGTGATGATAAAGATTATGTATATATGCCATTAAGACAAACAGAAATGTTGAAAAATGTTAAAGCATTATATAGTAAACTTTTGACAAAAGGTAAAAAACCAGAAGATATTTTAATTTTATCCTCATATAATAAAGGTGAATATGGTTCTATAGCCATAAACAATGAAGTTCAAAAAATAGCAAACCCTAATTATATGAGGTCTAAAAGTATTAAACATGGTGAAACAGTATATTATGAAGATGATTTAGTAATACAATTAGTTAATAATTATAAGGCCAAACCATATATAGAAAATGATACTCTTAATGATTTTGATACTATTCAAATTGATGAAGAATTTATAGATGAAGATGAAGAAATTTTCATACCTAATGGTGAAATAGGAAAAATAGTTAAAATAAAAGGTAATTATATGGTTATTAAATTTGATAATGAATTAATTAAATATACTATTGGTGAATTAAACCAAATCAAACTAGCATATTGTATAACACTTCACAAATCTCAAGGGGGATCCGTGAATACAGTTATATTATTAACACCTAAATCTCATACTTATATGTTGAATGCAAATTTACTATATGTAGGTCAAACTAGAGCAACAGATAAAGTTTATCACTTTGGAGAACCTAAAACTGTAAATTTGGCAATAAAAAAGAAAGCTAACTTTGATAGAAAGACATTTTTAAGAGATATGATGGTTAAAGTTTAATTAATTTAATATTTATTGTATAAAACATAAATATAATAACAAATCATACCCAAGGAGGTCAAAATGAAGCAAAATTCACCAATACTAATTGCACAGTTAGAAAACGCAAATGCGAGCATAAATTTAGCACTTTCTGAAATCAAGAATGTAGTGGTACCAAGGGTTACAGGGTTCGAATATTTAGATAAAATCACCATTTTATTGAAACACTCAGAAAATGTCATAAATAACGTCATAGAGCAATTAAAATAACTAATTTGGAGGAATTTGAGATGAAAATTGAAAATCCAGTCTTATACAGTATATGGGAAGATAGATATAAGAAAAATAATGAATCTTTAGATGATAATTTAAAACGTGTTGCAAAATATTGTTCATATAATGAAGAAGAAGAAAAAAGTTTTTATGAGATGATGGATAAAGGTTTGTTTTTTCCAGCAGGTAGAACAATGAGTAATGCTGGTATTGGAATGGATTTAACTTTAAATAATTGTTTCGTTGCTCCACAAATAAAAGATAATTTAGATGATATATTTTCAAAAGTTGCTTTAGGAGCTAAAACACATCAAAGAGGTGGTGGAATTGGTTATGATTTTAGTCAACTAAGACCTAATGGTAGCCCAACATCTAATGACGCAATAGCTTCTGGATCAGTAAGTTTTATGGATGTTTTTAACGCACAAACTTCGACGATATTGCAAGGGAATAGACGTGGAGCGAATATGGGAGTTATGAATATATATTCTATGGATATTGAAGAATTCATAACTTCAAAGTCAAAAGATGCAAATAAGTTAAATCATTTTAACATCTCAGTAATGGTAGACGATGATTTTATGATTGCCAAAAATAATAATCAAGATATAGAATTGCATTTCCCAGTATATGATGAAAATGGGAATATATTAAAAGATGAATCTAAATGGAAATACAAAAAAAGTATAAATGCTAAATATTTATGGGATTTAATAATACAAAATGCTTATAACACAGGGGAGCCAGGAGTATTCTACTACAATAATATGAATAATGATAATAATTTATGGTATATTGAAAAAATAGTTTGTAGCAATCCTTGTGCTGAATATTTAGCAGGAACAATATATGGTAAAAATCCACAAACTGGTAAAATATTAAATGCAAATGATTTCGGTGGAGCATGTAATTTAGGCAGCTTAATGTTACATAATTTTGTAGATAATGCTTTTAAAGAAAATGCAGTAATTAATTATGCATTATTAGAAAAAAGTATTGGTCATGCTGTGAGATTTTTAGATAATATAATAGATATAAATAAATATCCAGATGAAATATATAAAAACTATCAAACTAATTTTAGAACAATAGGATTAGGTATAACTGGCTTAGCAAATATGTTAGTTATGCTTAATATAAAATATGGTTCAATTGAATCATTAGAATTTATAGATAAATTAATGAACTTTATAACTAAAAATATATACAAAGCATCAATTAATTTAGCAAAAGAAAAGGGAAGTTTTAATTTTCTAGATAAAGATAAATTTATCCAAAGTCAATTTATTACTAAACATATTAAAATTGATCCAGAGTGGAATGAAATACTTGAAGATATTAAAATATATGGAATTAGAAATTCAAAAATGATATCAGTAGCTCCTACTGGAACAATGAGTTTAACTTATGGTGGTAATTGCTCTTCTGGATTAGAACCAATTTTTAGTTTATCATATGAAAGAAAGGTTAAAATTGGAAGTCAATCAGATGAAGATATTCAAATAGTAAAAATGGAAGATTATTCATATAAATTATGGCAAGAAGTTAAAGATGGAAATATAGTAGAAAAAAATAAATTTGCAACAGCTATGGATTTAACGGTTAAAGAACATTTGGAAATGTTAAAAACAATCAATTTTCATGTTGATATGTCTTCAAGTAAAACAATTAATATACCAATTAATTATTCTTTTGAAGACACAAAATTAGTATATGATTATTGTTGGGAAAATGGAGTAAAAGGATGCACTATTTTTAGACCAAATGAAATTAGACAAGGTATTTTAATGACTGATGTAAAAAAAGAAGATAAAGATGAAGAAAAAATTGTTGAAAAAACAAGTTATTCTCTCCAACGTGGAGATATACTTTTAACAGATGATGGTTTAATTGGTAGAAAGAGAAAATTAACTACTGGGTGTGGATCTTTACACATGACGGCATTTTTTGAGGCTTCAACTGGGGAATTTTTGGAATTGTTTTTATCAAAAGGGTCTTCAGGAGGATGTAATAATACACTTACTGGGTTATCAAGAATGGTTTCTTTAGCAGCAAGAGGCGGAATAGATATACATTCTATAATCGACCAATTAAAAAGTAGTGGCACTTGCCCATCTTATGCTGTTAGAAAAGCATTAAAAAATGATACATCTATAGGAAGTAGTTGCCCAATTGCAGTTGGAATGGCTCTATTAGAAATGCATAAAGAGATACAAGAAGAAATTGATGATGAAGAGTTTATTGAAGAAGTAAAATTTGTTAGTATTAAGGAGCCTAGTAACGTAAAAGAAGAAATTTTTTCACAAGAACAACTTGAAAAAATAAAAAAATATGGGGAAATTAGTTTTGCTAAAGAATATAATATTTGCCCAAGATGTGCAACAAAACTAAATCATGTAGAGGGTTGTATTTCTTGTTTATCTGGGTGTGGTTGGTCAAAATGTGATTAAGGGTGAGCAGATATGCATGGTGATTGGGATAGTAGAGACCCTACACAAGACCAAAAGCAATGGCAAAATAAATGGGTGTTGTGGGAATTATTAATTTTAAGAAGAAATAATGGAAGTAATAAAAAACAAAACGTAAAAAATACACTTCACCCTATTTTAATTTTAAATAAAAGAGCATTAAATTTAAAAAAGAATAATTAAATATAATTATAATAACAAAGGAGAATATAATGAGAAAATTTGAAATAGCAAAAGGTTTTGAAGACCAAAATATCAATATTCCTACTAGAGCAACAAAAAACTCAGCAGGTTATGATTTTGAATGTGCAGAAGATATAATTATACCGTCTTATTTTGAGTTGATTAATGATTATAATGATATTTTTAATAGTGGAGATATGTTAGAAATGATAACAGCTTCTTCATTACGAGATTATTTAGAAGGATTAGAAGAAAAACGAAAAAGCTTTAATATAAAGCCCACTCTTGTAAAAACAGGCATTAAGGTACTTATGGGTAGTGATGAAGGTTTATATTTATATAATAGATCAGGTAACCCTTTGAAAAAAGGATTAGTATTGGCAAACGGGGTTGGTATTATAGATTCCGACTATTATAACAACTCCGATAATGATGGACATATAATGTTTCAATTTTATAATTTTTCTCCTGAAGAGGTTGTTATTAATAAAGGAGAACGTATTGGACAAGGAGTTTTTCAAAAATTCTTATCAGTAGACAATGATAATGCAGACGGCGAGAGAACTAGTGGTTTTGGAAGTACAGGAATTTAAATAAAACACAAATTTTAAATAAAGTCGGGTGTATGCATAGGGTGTAGACTATAATACGGGTGGCATACAAAAATAATAGTGTTGGCAGCTATTCATATTAAAAATAGAAATGAGGAATCTAAATGTTCCAAAAAGGTGATAGATTTAAGTTTCCAACTGGAGTTATTCATGAAGTGATTACCGTTTCTACAAAGAAAGGTAAAAACTTATATGGATTTATAGACTTTAAACATCTCATACCAGAAGAAGATTTGATGACATATAAACAGATAATTTATAATCAAGCAGACATAAAAGCTATTAATAAAGACAGTCAACCCAAGAAAAAACGTAGACGACGAACAATCAAAAAATAAAGTAATTCACGTCATTGACAAGACAAAATATTTAGTATATAATATAAACATAATAACAATTACATTAAATTCTAAATCCAAGGTGTGAATATGACAGATAAAATAAATATATTTAAAACCAACACATTCTACATACAAGAGCAACTTAAATGGAGGAATAACATGAAAATAGTAAATCAGATGGAAAATTACACAAAATCAGAAATACTTAATAATATTCAAGGTAAAATGCATCAAAAAGAATTTAACAATTTAATTCTAAATGGCGAGAATAAAAAAGACAATAGTACAGAATTAAAACAAGAGCATTTGATCCTAAATAATGTAAGAATGAACATTAAACAAAATTATACTCCTTGTGCTAACTGGCAAGTAGCTAAACAAACAGGATTAAATCTTAATCTAAAGGTGTAATTATGGATAATATGGCAAATAGAGATAAGTTTATTCAAGGTATTAAAACATTAGAAGTAGATAAACTTTTAACATATCCAAAACAAATAAGAATGAATAGCAGAACATTTAGTAAAATTACTGGAATAACTAATCATTATACTGACGCAAATGGATTAATAGGTAATTACTGGACAATTAAAGTATATATTGATGATAGTGTTAAAGGTTATAATTTTGTATTTTAATATAAACATAATATGAGGTGTTAATATGTTATTTAGCATTTTTAAATCAGACAAAGAAAAAATATTACGAAAAGCAAGCAAGAATTGGGATTATTGGGATAGAAAAGTTAGAGAATATAATGAATTAGCTGATAATGCAGTACAAAAAAGACATGAATGTGGTGATATAATGGATAACTATTATAAAAGTGGCAGGAGGTAAACAATGATAAAGATAAACTATAAAGAAGTAACAGTAGAAAAAATCTTACAAACAATAAATAAATATTGCTTGCATAATTATGTAACAGTGGCAGAACAAATACATAAATTATATACAGGAAATGAAAAAGAAATAGAAAGCATAGAGATAGACATACCACATTACAAACATAGAATATATATTTATAAAGAACATGAAAATGAAATAGATTTTGGTATCGAAAAAATGAATGAAGAAAACGAAGCCTATGGAATGAGTTTTACTAAAGAAGAAGCAAAGGAACTAGCAAACAATATATTAAAAATGTGTGGTGAGTAGATATGGAAAAGGAAAAAAGTTTGGCACTATTAGATAAATGTATTAATGAATTACGTAATATGACACAGGAAAAATTTGATGAAAAAGATTTTAAAGTACAAGAAATGGCGCAAATAAAAGAACGTGTAGAAAACTTAGAAGAAGAATTATATAAATTAAAAGTTGGCGTTAAAGAGTTTGCGCGTATGCTTGAAAATTAAAAAATATAACTAAAATATGAATTTTATTTAAAAACAAAAATATAACAACCGATTAAAAGGAGGAAACAAAAATGGAATTAAGTATAACTAGAGCATTATCAGAATTAAAATTATTAAATGATAGGATTTTAAGAAAAGCATCTGAAGGTGTATATATTGCTGGGGCTAAAAAAAGTTCTAAAAAAATCAACAATATATATAGTAGAGAGGAATTTAATGAAAAGGTTAAATCAGATTATCAAAGTATAACAGCTTTAATTGAGAGAAGAAAAAGAATTAAATCAGCAATAGTTAGTTCAAATTCACAAACAAAAATTACTATAAGCAATAAAGAAATGACAGTTGCAGAAGCAATAGAAAGAAAAGATTCAATAGAATATGACAAATGTTTATTAAGAGAAATGAGCAATCAATTTAATGCAGTTTTATCAAACATTAGTCGTCAAAATGAAATGGTTAATGCTAATTTAGAAAATCTATTAAACACTTCTTTTGGTAAAGAAAGAACTGGCAAGGTTGATGAAAGTGAAATTTTAGCAATAAGTAAACCTTATTTAGAACAAAACGAGTGGGAAGTTATTGATGTATTAGCATTAAAAACTAAGATTGAAGATTTAAAAACTAGTATTGAAGATTTTGAATCAGAAATCGACTTCACATTAAGTGAAAGCAACGCAATTACTAAAATTACTATAGAAGACTAGTATTAAAAATCAAATATAATATTGTGGCTATTCGAAAACTATAAACTTAAATTCCCTTACACATTTGTGGGATAACAAATGTATACAAGAACAATTAGGACGTTACCTAATTAAAATCAAATGATGATTTTGATATTATAAAAGGATGCCCTCTGTGGCACAAAATTATAAAGATTAAAGTTTAGGTTTTAAAGTTCAAGTATGAAGATTTAAAGTTCTTTTTGATTAAGAATTAAGTTTTAAATATAAAATTTCGATAAAATCCGAGATTAAAGGTTTGTCAGTGCTGATTTGATTGGCTCTTAGTTATCCTCTCGGCTGAATAGTCACAATTTTTATATACATCTCCGTATAGCCAAACTGGTTTAAGGCAAAAGGCTGCAACCCTTTGATTGTGGGTTCGAGTCCCTCTACGGAGTCCAATAAATACACACAAAGGAGACTAAAATGGATTATAAAAATTGTAAAGAATTTAAAGAAGATGAATGGGGAGAATGTAAACATAAATTTCACCCTGAACACGATTGCAAAGATAATTGTTTTAGATATCCTACTGAGAAATTCGAAGAGTTTTACAATGAATATATAAATAATACAGAGAATGATAATTAGATAAAATTAAGTTTTCATTGAAGGAAGTGCTAAATATGTTTTCAAAATTAAAATTACTATATTATAAAATTTTCAAGAGTAAAAATATTTTAATAATGACTTGTTTAAATTGTAATGGAGTTCAATTCAAACGAATTAGTTATGGATTCCAAAGTGAAGAGTTAGAATATAATGCATCTTATGAATGCATGAGGTGTAAATCTAAAGTTAAAGTAAGAGAGATTTGGAGTTAATATTTTAAGTAAAATTTAGGTTTTATATAAAGGAGGAATTTCACATGAGTAAACCATTAATAGAATTAATAAGTAATAAAAGTGGAGACTGGGAAATTTTAAGAGTGAATGAAGATATTGAAATGCAAGGACATTCAATCAATAATCATATGTGGTGTGATTTATTAAGAACACTTGGATTTGAAGTTGAAAGAAAAGAGATATCTGATGAAGAAATGGAAGAATTAACTTAAAATAAAAGGTAAGATTTATTTAAATGTGGGATGGCGGAATGTAAAAACGCGCTTAAGACAATAATGCGTTGTGAAGTAATGGTTCAGTTGATGAAAGCCCAGTATAGCCAAGTGGCAAGGCATACCTCTGAGTAAGAACGTAGGTTCAAATCCTACTATTGGTGAACGTACGGACGGTACGTGTAGTCAAAGCCATAGTAACAACAACTGAGGGTTCAAATCCCTCTCCCACATTTTTAAACCAAATGTGAGTTTTATTTAAAATATAAATATAAAAGGAGAATTATTATGGAAAATAAGCAAAAAGCAATATTTAAAGGCATAACAAGAAATTGGATAACTAAAAAAAGAGTTTATCTTGATAGAGAACCAGATTTAGAAATTGCTTATGAAGATAAAGTTAACGAGGATGTAATTATTGAGTGTAATTTAGAACAACCTTTTTTACAAGAAGGTGAAAGTGTTTTTATACCATCAATAAATAAAACAGTCCATATATCTAAAGTTGTAAGAAGTATAAATAATGAAACTATATATTATACAAATCATATAGTTAAAGAAATTGGCATTGATTCTTCTAAATTTAAATATGAATTAATAGAGTTTGAAAATAGTTATTATAAATATATTAAATCATTAAAAGATGACCATTATGATGAAATAAGACAATTAGAAAAAGAATTGTATTCACTAAAAAGCAGAAAATGGTATCAGTATTGGAAATAAAATGAGACTTTTATCAAAAAATTTGGCACAGTAGTACAGATGCGTACAAACTTAAACCTTCGAGGTGAATTACGTTCTAGTAACGGCAAAACTAGTGCTGTGCCATTTTTATAAAATAGTTCTTTCGTTGAAAGGGGAACAAATATGAATTATCTTCCAAAAGAGGGCGAATTACTTGAGTTTAGAGGTGGGGTAGGTAATAAAATACAAGAACAATTAAAAAGACAAGATGGCGTTTTCTATAAAAGAAAAAATCCTAATTGCCAATGGGTGATTTATGATTTAAAATGCTCGACTTGTGGTTATATACCAGATGAGGACGATATTATAAAAACTAATTATCATTTAAGTAAATGTTCTTGTGGTCAAGAGAATGTTTGTGATTTATGTTTAATGGTTGAAGTTGGTTATAGAAAACCAATAGATTTCTCATTAGAACCTATTACAAGATGTCCTACGTGTTTTGGTGGAAATCAATTTCAAGGTAGTAGAAGTAGAAAATTTTGGTTAGAAAATGAATATAAATAAATCAATCCTTCTATTTAAAGAGGTGTAAATATGTTTAAAGTGATAATAGCAGGTTCGAGAACATTTAATGATTATGAATTATTAAAAACTAAATTAGATCACATTCTTAAAAATAAAAAAGATATAGTTATTATATCTGGAACTGCCAATGGTGCAGATAAATTAGGTGAAAGATATGCTAAAGAAAAAGGTTATGAAGTAATAAGAATGCCTGCTAATTGGGAATTGTATGGAAAACGCAGTGGCTATATAAGAAATGAAGAAATGGCAAAGGTTGCTGATGGTTGCGTAATATTTTGGGACGGAATAAGCAAAGGCTCAAAACACATGGCTGATTTAGCAGAAAAATATAAATTACAATTAAAAATTATCAAATTTGAGGTGTAAACATGAAAAAGTTATTCCATATATACCTACCAACCTTAAGACAACGAACAATTGATTTAAGACGTTGGTATTATGTAGACATAGATGGTGAACGTATGGATTGGTGGGACTGTGAATGTTGCATAAAGGATACTAAAGAAAGATATCCAGAAGCTAAATTCACAAAAATACCATTATATAAAACAATATTAAAATAATTAGAGGTGTTTATATGTTTACAAAACCAATTCATGGCTGGACTACATTACAAATAGAAGGTTATAAATTCTCAGCAAGTTATTTAACTGACGTTCCAAATGATTGTATAGATGCATTTTATGGATTAAAAAACAACAGACCAACAACAATATTCTTCGATGATGAAGGTAAAGAATGTTATTTAATTTGTGATACCTATACAAGTTATGTAATTTATATTGATGATTACAATAAAACAAAAGTTATTGAATTTAATAAAGGAATTAAAGAATTAGCACAAGAATTTATAAATAATATTGAAGAAAACTTTGAAGATTGGCAACTTTGGGAATGTTATCACAATGAATTATTAGAAATTGATCTTACTGAATTAAAAGAACTTCTAAAAGTTTAAATACAATAAATGTTTCGTTTAAAGTTTATTTATTAATTTATTTAAGTGATTTTCTATTTTTTTAAAGTCGATTTTTTGTTTCTCATTATTAAAATATAATTCAATATAGTCTTTATGCAAGTACATTTTAGCATATTCTAAACATAAAAAAATTGTCATATTTAATAAATTTTCTTCTTCTATATTTTGAGGATTATGTTTTACCTTTCTTTTAATTTTTTTATATACCTTTTTATTCTGGATTATATTTGTTGTATTGAGTTCTGATATTTTTATTTTTAATAACTCTATTTGTCGGGTATCAGTTTCTATATTATCACTATTCCCTAACAAATAATTATTATTTATTCCAAAAGCACTAGATAATATTTTTACTTCAATATCCGTTGGTGATTCTAAGCCACAAATATATTTATCTATTTGAGTTTGTTCTATATTAGAAATTTGTGCTAATAAATTAGTATTTAGATTATATTTAAATAATTCATGTTTTAATCTTTTAATAAATATTTCTTTATTCATAAAATCACCTCTAATATAGAATACCATATTTTATATTACAATAAAACTAATTAAATAAAAATTATATTTGAAAGAGGTGGGATGCATGAGTTATATTCCAGAAAGTCCATTATGTATGCTTATAGGGTTGGCGGATTGGTCGCAAAACGAATTAAAGAATGGAAGTAGAATTAAAGCTAGTAAAATACATAGAGTGTTAAAAAGAATAAATAAAAGAAGAAAAGATCATGGTTTAGTACATTTTTAATTTAAATGAAATTAACTTTTTAATTTAAAAAGGAGATATAAAATGGCAATATATGTTGGATTTATGATTTGCGACAACTGCAATGTACATTCAAATTGGGGTGAAAGTTGGCACTGCCCTTTTTGTGGATGTGAAGAAGGTAAAAGAGATGAATAAAAATAATAAATATTGGATTCTAACATGCTTTATAGGAATAGTTATAATATACTCGCTTTGCATGTATCTAATGGTTAAAAATTTAGAAATACCTACGAGAAACTCTCTTACAATAATTCAGCCTAATATTCAAAACTTTTATAAAACAATTGATGTTCAAATAACAGATATTCAAACAGTTTGGGCAGATAATAGAATAAAAAAATATAAAATTTTAGTATGGAATGAAGAATATAATTTAGAACAAACATTTTACATAAGCAATTGGGATAGGTATGGTTACGAATTAGAGAGTGGCCAACTAAATAAAAAAGATATAATAAAAGCTGAATTATTATCAAAAGTTTTAGAGGACAAAGTAATATCAAGAAATATTGAACAATTAGGATATTAAGGAGAAAATTATGTGCAGAGGAACAACGAATAGTAAAGATGTATATTTAATAAAAGTATCAGAAGAAACAAAGAAAAGATTGTCCAGAACTAATCCTAAATGGATAGATGGCCACGGTGGAATAATAGTAGATTTGTGTATTGGTAAAGAAGTTGAATATTTAGTAAATCATAGGGTAATTACTTTAGGTTGTTGTTGTGGACATGGCATAGAAAAAGCTGAATGTTTAATAGATAGTTCAAGTAAAGAATTATGTGAAATCTTAGGTTATCACGCACACGAATATAGTAAAGAACATACAGAAAATAATATATTGGAAATATATTTAAAGAATATTTAAATAAAACTAATTTTTTATCAAAAGAGAGGAAGATGAATATGAATAAACAAGAAGAGTTATTTAATAGATTTAAAAGTTTAGGACTTAGATTAACTAGTTTAGGTTCATTTGTTCAAAATGAAGGGTTTAATCCAACGTCTGAACAATTACTTGAGTTTGTAAACTTAACAAATGAAAATTTAAGTGATTTAAATAAATTAAGAGAAGATGTGTTAAGATTTTACCAAAACTAGATTTAAACGTATATTTTGAAAAATCAAAAAATCAAGAATGTAGTAATAGCAAGGGTTGTAGGGTTTGCATATTTGAATAAAAGAATCATTTTACATAAATAAAAGGAGGAAACTATATGATATATATAAATTGTTTAATATTTTTAATATTAGGAATATGTATAGGGTTATTAATAAAAGAATTAAAAAAACCAAAACAATATACATTTTGTTATTGTCCAGAATGTAAAAATGAACTTTGTGGGAGTGATAGTTTTATAGGTTACACCAAAGACGGATTAGTGCTTTATAAGTGTTCTAAGTGTGAAAAGGAAACTAAGTGGTATTTTGATACACCGGCACCATTTATTATAGATTAAATTACTGACTTAAAGGAGATAAATATGGATATTTGGTTTATTTCAGACACACATTTTGGACATACAAATATGATTGCATATGAAAATAGACCATTTAGTTCTACTGAACAAATGAATGAAGTTTTAATTGAAAACTGGAATAAATGTGTTAAACCAAATGATATTATTTATCACCTTGGAGACATATTTTTATGCAGCGTTGTAAAAGAAAAAGAAATTGCAAGTAGATTAAATGGAAATAAAAAGTTATTTCTAGGTAATCACGACAAAGCAACACTTACTCATTATGAAAAATTAGGATTTAATGTTTTGTGTGATAGAAATTATTCATATTATGATGATTTTAAATACAAAGACTTTAATCCAGCACTAATGCATAGACCTATATTTATAAATAATAGATTTGTTATTCATGGTCATGTACATAGTAATATTAGTGAGTATGAGAAAACATATCCAAACTCATATAGGTGTGTAAGTGTTGAAAATATAGGGTATAAACCTATACATATTGATGAGATATTGAAATAGAATAAGTTTTTTATTTAAAGATTAAAAGGAGACTAACAATGGAAAATTTAAGAGAAATCAGAGAAATATTCGATTTAATTGGCTCAACACCAAGCAAGAATGAAAAGAAAGAAATTCTTGATAAGCATAGAGACAATGAGTTATTAAAAACTATATTAAATTTCATTTATAATCCGTTCATTTTAACAGGTATATCTAGTAAGAAAATTGATAAAAAAGTGAATATGGATTGGTGTCACGCAGCTACGATAGATAATAATATTACAAGTCTTATAAATTATCTAACTTTAAATAATACTGGTAAAGACGAAGATATAGTTGCGTTAAAAGTTTTTATTAGAAAACAAACTGAGGAATCACAGGAATTTATAAGAGGAATTATAACTAAAAACATAAAAGTTGGTATGACTTCATCAACAATAAATAAGGTTTTTGGTAAAGATTTTATACCTGAGTTCAAGGTTATGTTAGCGGAGAAATATAAAGACTATAAAGATAAATTAACTGGTGATTTTATAGTTACACAGAAGCTTGACGGAGTAAGATCAGTTTTTATCAAAGAAAATGGTAGTGTTAAAGTATTTAGTAGGCAAGGTCAACCTATTGAAGATTTAATTGAACTACTACCTGAATTTGAAAATTTCCCAGATAACACTGTATTTGATGGTGAATTATTAGCAGTTAATAACGAAAACTTAGATAGCAAAACTCTTTATAGAAAGACTGTTAAAATAACTCAATCAAAAGGTAATAAAACTGGAGTTGAATTCCATGCTTTTGATATGGTGCCACTAGAAGATTTTAAGCAAGGAAAATCAAATATTATATGTATAGTAAGAAAAAGAGGGCTTGAGTCTTTATTAGATTCAGGATATAAGTATATTAAATACGTTCCAGTGTTATATTATGGAAATGATAAAAGTAAAATAGAGCCATTATTACAAAAGGCGAGAAATGAAGGCAACGAAGGGATTATGGTTAATTTAGCAAATGCACCTTATAGTTGCAAAAGAACAAAAGATATTCTTAAGGTTAAAATTATGGAAAGCGTTGACTTGAAAGTTACAGGATATGAAGAAGGTGATAATAAATATACTGGAATGCTAGGTGCTTTAGTTGTAGATTATAAAGGATTTACTCTTAAAGTTGGTGGTGGTTATACAGATGTTGATAGAGTTGAAATATGGAAAAATAGAGATGATATGATTGGAAAAATTATTGAAGTGAGTTATTTTGAAGAAAGTGAGAACGAAAGAGGGGGTCTTAGTTTACGCTTTCCTGTTTATAAAGGGGTAAGAAATGACAAGACTTCGCCTTCATATAATTAAACGAAATTAATCTTTTATTGAAATAAAAATATAATAACAGAGGAGAATGAAAAATGGAATTTGTTTTAACAAAAATATCAGGTATTGATGATGCAATGGTTTCTTTAAGAATGTCGAAGAGGGCATATACTAAAGAAGTTTCAAATGATTTACGTGAATTAGTTAGAAATAATCTAGATAACAATGGATTTGCAACAAAAGAATTAGATGAACGATACATACAAGAGTTAAAAAAATTAGAGAAATATGGTATAGAATTTAATCATAACGTGCTTTTAAAGTTTATTGATTTTACAATTGAAACTACTGGTCTACATAGAGGTGCTCAGGATTAATTATTTTACTAATTAGTAGAATATAACGGTCGTCTTAATTAGAAATAATTAAGATTACGAGGTGGTGAACCTGCAAATGCAGGGTGTGGTACAAATGTACTGCTAACGGTGAACACCTAAGCTCCCAATGGGAGTATGGCAATACCGTGTGAAGCACTTTATATAAAGTGAACATGTAACGACTATTCCAAAGGGAAGTAGTTTGTAGGCGAAATTCCTACTTACGAAGCGCCACCCACCTTAACGTAAAGACGAAGGTGAAGAGATAGTCTATTCCCTGATAAATATCTCGAAAGAGAGGGTATAAAAGGATCTTGATGCACATGCCCAACGTATGAATAATAGAATAGTTCGTTCATCAACAAGGCTTGCTAGATTTGAACAAGGTGAAAAATCAGATTATTATAAAGATAAAATCCTATTCTTTGATGAAGTTATGGATTTCCCAAATGCAATAACTAATAATGATGGATTGGAATATATAAAAGCACCTTATGGATATGTAAGAAAAGATTTAAGAGAAGATAATGATGTTTTACGAGGTAATTATCCATTATCAATTCCTTCTGATTGTATATGGAAATGTGATTATCCAAGTCTAAAGCATATATATAAAATGAGAAATAAATTTAGTCATGCTAATCCAGAACTAAGAGATGGAATTGAAATGTTAGCAAACCAAATTGAAGCACAACTTCCTATATTGGGTAAATATATCAGACATGATTTAGCACGAACACAAGAAGGAGTGCAACCTACACATTGTATGGATACAGTAACTATCTCAAAAGAATATTTAAAATCATTAGAAAGAGCTGATAATAAATGATAAATTTATTTTTGGATTTAGATGCAACTATTGTAGACTCATCAAAAGCATATTGTGCCGTATATAATACATATTATTCACACTTAGAAGGATTTAAACCAGCAGACCATACAAAAGTGTATCAATATAACTTCTCAGATGAATGTCTATTAGCCTTACAAGATAAAAGTAAAATATTTGGGAATCAAGACTTCTTTGATAATTTAATATTATTCGAAAATGCTTATGAAGTTTTATTATCATTAAAAGATAAATATAACATTATTATTTGCACTTTAGGTGATAATGACAATATTTCACTCAAATCACAGTGGATTAAAGAAAACTTGCCATTTGTTAATAACTGTATATTCATTAATAGCAATGGTATTAATAGTAAAAGTATAGTAGATATGTCTGGTGGTATATTTATTGATGACCACCAGGACAATTTATTTAGTAGTAATGCAGAATATAAATATTGTTATGGTGAAGTTAAAGGTTGGAATGATAAATGGGATGGTATTAGGTTAGAAAATTGGTTAGAAATTAAAGAGTGTGCACTATGAAAATAAATATAATAATTAACAAACAAATTATGAAATTATATGAAGACGATTATTTTATATTATATCCAAGAAGAAGAAAATTTCCTAAATACTTTAATAATCCCATACCAATGTCTCTTAATAAATTTATAGCAATGAAGCGCATGGCTCAGAATGATGTTAAACAAAAATATAAATATTTCGCGATATGGTTAGCAAAATATTATAATATAGAAAATTTAAATTTAAAAAAAGCGATATTTACATATAGTTTTTATTTTGGAAACAAACAAAGGCATGATATAGATAATTACACACTTACACAGAAAATACTCGGAGACGGGTTTGTAGAAGCAAATGTTTTAGAAGATGATAATAGTAATAATTTATGGTTAAAATTTAATCCTTTTCAATACGATAAAGAAAATCCAAGAGTAGAAATATTCATAGAAAGTTAGGATATATATGTCTAAAAAGTATACCATACAAGAAATAAAAGATTATTTAAAGATATTTAATTGCAAATTATTAATAGAAGAATATAAAGATGTATTTTCGAAATTAAAAATAGAATGCTCTTGTAAAAATATATTTTATAGAGGGTTTAAAGACTTTAAATCAAGTGGCGGGACATGTAATATATGTACACAAAAAAATACAAATAATAAAACAAAATTAGATAAAAATATTGTAAAAAGTACAATTAATAAAATGGGCTATGAATTAAAGTCTTTAGACTATATTAATGCTAATTCAAAAATAGAAATAGAATCATATGAGGGTTATAAATATAAAGTTGTTTATGGTAGTCTACAACAAAGTCACATTCCAGACGCTTTTTCTATAACTAACCCTTTTTCTATTTATAATATTAATATATGGACAGAAAAAAATATTAAACCGTTTTTATTAATATCCTATAAATTTTTAGGTTCAAATTCAAAATTAACTTGGGCATGTAAAATATGTGGTGAAAACTGGGACGCAACATGGTCAAGTATTTATTCTAGTAAAAGTGGGTGCCCATATTGTGTTAATCAAAAAGTTAGTAAAAATAATAATTTATCAATTACTCACCCAAATTTATTAGAAGAGTGGCATTATACTAAAAATAAAAAGTCACCAAATTTATATACTCATGGTAGTGATTCTATAGTGTGGTGGGAGTGTAATACTTGTAGGTTTGAATGGAAAGCACGAATTGCCAACAGGACTAATGGGCGAAATTGCCCAAATTGTATGTTGTCTAAAGGTGAATTAAAAATATATGAATATTTAAAGAAAAATAATATCAATTTTGAACAACAATATGAGTTTAATGATTTATTATCAGAACTAGGAAATCCACTAAAATTTGATTTTGTTATATTTAATAATAATGATAACATTAGCTGCTTAATCGAATTCGATGGAATACAACATTTTAAACCCGTAGACTATTTTGGTGGCGAAAAAGGGTTTATGGCACAACAAATCAGTGATGAAAGTAAAAATGAGTATTGCAAAAACAACAATATTAAACTTAAAAGAATATCTTATTTAGAATTTGATAATATTGAAGAAATATTAACATACTTAATAAAAGAGTGTAATATGCCTTGGATAAAATAAAAACATAAAAACAAAATAAATTTACTCTTTATGTATTGACATTATTTGTTATATAATATATTATATTTATATTGAATATGACAAATAATGTCAACAACAAAGGAGATTCACAATGTTTAAAGAGTTTTTACAGAATTTAGTGGTTAATGTGCCATATATTACATTTATGATTTTAGGTTTTATATTTTTATTTGGATATAGAGATAAATTTTCAAAATCAAAAGTTATAACTTATATAATGATAGGTTCAATTTTAGATAGTGTAATACAAATATATTTAGAGAAAAACGCTTATATGTTTATCAGCATTTTAATTTCTATAATTTTAATTAGAATTATGTTTAAAATAAACCCATTAGCAACAATTGTATCCTACTTAATTTTATTTTTTATAGACTTCGTTGTGCAGATAATAATGTATATTATTTTAGCATTAGGTTTTAAACTAGATATTAATATATTTTCACATCAAGTATATTTTACCTTATGTTATATAATAGTTTGGGTTTTGGCATTATATAATATTATTAAATCTAATTTTGTAATATTAAATATGCAAAAGTATAATATATTTTCAGATAAAAAATTTAATAAATTTATTGATGATAATGTAAAAATATTACTAACAACATTTTTAATCTTTATGATAGTAAATTGTATTAATTTATTAGTATATTATTATGGATTATCAAATCATAAGTCGTTTGAACCATTAACATATCTCACCTTGTTATTTTTTAACACAATTATTTTTGCAACTATGATAATTTGGTTGATAAGTAAATTATATTCCTTAAAACAATACCAAATAAAATACAATTTAAGAAAAAAATATTCTAAGAGCATTAAACACTTAATTAAAGGACTAAAATACGAAAAAAGAACTTTTTCTAATTATTTAAATGTTATAAATGGATATGTATCATTAGGAAAATGTAATGAAGCTCAAGAATATATACAAAAAATACACAAATCTATTGTTACCGATAAAAAAGATGACAAATCTGAAGATGGATTAGATATTATAAATATTATTAATTCAAAAATCATAGCAGCAGAACAAAAAAATATTAATATACAAGTAAATAATGACGCCAATATGAAAATAAATGCATTCGAAATTGAATATGCTGTTACAATAATTATTGATTTTATATTTAAATATGTTGAAGTATTGAGTATTAGTAAAAGAAATATTAATGTAAATACTTATTCTGATGACCACAATTATTCCTTAGAGTTTGATTTTACTGGAGAGCAAATACCAGAAAATTATTTATTAGATGAAAATGAAGATTTATATATTTCAAAATACATAATCAATACCAATAATGGCAATATGCAACTAACATATGAAAAAAATGATTTCAATTTTTACAACAAAATAAAAATATTATTTCCTAAAGAAGATGGTGCAAATGAACTTATTAAATATTAAATATTATGCTTTTAGTTTATCAAATTTTATAGCAAAAACAAGAAATGAAAGCCATGCAAAAAGATATGAATATTATTATGGCTCATTAATATTATTAGAGACAATATTTCAATTAGTGTTATTTCTGGTAATTGGACTAGCTTTTAACATTTTAAAAGAAGTTATGATATCTTTATTAGCATTTGGAACTTTAAGGTTTTATGCAGGCGGCTATCATGCTAACACTTTTAAAAAATGCACTCTATTTAGTCTAGTTATTATCTTATCTTCAGTATTTTTATCACAATATATATTGAATTTTATGAATATTATATTGATAATTATTTCCATTGTAGTATTATATATTTATGCTCCAACCGATCATAAAAACAAGCCAATAACAAATGAAGCTCAGAGAAGTAAATTTAAGATTATATCTATTTTTATATTCGTTATTTGGATACTGCTAGGCACATTTTTATTAAAAGACTATTCCTTACTAATTAATATATCGTTGCTTTTTGAAAGTTTAAGTTTAATTAAGGTTTCAACCATGCCGAAATTTGGCAAATAACATATAAGGAGGAACTAAAAATGTTAATTTTTCTAGCTGATGTTTTAAGTGCGTTATTATCTGCCGTATCAACTCTTGATATGTCTATAATGTCACCTGTAATTATCCACCAACCAAAAGCACCAAAATCTTTAATTAAGTAATATGAATTAAACTCGACATTATAAGAAGTTTGACATAATAATAAGAAGTTTGTACATAGCACAAGCTCATTATATAATTTTAATGAGCTTGTGATTACTTCTTAAATAACATAAACATAATAACGTATAATATAAAATTTACATATATATGGAGGTAATTATGAAAGGTAAAGTAATTGTTTTAGAATCACCAGACGGTTGTGGTAAAGCAACGCAAACAAAATTACTATATGATAAATTAAAATCTAAAGGCTATAATGTAATGCATTTAGATTATCCAAGATATAGTATGCCATCTTGTTTATTAGTGGAATCATATTTAAACGGTGAATTTGGTACTAATGCTCAAGAGATTAGTCCTTATATGGCGTCAAGTTTTTATGCAATAGACAGATATATAAGTCATCTAGTTGAATGGAAAGAATTTTATGATAATGGTGGAATTATGATTTTCGACCGCTATTCTAGCAGCAATATTTTACACCAAACAAGCAAAATCAAAGATAAAGTTGAAAAATATAAACTTATTAATTGGTTGGAACAACTAGAATTTGAAACATATTCATTGCCTAGACCTGATGTGGTGTTCTATTTAAATATGCCAATTGAACAAAGTATTAAACTTATGGAGAACAGAAAGAACAAAATTAATGGTGAAGATAAAAAAGATATCCATGAATCAGATAAACAACATTTAATTGATGCTCATGAGAATGCTACGGATATTATTAATATATACGAATGGACTGTAATTGATTGTATGGATAGGGATAAGAAACTTAAAAGCATTGATGATATACATGAAGAAATTTATGAATTGGCGGTTAGTTATTTAGAATAGCATTAAAGTATAAACATAATAATTATTATTTATATATATCAACAGACATATTTAAAGAGAAAATGAATATAGTTTAAAAACTATTAATAAAGGAGATCAATAATGAAAGTTGAAAATATAATATTGGAAGGTAAAAATACATATTTAATTTGGGTTAATAATCAAGAAAAAAACCTACCAAATATCCAAGATGATATAAATAAATATAAAAACATAAACACGAGGGTTGTTGTTTTTTATTCTGGTGATAAATATACCTTGCAAGAATCAACACAAAAACTAATAGAAGGATTAAACAACAATATTACAAGTATATTTTAAATATACTTGTTTTTTTTACTTAAATTGGATATAATACTTTATTATAACACACTATACAAAGGAGTTACTGAGATGGAAAATGCAGTTGGATATATTAGATTAAGTAGGGACGAAGATAAACAAAATTATAGTTCAATTATTAATCAAAAAAATATAATTATTGATTATTGTGAAAAAAATAACATTAAAATTATTGATTTTTATATTGATGATAATTATAGTGGATATACATTTGAAAGACCCTCTTTTAAAAAAATGTTATTAGATTTAGAAAATAAAAATATTGACGTGATAATAGCGAAAGACCTTTCTAGAATTGGCAGACATAATGCAAGAACATTATTATTTTTAGAGTCAATAACAGAATTAAATAAAAATATTATTTTAATTGATGAACAAAGCGGTGGATATAATTTAAAAAAAGACGACGATAGTATGATAGGAATCAAAACATGGGTAAATGAAATGTATGTAAAAGATATTTCAAAAAAAATAAGAAGTAGTTTTACATCTAAACAAAAAGAAGGAACTTTGGTTTTTAAGGCACCATTTGGATATAAAAAAGACAAAATAAGTAAATCAGATTTACTTATAGACGAAGAAACATCTCAATATGTAAAATTAATTTTTGAGCTATATCTTCAAGGAAATGGTTATATTAAAATATGTAATATTTTAAATGATAAAAATATACCAACACCCTCTATAGTACAACAAAGAGATTTGTCTAATAACGGGAAAATATTTAAGAATAAGGTTTCTAAAATATGGCAGTCCCATCATATTCAAAGAATTATTAAAGACGATGTATATACGGGTAGTTTAAGGTGTGGAAAAACAAGAAAACAGGCAATTAAAGGTAAAACAATTTATCAAGATAAAGATCTTCATATTTTACACGAAAACCATCACGAGCCAATAATTTCTTTAGACGACTTTTCTATGGCACAAGATGTTAAAAATAAAAGAAATAAAACTCATTATAAAGGTGGGTCTAAAAATACGTATATGTTTTCTGGATTTGTTTTTTGTAATGATTGTGGTGGATATATGATTGGAAGGACATATAAAAATGGTGTAAAATATTATGAATGTGGTAAATATAGTAAATATGGCCTTAAACAATGTACTACACATTATATAAAAGAAACATTGCTTATTAATTTGTTTAAAATATATTTACAAAAAGTAAAAAACCAAATTGAAGAATTTATAAAAGATATTAATATTGAAAATCATGAAAAAGACATAAATGAAATAATTAAAACACTTAAAAATGAATATATAATTAAAAAAGAAGAATTAAAGACAATATTATCTGAAAAAATAAAAGCATTAATAAATGAAAAAAAAGACGAATATAAAGATATAGTAGAACAAAGTTATAAAGAAATTGAAGAAGAAAAAAAAGAAGAAATTAATTTTATATCAAATAGATTAAATAAACTTAATAACACAAAAGATGATGATATTTATATTAAAACTAAAAATTCAATTGATTTATATTCCAATTTAATTGAATCTAATAATTTTAAAAAAAAGGAATTAGAATTGATTTTAGATAAAATAATGGTTAACCATCAAAGAGATGTAGATATAAATTTAATATCAAATATTAATGATTTTATTGGGTAGATTTTATACTTTATAGTAGCACATTCACCTGAGAGTGCAATGATAAAGTATGAGTGTACAACCCTTGATTTTACTACATTTATATAATATAATTATATAATACCATAAAAGGAGTGACCCATATGTTATTTAAATCATTACTTAAATGTTCAAATTGCAACTATACATTCAGAGCAAGGAAAGAACGCAATCATATAAAATATCGCTGTAGTAATAGATTAAAAAATGGAATAAATTCTTGTTCAAATGACAGCGTAATAACTGAAGAAGAACTTATTTACCATACAAAAAAACAATTTGAGTTATATGAGATAGATTTTAACTTAGATAATGAATATTTAAAAACTGTAATTAAAGATATTATAGTTCAACCAAATAATAATTATATGATTAATTATAAAAACAAATCATTTGACTCAACAATAATATCTGACACTAAGATTTATTGGGGAAATTGAGATTTTAAAGGGGACAACAAAATATAATAAATTAAAATATAAGAAGGTAAAGTGAAAGGTTTATAATAAAAGGCTTTTAATAATTTTTATAGGGACAACAATACAAAACATTTATTGACAAAATGCGACATGATTGATATAATTAAATTCTGAAATTACTAAGCTATAATGTGTTCTGTCAAGCTCAGTTTTAATCTTTTTTAAGACAGCCCAAAACCCGTAAACTAATTACGGGTTTTGGGCTAAACATTATTTTTTTTCTAGTAATCCTACTCTATCTAAAATGGTCAATAATTCACCCCATGTTATATTGGAATACAAATCTTTTCCATTTTGAATTAATCCACTTAATATTGCTTTATCTAGAACTGGTTTAGCCCAGTGTTCTGTTTTAGGTGTAATCATTTTATCTTCTCCTTTTTTAAATATGAAATATTTTTGGCATTGCTGCTTAAAAGTACTAATACTAGCCTTTGTTCTTACGGTACTATTAGGATCATGCACAATAATATTTCCATCCTTGACATCGTAAGCTAATATAAAATGTCCTCCTTGGGTAAAGTAACCCTTAGTCATACTACAAACTACTAGAGCACCTTCTTGTAAATGTTTAACCACATCATCAGTTTTATATGATTCAATTAATTTTAAATTATATTTCTTAGCAATAAATGGAAAGAATTTAAAATCAGTCCCAGAATTCACAGTTCTATACCCATTATCAACACATAATTTAGCAACAAAATCAGGTAATATAGTAGTGTCATTCAGCAATGTTGATAATATCATAGCAGCACAAGTAATTCCACAACCACTTGAACCTATAGTTTGTTTTGGATTATTAGTAGAGGTGAAGCGTATTAAGCTCCACCTTTTGTTTGTTTGTAAATAATAATTTGGTTTAATTTTCATAATATTCACCCTCTTATCTAAGTTTTAATTAAAACTTAACTTTATCCGTTGGATTATTAGTTACTCCAACAATTCCTGCAATACCAAAAATAGTATCAACAATTGCTCTTAATGTTCCTTCTGGCATTCCAATTACATCATAAAATCCATAATTACCCATTATTAAAAATACAATTGACGCTAAACCTGTCCATAATACTGGACTTTTTAATCTTGATTGATTCATAATTATCCCTCCAATCCTTTTTTTATGAAATAATATGCTAAACCTATGCCACCACTAACCACTGCGGTGCTAATAGTAATAAAAAACCATTTAGTAACACCACTAATAACATCATTAATAGTTTTTGTAACTTCTTTCATATTTTCATTAATTGTCTCAGTAATGCTATTAATAGTTACAACTAAATCATCTATTTTCCCACATAAATTATTAATATCTTTTGAGTGACCAAGACCCTCGAGTTTTAATTTCATTATTTCTTCCTCGTGTAATTTTAATTCTTCAGTATGCCCCTTTAATTCTTCAGATATATTCTTATGTTTTTCTTTGCACAATTCTTCGTTCATCTGTGATCTACCTTTCTCTCAAAGAGCATAAAATTAGATTAATAAGTAAAATATATGAAACCTTACGGTATAATTGAGAAATTTATATAAAAGAACTAAATGTTCTGGAATAAAATAAAAAGACAACAATATTTCAATTCTGTTGTCTTTTTTATAATATTTTGAAGTTTTTAGTATAATTTAAGCAAAACACACTAAAATCACCATTTTCCTTGATTTTAGTGTGTTTTGAGGTATTTTTGTTATTTTTCAGAAAATCGAAAATCAAGAATGTAGTCGTACCAAGGGCTGCGGGGTTCGTGTTTTTTGATAAAATAAGCATTTTATTTAAAGTGTTAAATTATAATTTAAATTAATAAAAGCACCCTAGATGGATGCTTCTTCAACTGGTATATCTACATACTCATACCAAACTTCTTCAGTTTCTTTTCTTGCTTTTAATATTGCATACTTGCCTTCTATTTCGTCTGCAATTGGTAATGTTTCTATCTGTATTGCTTGCAACTTTTCTTCTTCAGTTAATGTATTACCTTGTACAATTACACTTGCAAAATTGTCTTTACCATCAAATATATATATCATTATCAAACCCTCCCATATCCTAGTAAATTATAAAAATTGTTATATCTTCTTATTGTGTTTGTAGTAGAACCTCCAGCATACAGATATTTACCATCTAATGCTATGCCCCACACACTACCACCATAATCTGATGTTGAGGTAATGTTAGTATATGTGGTTTTGCTATATTTTTTAACAACATTAAAGGTATCACCACCGACATAAAAATAGTCATCATCAAGTATTATTTTTTGAATAATGCCGCCAACATTTGGTGTTGAAGCAATATATGCTAATGTTGATTTATTATATTTTCTAACAGTTTGAATTGTATCACCACCTGCATAGATATAAGTGTCATCAACTGCTATCGAATTTATTTGCCCTCCATAACTAGCTGTTTCCCCTACATATGCTAATGTGGATTTATCATATTTTCTAACAGTTAGAGTTGTAGCACCACCAACATATACATAAGTGTCATCAACTGCTAAAGCATAAATCCCAGCTCCATAACTAGCTGTTGTCCCTACATACGCTAATGTGGATTTATCATATTTTCTGACCATAGCGTAGGCGTGAGAACTCACATAAATATAACTATCATCATCAACCATTGAATGTATAGCAGTAGCAAAAAGAGGTGACTCGCTTATATATGCCAGTGTTGATTTCAAATATTTTCTAACAGTTAGAGTTGTAGCACCACCAACATATACATAAGTGTCATCGACTAGTATCGAATTTATTTGCCCCCCATAAGACGGGGTTTCCCCAATATAACTTAAATCTGATTTCAAATATTTTCTAACAGTTAGAGTTGTAGCACCACCAACATATACATAAGTGTCATCAACTGCTAAAGTATAAATCCACCCACCATATGTCACACTTGCAAACGAATGAGCGGAAGTTAATGTTCTATCCATAATTGCTTTATATACATTATCATCAACGTCTACAACAACGCCTTTAGATACATCTACTGCACTTTTTACACTTTTAACCTTACCTAAAACAACTGCATCCATCTAACTCACCACCGTATCTGTATAATTTCCGTCAACATCAAAATTATATTCCAATGTGACAGTTTCTAATGTACTTAAAGTTCTTACTTCTGTAATTTTAGTTGCTGTGTAAGTGAAATTATCTGTTCTGATTATGTTAGTTAAATTACCTGTTTCCTTGTGTTCTACTTTGGTTATATCTTCACCTGTGTAAGTCGGAATTTGGGTTGTTCCTTGGATGCTGTCATTATAAAGCAAATTATATTTATTTATATTATTCGATATTTCATCAACATTACTTTGTTCTGCCTTATTATTAAAATCAGTAGCAGTAGTAAGATAAGGCTGTAAAACTGTAAATAATTGTGATAATAAATCACTTTCATTAGTATAAGTATATGTGGTTCCACTACTTATACTAATATAAGACCCAGATATAACCCCAAGACTTTCTTTAAAAGCCAGTTCATTGTATTTCTTTGCTTCACTTTTTAATGATGATAGTAAGTCATATTTCAAATCAATTTCTCCTTTCTATTTAATAAAATCTATAATAATATTATTTAATGAATTTCCTATTGCAAGAACATAACACTCCCAACCAGTAGCAACAGATAATCCTTGACGTATTTTTACATTTGGAATTATATTTTCACTGCCCATTAATTTAATATTAGCTGTACCGTCCCCGTTGTTTATAACTATTTTAGCTGGATAATGATTATCGAATTTTACTTTTTTTAATTCTTTTTGAACATTTTCATGTATAATATCTTTAAACCAATTAATAAATCTTGGGTCATCAAAACTAATTTGTTGTTTATAATCACTCATTTAATCACCTTTCTATTCCCAAATTTGGCGTCCTTTCCATACATTCATAGACATTTGTCCATCATTAAGCAGAGGAAATGAAACACTTTTAACTAAATAACGGTCATTTAACCCATTCCCAGAATCCACAATTGAAATTACACTTCCACCTTCAATAATATCTATAGGTATAGATTCAACATCAACTGATTCGACTATTGATATTCTATTTAATAATTCGTACGCTGCTCTCTGCTCACATAAATTTACAGTGGATATTAAATCATCTGTAATAACTTCTACTTTTTCACCAATTAAATCAACTCTTGTTGGAGAATTAGGATTTGTATCAGAACTTGTTGCAGAAACTAATACACCATTTACGTTATCACCCAAAATTTTAATGAAATTCTTTACCTTACTAAATTCAAATCTTCTGCTAGATCCTAAATAGTTAACTTCAGTAGTTTTAAATTCCCAAACTACACCTTTAGTTAAATAATCAGGTTGTGGTTCAAACCTAGGAAATCCATCATTGTCAAAATAGCATGTGTAAGATAACATTTGCGATAACTTAATTAATATATCTGCAAATGTTTCTCCAGCGGAAACTATCAAAGTATATGGTGAAATTTCATTTGTTGGATAAATAATAGGAACCTTAACTTCGCCAGCCTCTTGGAAAACACCTTTAATTGCAGCTTGAATACTAGTTCCTACTGGGATTATATAATCATTTTTTAATGGATTTTCTAACAATACCCACTTATCATATAATTGAACACTCATTGATTTGTCAGATAATTTTGAAGTTACTTCTGGTTCACCAGTTACAAATATTCCTCTTGAAACATAATAAGGTTCGCCATTAACAATATGTCCTGAGAACACTTTTATTTTAGAATTGATCCAGAATAATTTTTCTGGGTCTGGTGTATATAAACCTTTTGAATTATCTAGACTTAGATTACAGTTTCGCCGAGCGCCGAGATTGTCACTCATTTGCAAATCACCAGATATTAAATCTCTAGTAATTTCACTAACAACATTCTCGAGTCCATCTAAAATTTGGATTTTACAAATTCTTTTTGCACTTGCAGCCTTCATTGTGGTTACGAAATCAGAAAATAAACTCATTATTCTTCACCAACTTCCACCCATTTGAAGCTAATGGAATAAATTTGACTACCTAATTTGTCATTATATTTAATACTAAATCCATGAGTAATTACTTTTGCGGAGAATCCATTTCCGTTTTTCAATATCTTAACTTCACCATCATAGATAAAATTTTCTATAGCTACTAATAAATCATTATTGATTACTAAATCTCCGTCGTTTAATTGGTATGGTATCGCAGTAATTCCACCGACTTTGTACCTGCTCTCGCCAAATCTAACTGCTGCATATTTAGTGTTGTTTTTATATATATTAACGTCATCCTCATTATTTATAGAGTCTGTTTCAACTTCCATATCAAATGTATAACTAATTTGTGAATCTAAACTTGTTAATATCCAATTATCAAATACCACCATATTTTGTGCCTCCAATCCGAGTCCTTCTATTGAATTACTTACTGGATAAATTGTGTAATCATATTCAGTTGAACTTTTTGGTGTATAATCAATATAAGAAGAATCAATACTAGAACTATTTAAAGTAGCAATTAATTTATAAATCTGCTCGTTTTTTTCTTTTCTTCTTATTTTCCATTGAGTTATTGGTAGTCCATCATTTTGTAGATTTCCACCTTCAAGGTTTTCATTGAAATTTGCCAAAAATAAACTATCTAAATTCCATTGTTGTTCAATATTTGTGTTGATTATTTCATCATCAGATATAGTAATTCTTTTCATACTGATATTATCTAAATAACACTTACCAACAAATTTAACTGAATTATATTGTTTTTGAGGTGGTATAGCAGTCACATTTATACTGTCCCCAAGCACATTTATAGATAAAAACATTAATACCACCCCTTATTCTAAAATTTCTGTGTAAGTTTCTGTTACAATAATAACTTTGTTATGTTTAACTCCAATTAAAAAATAGCCTTCTGGAATTATCCTTGGGCTACCTGCTGTAATTCTATATTGATTTTTGAAATAATATCTCTGACCATCATATCCAAAACTAAAATCATCATCTAGTTTAAATAAATCACCATTAAAATCACTTAATAATTTTATATAATAAACACAAGTAAATTCTTGTGGAATTAAGGTATTAAAAGATAAAATTGAACCACTTTCTAATTCTAGACTATAATTATATTTACCTAATGCAAAACTATAATCACCTTCAACTTCACCTATTATTTGAACTAGATTTGACCATTCTAATTTTAATGCACCATATTTTTCAATCGGCGTTATATAAAATTCAGGTATGTTATCTGGATATGAGTAGTTTGAAGTAAAATTAAATAATTCACTTTCTGCGCTCATATCATTTTGGTCAATAATAAATACTTTGATATTATATGTTAAACCACTAACCATCCCAGTTATTTCATGATTAATAGTGGTATTTGGAACTGAAGAATTAAATAGAAATCCAGTGTCAAATACAATCCCATTGACTAATTCATTATCATATAAAACAACCTTATAAGATTTTAAATTAACACCATTTAAGTGATTATATAAGAATGAAAAAGTGTAATTTTGTGAACTTATACTAGATGGAACACTCATTGTAATTGTAGGTTTTAATCTTGCTTGAAATAATACCCAATCGGATTCTACATATTCTGTGTCATTATAATAAACTCTAACTAAATATTTATAATCGTTAGCATTAATTAAAGTGTTTGCAATTAAAGTTAGCGTTTCTTCAGATGATATTATTTTTGTAGAGTCATAAACTTGAACATTATCATCATTTTTTCTTATAAAAAGTTGAAATGCAACAGATTGAGTTTCGTCTGTTGCATTAACTTCCCATGTAAATATTATGTTTTGTGTCGCATCTACCCCAACACTGTTAGAAGGGGATAAAAAGGTTGGTGAATACATCATTATATTTTACCCCTTTCTTTATGATCTAGTTTTTCTAGTGATTTGGTGCATAAAATCAGTTACATCATTAGTTTGAACATTAACGCTATCTTTGCCAAAGTTAAAGTTATTTTCTATAGTTTGACCACCAATCCCAGCTAAAGTAGTAGGCATATTGAATGTTGGAAGTTTAATATTTGCAACTATATCTTTTACAATATTTAAACCTTCTAAGAAATTAGGAGTATCTGTATCATTTAGTAGTAATTCTTTTTTATGAACATACATTAAGCCTTCTTGGTTTCCAGTATATAAACCAGTTTCACCAGTTACAAGACTACTTTTATATGAACCGTCAGCTTTAACTCCTGTTATTTTATAATCTCCACCAGCAGTTTTCACTATAGTTCCTACACTTAAACCTTTTTGTGCCGTTCCATCTGCTTGGGCTTTTACTACTGTTGGGGCTGTAGATTTAGAACCATTATTTAGAATATTTCCAATAATTTCTTTCCCTTTGTCAATGAAACTTTCAACTTTATCAACAGTATTAGATACAAAAGTTCCTCCACTACTTTTACTAGAACCACCAGATGAAGGTATTTTACTTGGGTCAATATTATCACCAGTTAATAATGCATTTTTAGCAGTTAATTTAGCAAATTCAGCGGCTTCATATTTAACCATTGCATCTACATTACCTTTAAATTTAATAAATAAATTAGAATAGTGTATGTCGTATATTTTTTCAATACCAGCAAAATGTTTATCAAGTTTAATCTTTTCTTCGTCATTAGCTTTTTCAATAACATTACTTTGCTCATCAAATGCTTTCTTTTTAGTATCAATTAAACCTTTTTGATAATCAATTTCTGCTTTTAAACCATCTTGTTGTTTTCCAAATGCAATGTCTTTTTCCCAGTCAGCATAATCGGATTCCATACCGTAAAGAGTTTCGGTTTCTTGTTTTATCTTACGTGGATCACTAACCCATTCCCAAGCACCATTTTGAAAGATTTTAACGTCTTTCTCAGCTTTGATATTTGCAAGTTTTAACCTTTGTTCTTCTAAGTCAAGAAGTTTTTTAGCTCTCGTCTCTTCTTCTTCTTTTTCCTTATTAGTAGCAACAAGTATATCAAGTTTTTCTTGAAGGGCGTCTATTGTTGCATTAACACTATCTTCATAATCACTTTGGTTAGAACCATATATATCTTCTTCAATATTAGCAATTTTTTGTTTTTGTTTTTCCTCAAGTTGAAGATATTTATTTTCTTTATCTAAATCAACTATGCGTTTTGATAGTGCTTTTGCATTTTCTACCATATTAAGATTTGTTTCTTTAATTTCTTGATTTGTAGACTTTAAAACCGATTCAAGTTTCTCTTTAGTGGAAATAAATATATCATCTGTCTTATTTACCTCAGAAGTTGTACTTTCTAACTCAGAAAGTGATTTTGTGGTTTCTTTAACAATAGAATTATTAGCTGATAATTGTGCTTTTAAATTCTCATATTTTCCACTAAAATCATCGTCTTTTAGTAGTTTTTCGTTGTCTTTTAGCGTTTCTAACTCATTATTGAACGGTTTTAGAGCGTTTTCAGAGTCTTGAAATAAAATGGATATTTTATTTGAAGATATTGTTTGATTAAGAGAGAAAATCTCTTTATTTAATGCCATTCCAGCGTTTTCGTTGTCTTTATACAAATCTTTTAAAGTTTTAAGAGTATTTTTAACACCTTCGACTCTATCTTGTTCGTCAGGATTATCTATTAGTGAATTAAATAAATTTTTATAAGTGTCTGTTTCATTATTATTCTCATCAAACCATTCATTGCTATTGTCATATCCAGAAGATTTTCTAACACTATCCGCTGTTTTTGATAAATTATTATTTGCAATATCAAGTTGGCCTAATTTGATTTTTCTGTTTTCAAGTAATTCAAGTGTTTTTTCTTCTTCTTTATTGTAATCTTTTTGTTGTTTGGCAATTTCAATTTGATATTCTAAAATTTCTGCTTTACGTTCTGTTTGTAATTGATCATAACTTATTGAATTTATGATATATTCCTTTGAATCTTTTAATGACCCTTTTGAGGAAGTATCTTTATCGGGATCGGGATCTGGAGTTCCATTTCCCACAATTGGATCCTTTATCACTACAGGGTCATTTATTTCTTTAATAAGTTTTTCTATATCGGTTATTTGGTCTAAATAGTCTTGAGCTTCCTGTACTAATTCTCCAGATTTAATACCTTTAGTTAAAAATGCCTCTTGCATTTTTTTTGTAGATTCCTCGTTTAACTCCCAAACAAAATCTTTTTCATTTTTATATTTTTCATCTTTTAATTTTGCTCCCAAAATTTCATTAGCGAAAATACTTGCGGGATCAGACATTCCAAAATTAGTAGATTCAACCCCATAGTTAGCGGCTAAACTAGCCATTTGATTATAAGTTACAGTTTTTTTACCTTTAACAGATTCCCCTGCATTATAATATTTTCCACCAAGCGCAGATTCATCTACAACTACTTTTTCATAATGTTTTTTTTCTAATGCTAATAATTTCTTTTTAGCATCAAGAGACTCTATATAAGCAGCTTTCTCTGCATTGCTAAATGCTTTTACTTTATTTGTTGCTTCAACATATGAATTTCCTAATATATCTACTTTATCTGCTAATTGTGGGAATAATTTTGCCATTTCAATTTGAATACTATGAAGTTTTTGTTCTTCCTCTTTTGTTCCTTTAGAAGCTTTTTTTAGTTCATCATATTCAGATGCAAGACTATCTAAAGTTTTTATTTTAGAATTGTTCCCTTTTATTTCTTCTGCTGTACTTTTGGCGGATTTAAGATTTTCCTCGTGTAATTTTTTTGCATTATCCGCTGCTTTTTGTGATGCATTACCCCACAACATTAATCCACCAACTATTGCACCTATTAATAATGGTATTCCGCCAACTAATATATTCATAATTGTTAATTGTGTATTTAATGCGCCAGTTGCCGTACTAGCTCCAAACATAATTGGTATTAATGCTTTTAATGCATTACTCCAAGATAATATACCTTGTGCAGCTAATTGAATATTAATTGCTTTTAATGATAATGAAAGTTTTATAGCAATCCCCATAATTACTATAAACAAAATATTTAATGAACCAAATTTTTGATTTAATCTATCTAACACTTCAACCATAGCAATTCCAAAATCAACAATTTCTTTTATTGAATCTGATTTTACTAATCCTTGCCAAAATTTAGTAACAGTTTCTTTGAAAGTATTTACCTTTGCATTTATTGAAGTCATATAAGTTTCTTGTTCCTTAGCGCTACTTCCGGCACTATTTAATGCAGATTCTGTTGCTTTAATTCCATCCTCAATATTATTTAATAACGATGCAACTACAGTACCTTGTCTTTTACCCGCAATCATCTCTAAAAGTGTAGCACGTTTTTTATCTGTCAAATCTTTCCATACTTGGGAAACATCTTTCATAATTTCAAATGTAGATTTAAAACTATCATTATCTTTCATAATTTCTACACCAGATAATAATTTTATAGATTTTCTAAGTTCTGGGATTAATTCGCCTGACTCTTCATTTATTCCACGAAGCCTCATAGACACAGTTTTTAGGGCTGTTCCTACAACTTCGGGATCTTGAATTGCCTTTATACCCTCGGTTTCCCGATATTTTTTAGGGGAGTAGACTATACCACCATCCTTTTAAAAGGACGCCCTTCGGTAGTCGTTGAGGGGAGTTAGTTTAAATAACTCAGCCCTGCTGATTGCCCAATCCTTTAAATTGTCACACTTTGGTATTAAAGGCTCTAAGGGGTTTCCAGCATATTCAGGGTTTTCTATATATATTACTATATATAGGCACTAGTATGTTAATGCATTTGCAGCCGTAATTAATCCGATACTTTCTTCTAATGTATTTCCAGCTTCATATAATGAGGCTGAACTTCTCTTTAATGCATCTCCAATTCCACCTGATGTTATTGCGAAATTATTCAACTTTGTTATCCTAAAGGCTTTTTATCCTCTAGTTCTTATAGTTTCCTATAAGTTCAGCATATCTTTTCACCCTTAATATTACTTAGTGGGGCGCCCCTGCCTCTTGGACGAATTATAGTCTACTTTCATAGTATCATCGTCTATGCGTTGCGGCTGGTTAATATTTTAATATTAACCTTCACCTCTGATTAGCTTATATTTTTATACTTAGCTTTCCAGATTTTTTCAGGAGTTATCATTAGTATCTTAAGATACTAAGCGGCAATAAATTTACCGACTTCATTCGCGGCATCAATTAAGTGGGCGGTTTCAGATATTTCTAAATTGAAGCCTTTTAATGTTGAAATAATTGATTCAGTTGCTTCATCAATTCCAATATCGCCAATGTTACTATAAATTAAAGCTTGTTTTGCTAATTCAGCAGATTCTTTTATACTATAGTTTAATTTTGCAAATGAAGTGGTAGCATCAATTGCAGCTTTACTGCTATGTCCAACTTCAATAGCCATGCTATTAGCAGTTTTTAGAAATTTATCATAAGATTCTTCTGTCTCATCCGTAACTTTTTTCAAATTTACGATTGATGTATCTAATTGTGTAATTGTAGAAATTGCAGATCTTATAGCACGTACTGTCCCAAAAATGGCTGTTCCAGCAGCCGCCCACATGAGCATTTTTTTGGTATTTTTTGCAAACTCATTAAACCCACCTTCTGCATTAACTTTAGTTTCTTTTAAACCCGTGTTAAGAGTTTTTACAGACATATTTATTTCTTTCATTCTGGCAGACGCTGCTTTTGGTGCTAATCCATCTAAACTAGAGAGATTCTTTTTAATATTATTAATTTCATTTTGAACTGGAATATTATTTACTTGACTTTTATAACTTGCCTGAGTACTTCTTAATTGCAACTCAATCTTTTGTTTATATAGAGCAACTTGTTCTTTTAATTTTAAATTTGTTTGTTGTTCTGCATTACGTATTTTATCTGCATTTGATTTTGCAGTATTACCTAATTTTACATGCGCTGCTCTTGTTTTTTCTATTTCTTTGTTATCAACATTAGCAACGATTTTTATAGGTTTAATATTTTTATTTAGTTCTTTTATTTGCCTATTGATATCGCTTACTTTTGTTTTATTAATATCAATAGAAATGCTCAATGGTTTTAATTTTTTACTAAATTCTTTTAATTCTTTATTAAAAGAATTTATTGATTTGGAACTTTGATCCAGTTGTGACCTAATTATAATACTTAAATCATTTATCATAAAATTACCTCCTTTTTGAAGTATAAAAAATATCTCTACATCTCAATTCACAAAAAATATGAATTCAAATATAGAGATAAAATTGCATTAAAAAAGAAGTAGATTTTAGTCTACTTCTTCAAAACTTTTATTTGATTTTTATATTTAACTTGTTCTATATTTCATATAACAATCTCTATTACAAAAATGTAATTTACTGTTTTTAAAACGACCTTCAGTTATCTCAAATTCACTAGAACAATTATCACATTTTATTATTTTAGAACCCAATTTCTGATGTTCTAAGTGACATTTTTTAGAACAAAAATTTAATTTTCCTTCTTTACAATTAATAATATATGTTTCATATTCTTGGCCGCAATTATTACAATTTATTTTATTTTTTTTAGTTTCATCTGTATTATAATCATAAGAACATTTTCGACTGCAAAAATGTTTCTTTGTTCTATTATATAAAGAAATAGACTTTTCAACATCTTTATAACAATTATCACATTTAAATGTAATTAATTTTCGTATCTTATTTCTTTCTGTACGATCAAGTAAATTATCAATATCTTTGGCTTTATATTCTATATATGGCTTAATAATATTATTATTTAAAACCAATTGATTGTTTATTATAGAATAATTAAAACTATTATATTCTAATAAATTCCCATTGTTTTTTATATAGAATTTAATTAAATGTTCGCATAATTTAATATTATTCATAATGTCTGTTTCCCATAAATACAATATTTCTATTTTATAATATTTTTTTATATATGTGTGCTTGGATTTATCTCTCTTTATATCTTTTTGTTGCATTTGATTTAAACAATTATATTTTAATGGATTACTATGGAAATAATCTCCCATAACTTCAATACACAAATTATGTTCTAATATATAATTATCTACAGAATAATATTTATAATTATATTCATTCTCATATTTTATGTCTAATTTTTTTAGTAACTTATTTACTTCTTTTTGTGGTTTCGTTTGTCTATCAAAAATACCAGTTGAATACATTTTTGTTGTCAATATTCTTTGAGCATTTCTTTGTTTTGCCGTATGTTTTGTGCCAAATTGAGAGTGTTTTTCTCCTAAATAATATTTAGATCTATACTCCCAATAACATGTTTGACTACAAAAATTATGATTATCGTTATATTTATTTTTCTTATTATAATCATAAGGAATAACTTCTATGTCCAAATTACAATTTGTGCATTTTGTTTCTATTCTATTATATTGATAACTATCTTCGCCTTTAGGCTCAAATTCTTTTTTATATTTCCAATAACAATTCGAGCTGCAAAAAGTATTTTTACTTTTTAAATATACACTTAAAAAATCAACAGTTTCTTTTTGACAATATTTACAGTTTGATTTAACATTTAATGCTTTATTTGCTATTATTAAATCTGTACTTAGTAATAAAGTGATATCTTTAAAAGATTTACTTGGAACTTTATCGACTAATTCATTAATAAAAACTATTTTATTATTTATAATTGAATCTATAATAATTTTGTATTCATTTAAATTCCAATTTTCTTTAATAATTAAATTGCTTTTTCTTTTTAAATAACTACAAACCTTACACGAATAAACATATCCGCCACACGTTTTAACATCTTTATTAAATTCTTCTAAAGGCAACAATAAATCACAAGTACTGCATTTTCTGTAACCTTCTTGCACTTCAATAAAAAACTCTGGAATAAATTTGTTACATATTTCTTTATATGTCATTTTAAAATGCTTTTGCAAAGGAAACATACTAAAACCTTTATTTTTCATTTTTTCGTATTCTGTTCTATATGGATGTCTATTTAATAGCTCTGATAATTCTTTTATCTCTTTTATTGAAACGTCCATTCTTTCTTGGTCTGATAAATCACAAAATTTAGAAAATTGATTTGCCATAAATAATCCTCCTGTAGGGTTTTAATTCCTGAAATATAAAATTGAGGAAGAACTCAGGATGTTCTTGTCAAAATAATCGATCAAATTATTTCTATCCCCAAAACTTTAAATTAACTATTATAAATTCTAACATCTATATCATTATTCAATACCAAAATTGAATCATTATAACCCTCATAATTTTCTACTTCAATTATTTTACTTATGTAATTTATATCAATATCAAATCTACTTTCATCTTCATTTGAATATAAGGTTAATATATCAAGTTTATCAACGCCCCAGTATTCAAAATCTTCTAAAAATAACACTGTTTTAATACAATTGGAAATCTCGATTACTAACATTTTACCTTCTGATTGCTTAAGTCTTTTCTCTAAATCATTAATACTAATCTCTTTGTTTTCTTCATAAGTATTTTTTCTCATAAAAAATCTCCTATAGTATATGATGTTAAAGTAAAGGTTGCGCAACCATTAATACTTTACAAACATTATTCTATAAGAGATTGTCTTGAGTGTCAAGACAATTTTCAATTTATTTTTCCATAATATAAGAAATATTTTTATTATTCTATATAAAATATACTTTCTACTGGTGTATTAAGCATTTTACTAATATTTAAACCGACTTCCAAACTTGTGTTATATTTATTTAATATTATATTTGATAATGTTTTATGAGATATTCCAATTTTTTCAGCTAACCAAGTTTGTTTAATACCACGTTCTTTTAAAATTTCTTTTAACTTATTTTTTACCACAATAATAAAATCCTTTCAAAATTTAATATATCAATAAAAATGTTGGATATTCCAAATAAAAGTTTAGTTTATTGATATAAAACTATTGTAAGGCAAAACTTTTATCTTGTCAATTAAGATTTTTGGTTTAATAATTTTTATTCTTTATCTTCTAAATACAACTTACAACTATGAACACCGTCATCATAAACTATTCCCTCAAGGTTTACAAAACTATCATAAAATATATAACCACCAACCGTAGATTTTGAATTTTTTAAAGATTCAAAAAAATCTACTTCTCGTAATTCTTCTTTACTTGAAATATTTTCAGAATAGTTTGTTATTGTTAAAGGATAATATTTTTCTCCAATATAGTCACTAAATCCAACAATATTAATTTTTTTATTTTCTAATTCTGTTTTTTCTTTATTCCACACATGTAAAAAGATACCCTCTTTATTATTATAATCATGTTTAGCTATATTAACAGCTACTACAAAACCATCTTCAAATACACATGTATTATAAGTTATATTTCCTAGAGGCATAAATTTTTGTATAGAAATTTTTACTGGAGTATTAGTATTTTCTACCTTAACTTCCTCAACCACTGGTTCAACTTTAGCTACTTCCTTAACTTCTTCTTTAACTACAGGTTTAACACTAGCCTCAATGTCCTTAGTAGGCAAAACGTCAGCCCCACCAACTTTATCATTGATGCTAACCGTTCTTGTAGTTTCATTCCAAATAATATTCTTATTTAATAATTCTCCAACGGATCGGAGTGGAATATACGTTGTACCTTCCAAAATAAAATTATCTGAATCAACTTTCTTACCATTAACCTCAACATTTACCGAATTCATAGCAACATCAATACTCTTCCAAACACCATTTGCTAACACAGGAACCGTCAAAGTCACCAACAACGTAACTACCATACCTAAAATAAAACCTTTAAAAACTTTCATAATTTAACCTCCATATATAATATTATTATTTACAATATCAAACATTATATTACATATGGGAATTTATTGCAACGTTGTCAATAGGTTTTATGGAATTTTAGTCGTTTTGGTTGATGTTATATTTTTATTTATCTTTTAAATCACTCATCATTTGTTTGATTTTATCTCTTGTTTCAGCTTTAGACTTAGGTTTAACATAACTCTGACGAGTGGTTTCTATTGATTTATGATTTCCAATTTCAGCAGCAAGACTAATGTCCCCAGTTTTTTCAGTAATCATATTAAGAGTTGTTTTTCTAATACAATGGGCATGAAAATCTTCAATGCCTAATATTTTTCCCATTTTACGAATTCTATTTTGTAACGTACCTTTTTTCATTGCATTATATTGGTTATTATATCTTGAAATAAACAAAGAATCTATTTCTAAATTATCCATTTCTTTTCTCATTTCCAACCATTCATTAATTAAATCTCTAGTTGATTCAGAAAATGCAACTTCTACTCTATATCCTCTTTTTTCTCTAATATCTTTAAACAACATATTTTCTAAATCAAAAGAACTAAGAATTAATTTTTCTAAAGCACCTATTCTATTTGCACTATCTAATGCAATCTCAAATAATATTTTATCTTGAATATCAAACTTTGTACTATCTTTTAGTCCTTCTTTTATTCTTTCTACTTCTTCATCATTTAAAAAATATGAATTGATTATTTTTTCATCATTAGCACCTTGCATTCTATCTATTTTCTTATCAAAAGGATGCATTGGCACTAATCTTCTTTTCATTGACCATAAATAAAATGAAGATATGGCAGCAACTTTATTATTTACTGCTTTTTTATTATTCTTTAATGTATCTACACAAAATCCCATATATCCTTCAATTATATCAATAGCATCTTCAAAAAAACTATCTTCATATAATCCAACATTATTCCAATCTTCTGATAAATAAACTAAAAATTGTGTCATATTACTTTTATAAACTTTGTAAGTTGTATTTTCTACTTCTTTATTCTTTAAAATACTAGATTTTAGATATTTTTCATACAAAACTAAATTATCTTTATTAATTAAAGCCTTTTTATCATCTGTGAAATATCTTATTTTTACAATCTTTCCCATTTTATCCCCACCTATTATTATATTTATATCTATATATAAATTCATTAATTTTCTAATTTACTTCAGACTTAATTTAAGTCCAGTCATTGTCATTCCTTTTTTAAACGATAACAATAATTTTCCACTTTTTAAATCATCTCTTGTATTTTGTGTAAAAGGTCTTGGCTTTTCATATTCATAAGGTGATTTACCAAACATATCTCCAGTAAAATCATAACCTTCGCCAGTTTCTACTACTCTTGCAATATTTTTACCAGTAAAATCATCTTCTCTGACATTGGTTATAATTACACCATTTTGTAGAGTATTTCTGTCAATTTCAATATCTTCTAATAATCCACCAGTGCGTTCATATTTATGTGGACTTTCACTTTGGCTATCATATTGATCATAAACATCTGTTTGAATATGTTCTTGCATCAAAAGTTTAACATCTTCAGCCACAACCGTATCTAAAACTACTTTTAGCTGTTTATCAACGTATTTTGCCAATTCAGCCATATTTTTAAAGGTTTTGCCCATTTTATCACCTTTTCTTCAAATGGTATTATTTACCAACCTTGAAACCCTTGGTATTAAAGGGTTTCAAAATCAGTTTTTTAGATAAAATCACTCTTTTATTGAAAGTTATATTTCTCAATAATTATGTTTATATTGGTCTAGAAATCAATTCTGGCTTAACAATTATAATAACTGGATTATTTATTGAAATCTCTGTTTGATTACTATAAATAATCTCAAGTTCTGTAATATATGAACCGCTAATAGCTGTATCTTCTCTAGTTAAAATATACATACATTCGGCAGCATTAGCATCTGTGATGCTACATTCCCTTATTAATACTGTTTCTGTATTTTTTTCTTTCATTTTAAAATAAACCATAGCACCATAAAGTGATTCAACTCTGCTATCTTTTTTAATTGTAAATATTAGTTTAATATTATTGTCGAATTGATTAACTTCAATTTTGCTTGCCATTATAGATTCACCTCAATTCTGTATTCCGAAGTGCATTCACAATCAATGTAGTAATATTTCTCATTGACTGGTAATTTTACATCAACTTTTAAATTATTATCTTGATTCTCACCAAGAGATATTTGACTAGACTCACCAGTATCTTGAATTCCCATTAATTTAATATCATAACCACTACCATCAATTAACATCTCGTATTCTTGAGGTGTCCAAGGTAGTGTGACAAAAGGACTTCCGTAATCTTCTTCACCCTCTGCTTTTCTGTATATTAAAATTTTAGGAACTGGCTCACCATACCAAGTAATTTTGATATGGTTTTTATCTATCAATTCCGTATCAAAGAATATTCTGCTTTTAATACTTTCAAGTATATTAAAACTAGCAATCTGCCAATCTATAACTCTTTCTTCAATAATAAAGCCTTGAAGTATAAATGCAGTTTCTCTTATTGGAAATTTAATACTAGTTACTTGTGCGGTCTCACGTAAGGGAAATTTAATTGATAATTGAGTCATTTATATTCCCCCCCTATACCTCTATTGGATCATAAAATAATTCCATTGCAGAATTATAAACTTTTTGGTCTTCTGCGCCATCACCCATAATAGTACGAATATAAACTTTTCCATTTATATCTTTAGAATATGAAGTAGACTTTTTTATTTCATAGATTCCTGTTGTAATTCCGCTGCCAGGTATAAGTGAAGCGCCACCAGAAAAAGGATAGGTATTCAAAGTATCAATATATGAATAAACTACAGTTGTAGTGCCCCAACCTAAAGGAGTGTCTGTATCAGATACATTATTAACCCAAATTTTAATTTCAGGCAATCCATTTGCATTTGTAAATACTTTAAACCTTAAAGGCATAAAATCAATCCAATTAAATGTTTGACTAGTAAATAAAATTGTTCCAAAATCAAAAGCACCACTTAATTTTATACCTGCGCCTTTTCTTATTTCAAAAAATGCGGTATTAATATTGGTAGTAGGATTATATATTCTTTTAATATTAACCAAATAACCTTTTTCATCACCAAGACAATTCATTCTAAATCCGAACATTAAAAACGCGGAACCCGAAATTGCGTTCGCTGTAAAGTTCATATTATAAGTTACATCAAAATTTTCTTGATTTCCCCATCCGTTTGAGTTTGCTTTACCATAAAACGAAGCTAACCCAGTTTCCCCTTGGCAGGTCAAGCTAGAACCAGTCCATTTCCACAATGTTCCAACTCTTGCTAGAGGAATCCAATTAGAAGTTTGTGGGTTTGTAAAATCATCTACTGTTTTATTTAATCCAATAAGAGTTTGTCCTGCTGGTATGTTAGGCAAACTTAAAGTTTCAACAAATCCTTCATCTGGTAACATACTAAAAGTTTTCCAATTAGAAGCTAATGTTTCTGAAGAATATTCTTCAGCAGCAACATCAATTAGAGAATTTAAAGTTGACCCAGTAATCGAAAGATTATTTGCGTCATTTGTTCCTAAATTTTTAACTATAACAGGAGCGATATTTGGTTGGTTTTTACGTATAATACCAAAATCATGTCCACCAGTAACTTTATCCAAACTTATTTCAACATCTTCTAAGTCAAAAAATTTTATATCAATTGCCATTACTGTGCACCTCCAGCATCTACTTTAAATATACTATATTGTCCACCGAATAAACTTGTAGTAGATAATACATTATCTTTTACCCATACAATTCCGTCTTGTGTTGGTACTTCCATTTTAATATCATCATAATAAACTAATATACTTCCAGAACCAGGATGACTTCCTAAAACTGGTTTAGCAGAATTAATATATGTATTTGCATTATCAACCCAAGAATATAAAGGGTCAGTAGATAATTCATTTTGATACCAAAAATCAAATCTGTTTCCAGTTAATTTAACTTTGAAATAATCATGAGTCCCACGAACACCTACAGTTCCAGATTGATATAATAAACTCCAAGCGCTAACACCACTTGAAAATTTACCACTCCAAACCTGAATAACACCTTGATTTTGTGGTATTAATCCACCGAAATATTGTGCTTGTCCTTGAATTAAAACAATATATCCAGTGTCATAATCGCCAATATCTCGTAAAATATATCCAGCATAAACTCCGTCACGAACAGTTAATTTTGTTGAAAATGCGAAATCAGTAGCAGATGCCAGCCCACCCCATAATGCTCTTGAATGTTCTGAATCTGTATTGTGTTGGAGCCAACCATTGTAAACTTTTATATTCGCATATATTCGCTAAATATATGCCGTTCTCTAAGGAACTGCTTATGCTTTCACATAAGAATAGACTATATCATCATCTATTTATAATAGACGCTTACCACTTCCACCACCAATCGCTTGTGATGTACTAAGTTTATATTAAATTATATTTTTGAGAAAATTCTAAGCTTTTATTTATACGGTTTGGAACATACTGCATGTTGAATTTATAATAAAAATCTTTAGGTATATATTTTAAATAATCCCTAACTAAATCATAAAATTTACGAAATGCAGTAGCATTAAAATAAATTCTATAATAGATTTTACCTTTATATTTTTCAAATCCAGAATTGTCAGTGTGTATTCTTAGGTCTATATCAAACCTATTTTTAAACATATTTACAATTTTTACATTTTCTTCATAGGTAAATGATTGAGTATTTAAATATCCAAACCTTTTACCTGCATTATTCCTAAAAGAAACATGCCATTGTCCATCGTCTAAAAACCAAAACAACAAACCTAGTTTATTAATGTTATTTAAAACATAATCAGAAACTATTTTTTTATTTTCCTTATTAAAAAATTTATTTTCTGTTTCAAAATAAAATCTCTTTGAAACCCATAAATTTGTTTGGGTATACATAATTTCCCCAAAGGTTGTCTTCTTAATAAAGTCCTTTTTAATTGTGCTTCTTAATCTCTGATTAAATATATTAAACAACCATTCACAATAAAATTTTTGTTTATTGGTATGATATATTTTTATTACTCCACCTTCTTTTGAATAATATCCGTCGCCTAATAATAAACCGTATAAAGCAAAGCTTATATCTTTGTCACTCATATTTTTAATTTCCTCATTCATGTGAATACTCACTCCTTTTATAATATAAACTCTTAGTCGTTGAACTTTACTCTATTCGAGTCTTAGCTGCTGATCGTCCATTGTATTAACACTTAGGATTTAACCATATGTCATACACATTTGTTTTTTCTACTTTCGTAACATTCACGCTTGGTTTTATTTCATACCTACGTTGTAGTCAATGTGTCTTTGGGATGTTCCAGCAGTTCAATAAGTTTTCTATGCTAATTGCTTAACATAGGAAGCAAGTTACTTCCCATACATATTCATTCCCACCCCAAACAATCCAGTTTTGGTCTGGTTTTGTTCCAGCAGCAGTTGAATATTGACTAAAATCTTCAAAATATATATCTTTTCCAGGCATCCATGAATTTGCAGGAATATCTGGTACTTGTAATAAGGTTGTAAAATCTGAACTCTTACTTAAACTTAAATTTTTCCATTGTTTAGCCTCTAAATAATTTTTACCAGTTTGGAAATATTCTTCGATAGAAACTTGAGGTGTAATTGCTGTTTCATCACCAGCATTAAAAATAGCAATGGGGACTTTTTTCTCAGTCCCCTTAAAAATGCTACCTAAATTTAAATTACTATCAATTCTTGTTTTCAAACCAGAGGCTTCTTCTATTACATAAAATTGCAAATCAATCATTTATTAGCCTCCTACTTACTAAATATTTGTTTTCAATGCTCTTGTAGCAAGACCTAATAAAACTACTGGGTCATCACCAAATCTAGGCACATCAACAAGTATTTCAATTTTATTTATACCACCAGCATCAATTTTGTTGTTTATATGGTCTTCAAAACCTTTATTATCAATAGAAAACTTAATATCTAATCCATCTTCTTGTTTAGGATACAAAGAATAAATTAAAGGTTGAGTTCCTATATTTTTAATATATCTAGTAGTACTTTTTTGTCTTCCTCTATTAACATTTTTAAACTCAATAAAATAAGTCTTATTCAGCGTATCAGTGCCAAAAAGACTTTCTTCAATAGTACATTCTGGGTCAATATATAAAGTAACCCCACTTTTTAATGATTTAAATATTGATAAAGGTATTGCTTCTGCCATTAATTTATAACCAACATCATCTGGATGAACACCAGAACCACGTCTTATTAAATTACTATATTCATCAAATCTACTATCACCATCATATAATGGATTTAAATTACCTGGAACATTTGGTTCTTCAAGAGGTGTAGGTGGAATGTTTTCTTTACCAGCATTATAAAAATCAACATAATATACATCATCACGACTATTACAATAATTTATAATCCAAGTATTAAAATCCCATAATGCAGTTCTATAAATTCCTTGTGCGGTAGTTCTAGGAATTAATGTTCCAATAATTGGTACTATATTATTTGCAATTGACAACTCAACCATTTCAATTAAATTATCTTTTGCTAAATCCATTTTGTATATTAAATATTCTACATTGTCTTTATTCTCAGCCATTGCCCAATAAAGGTCGTTTGTTCCGCCTTGTAATACTACATAATTAGGAGATTTAGAAATGACATCTCTCTCAAATCTATCTAACATTCTTTGTGTTGTATCAGAACCATAACCATTATTTAATACTATAAAGTCATCCTTTAATCTTCTTTGTAACCAATATTGATATTGAGAAGTTATCCGACCAGTTCCAGATTCAGCCCAATATCCAGGGTGCCCAGCAGTTATACTATCACCAAGAGTACAAACTGTTATCTTTCTGATTTCCGTTTCAATGGGAACAGCTAATCTATAAGCATTAATTATAGTAGATTCAATTGGAGCACCATCACTAGATACTGTACTAACATATATAGTATATAAAGGATAATTACTTTGAATTAAATTAGTATTACTAATAGCCATAGAATTTGTAAATTTAGAACTAACATTTTGGTTAGAAATTGCTGCGCTTAAATAACCATTCTCAAATCTTAATCCCGTATTTGTTGATGCAATTTCTATAAATCCATTTTCATATCTGACATCTTCAGTAATTATAGTTTCATTTAATACATAACTAGTTTTGGTATCAGAATTACTAACAGCCATTTCATTATCATATTTTATAGTAGTTGGATAATATGTAGCAGTTGAAATTACATAATTATCATCAAACCTTAAAGCATAAGACAATGTAATTGTGTCTATTCCAGTTGAAAATGTTGTATCAACCGTCCAAGTTATTGTATCAACTTCATAAGACTGTTTTAAGTTTATATTACTTACGTAAGTGTCTATATAATTTTCAGTAATAGTTTCATTTATAACAAAGGTATTAATTGGTTCTTTACAATAAGTTATTGCAAATGCAAAAGTTTCGGTTGGTTCAGATATTAACCCACCAACATAATTTGCTTTCATATAACAAGAAAATTCAATAACATCTTCGGGTATAATTATTTCATAAAAATTATTAGTAGTTGTAATACTGTCTTCAACACTATTAAATATATAGAATATCTCATAATTATTTATATAATCTACAGTATCCCAAGTTAACATTAAACCATTTTCAGTACGTTCTCTTTTAAAATTACTAGGAGTTACTGGCTCAACTAAAACATACATTATTTCAATAGTAGAACTATAATTGCTTTCCTCTAATAAATTAGAAGATTTAACTTTACCAACTATAGTATCAAGATGTTCAGTGACAGTTACTTCATAATAATTATTAGAAGTTTCAATTACTGTTTCTACCCCACCATTTATAGTGTAAGCAAATTTATATCCAGAGCCGTCTACACTTGTAGAGTCCCAAGTAAATCTAGCAATTCCGCTACCATTCCAGTTAACACAAAGATTAGTAGGAATTTGTAATGGTTGATAAGTTGTAGAACTTGCAATTACTACTCTTGAAGAAAACCCTTCATATCCATTATTTGTATAAAATAAGTTTAAATTAATAGTTGATCCTAAAGCTAATGGAATATTAAAAGCAGTAGTTCCAACTGTAATAGTTTCTACAATTTCTAGTCCACCATCAATTGAATATTTTAACTTTAATCCATCATCTATTAATGAATTATCAGACCAAGCAAGGTTAATATTATTAGTAACACTATCATATTTCCATTGTATTATACTTGGCGGCATTAATAATATCGCCGATGTAGAATATGCACTTTGTCCAATGCTATTATAATGTGCTAAACTAATATCCAATTTTTCTTGAACACTAGATTTTGGTATTGTTAATATATATTGATAAGCATCACCAATTGTTATTATAGAAGTTGATGGGACGCTTATAATATTTTCCGTACCATTATCAACAATATATTTTAATTTATATCCATCTTCATTAACTGAATTATCATCAAAATTAACTGTTATATCCCAATCTGTTCCGTTTTCTACAATAGAAGTTGTAACATTGGTTACTAAATTTCTAGGAGATGATTTTGTTGTTAATGTATTAGAATTTTCTGATTCACTATTACCATAAGTATCAGTTATATAAGCAACAACATAAACACTTTGATTAACTTCTTCAGTATAATTAAATATATAACTAGTTTCTATAGTATCTATTATGTTTATACTTCCAAGATAATCAGTAATATATAATTTATATCCAGTAGCACCAGTTACAGCATTCCAAGAATAAGTTACTTTATCTAAATTATCTTCAATAAGTTGATTAATAATTGTAGAATCTACTAAAGTTAATCCCCAAGTTGTATAAGCAGATGAACCTTGTGAGTTAGTTGCTCTAATTAAATATTCATATAAAGAATTATAAGAATAAACAATTTCATCTAAATATGTATTTGTATTAGGTGATAAACTAGTTAAAATAGTTTCAATTTCTCCACTATTTACTTTTCTATATATTTCATAATTAGCTTCTAGAGTTGAATTATCTGTCCAGTCAAGTTGGAATCCACTTGGTAATTGAGTTATGAATAAATCTGTTGGTGCATTTGGTAATGTGTTAATTGCTACTAAACTAGATTTATCTGATTCAGAATCAACGGTATAACTTGTAACAGAAAGATTTAAATTCTGCTCTGATGTACTTGTAAATTGACGCGATAAATCTATTCCTTCATAAACTAGTTCGTCTAAACTATTGTATAATCTATAACCATCAACATTTACAACACTATCCCAAGAATAAGTAATATTATAACCTTCTGTTGTTGCTTGTAAATTAGTTGGAGTTGGTAATAAAAATATAGATTTTTCTATACCAGTTGATATACCAGTTGCGTTTACTGAAGATACTTTATATTCATAATTTACTCCAGTTAAGTATGAGAAAGTGTCTGTGTATGTTGTTGTGGATTGATTTAAAGATAATGATACCCAATTACTATCTACTTTCTTATAAACATTAAACCCAGTTTCAATACCAGAATTATCTACCCAATCAAGTTGAAAACCAGTTTCTAATCTATTAATAGTTAAATTAGTCGGATTATTAGGAATTGTTTTTACATTAATCGTTGCAGTTGCAACAGATTCACCAATATCATTATATGCAGTTAAATAATATTCATCATTTTGTTCTACTTCAGAAGGTAATTCATAACTTGTTGAAGTTGTAGTATTAAATAAAACATTGTTTTTATATAAATTATATCCTGTTGTATTAGTAGTCGCAGTCCAAGATAAGGTTGCGTTATAGCCATTGTAAGATTGAGTGAAGTTTGTTGGAACAGATGGTGGCATAGGTACTAAATCGCCTAAAAGTTGGCACTCCCAACATTGCAGAATCAAACCAGTACACGAACCATCAATTTTAAAATATCTATATCCAATACTAGAGTTGATAGTAAAGGTTTTCCATGCATTAGAAGTATAAGTTTGGTTACTAAAAGATATAATAGAAGTCCAATTAATACCATCTTGACTACCATATACGGTAAAATTCATAAAATTTCTATCAATATCAGCGCTACTATAAATACGCAAACTACTTAATGTATATAAATTACCACAATCAACCGCTAACCAACCAACTTTAGTATTTGCTGGCATCCATTTTGCTGCAATACTATTATCAAATGCTTTATATGGAGCGTATGTTGCGCTATATTGATTACTTGCACTTATAATAAATGGGGTTGGTGTAGTATCACTTGTCATTATTGGTACTATATTTGTTGCCATTTAAAAATCCACCTCCTTCTTAAAAATTTTAAATAAAATAGGATTTTTATTTAAAAAAATAAAGGACAAGTCATTTAAACTTGCCCTTCTTTAAATTCTATTGCCATTTCTATAATTCTTTCATCACTAACTATGTTATTAGTTAATTCATATTCTTCTTCAATTGTTATTCTACTTGAACATTGAATATTTAATTTTTCTATAATTAATTTTGCCATTTGTTTTGCAGTTTCTAAATCTTGAAATGATACGTTTTCATAGTTAGGGGAAATGTGTTGTCTGATAAATAATTTTCCACTTTTTAAAATTTCGTAACCATAAGTTCCATCATTTTCAAGTAATATACAATATGTGTATTCCATTTAAAATCCTCCTTAAAATCACGCAGGTTCTTCATCTGCCACTATAACAATTTTTACATCTTTTTTCTTTTGAGTTGGAAGTCCGGCAGGTGGGTCATTTTTAACAAATACTTTATGTGTTACTGGTGATAAATCAACCAAACCAACAAGATAGATAATTGCATTTTGATTATGACTTGCTCTAGAAGTTCCGTTATATCCTCTTAAAACTTGAATATCAACTCCAGAAACTGCAACAACTTTCATTTCTTCACTATCTATTTTAATAGTACTACCAACTGCATATTTTAGAGCATTATTTGATTTAATAATGTTTGATGTGTCTAAATTATCTACTGCTAAAGTTAATATTGAAGGATCTATTCCAGTTGTGATAGATGCACCAGCAGCTAAGAATGTTCCAGCAGTATTATAAGTAGTATCACTTGGGTCTGGCAAAGCTAGAGAAACGGCAGAAGTATCTGCTGTTAAAACTGCACCAATTGAATGAGATGACATTGTTGAAGATTTTCCATCTGCTGTATAGTTACGTGTTACACGGATTGATGTGCCACTTAAAACTTCTTCTACACGCATACGCTCAAGACCAACTTTTAAAATTGTCCCGATATTGAAGCCATCGATACTGTCACAAATCACGGACGTATCTGAAATACTGGAAATTAATGCTTGTGCTAAAATATAAGAAACTCCCTCTACGTTTAGTTTAATTGAAGTATATATAAGCGGTGGCGGATTTAAATCTGGACTCACGTTAGCCCGCGCAGGTGAATTATTTAAATAAATTTGCGTAATAACACTTTCTCCCTCGGATGTGTGTTTTGTTTGGATGGGTAACGAACTGCTAACATTTCCGCTTCCATCGGAATTTAAAGTTAAATAAATCATTTTATTTTTCTCCTTTATAATTAAATTTTTTCAATTAAAAAAGACACATTTTGTGTCCCTATGTTCAAACTTTTTATTTTTTCTTCTAATTTTTATATTAAAAAAGAGATAACACAGTATCCCTTATCCCTTTGAATTTCCTTTGTTAGCAAATTCCATTAAATTTTGTAACTCTTTTAACTTACTTGGGTCAAAATTCTTCACAGTATCAATTAAATTTGGCATTTGTTCAGTAATTTCACCTAAAAATGATTTAATAACACTATTAAAAGTGTTTTGACTTTCTAAACGCTTTTTAAATTCATTAATTTCTAAATTAATTTGTTCTGATAGCATTGAAATTTCTTCTTGTGGTAATTCAAAATAAATAGCATTAAAAATACCAAAATCAGGTCGCATAATTAAATCATATCTTTCAGATATATTTACATATTTGCTACCATCTTCATTAATCCCAAATTCTTCATTATCAAATAAATTAGTAAAATATTTCACTAAACAATAATCAAAAAATAAGTCTTTTTTAAATGATGAATATAATCCATCTTCATCAAAGCAATATTCTATTACTTCATTTATAAAATTACCTTTTTCATTTATTGAGAGGTATTCTTTTACCTCAACATCAATTTCATTGATTTTTATAACTTTATTTTGTAAATCGCTTAATTTTCCTATAATTTTTCTCAATATTGATTTTTTAGCCATTTTGTTCTCCTTTTAATCGTTTTTGGGTATTTTCACTGATTTTTAGAAACTCATTTTTTTGAAACCTAGTCGTACCAAGGGTTACGGGGTTCGGTATTTTAAATAAAATAGTCATTTTGTTTAATTTAAAAAAAGATAAAAAAATAGACGGTGTAAACAATTTTCATCATTTACACCGTCAGGTTATTATCTTTTACTATTATATTTATTTTCTATAATAGTCTTCTCTGGTTCAAGCTTTACAATTGGCTTTACTTCTTCAATCGTAAAATCTTTCCAGTTTTTTTCGACAGGAGTAAACATTTGCTTTATTTCTTCAATACTAAAATTAAAGATTTGAACTCCATTTGTTATAGTGCAATTTTCACCATTTTGTTTTACAGTATAAACCGTATTTAAGCTAATTCCATTTCTAGGACAAGCAGGCGAATTATATCTAACTTTTACGTCATTAAGATTTCTCATTTAATCACCATTCCTAATTATTAAGCTAACACAATTGTATCAAAGAATACTTTATCTCCATCAATCTCAACTGTATACAAGTCACACTCAAAAAGCATCTCAGTAGCACCATCACTTGTCATTGTGAATTCGAAGTTTGGTTTAACCTTTGCCTTTTTGATATCAAACTTAACAACATGTTTTGTTCCATCTACTTCGTCAGTAACAACCCCATCACCAGTAATTCTAATAAATCCTGGGAAATCATTAGCAGTAACTGAAATTTTCTTAGCAGTAATAGCGGTTTGATATTCATAATAAGCAATAAAAACTGTACCTTCTGCTCCAGAAGTTGCATGTAAAGTAATTACTTTATCTATGATTGAATAAGTGTTTTCAGTAGTAGCAGGTGTTCCAATTAATTGCTCAATTCCATTATCTCTTCCCGCATCTTTAATATATATTCTTAAACTGCCAGTTAAAGGTGTCTCAGCAAGAGTAATAGTATTTGTAGCACTTGCTGTTAAAACTTCTCTGTTTGGAGCATTAGTAGCTCCAGTTATAACTGCTTTACCAAGCAATTCGCCTAGTGCTTCAAGGTCTACAACTGGAAAAGAAGCATTAAATGTAGCATCTTTTGTATGGTCTTTAGAATATAGTTTATAGTTTCCTTGACCTCCACGTAAATCTAGTCTTTCAGATGAAGTTCCAACAGATGAACTTTTAGCATAATCTGAATAAAAAATCGGATCCCCACCGAAACCATTTGTATTAAATTTTGAAACTGTAATATTTAAAACTTCATCGAACACGAACTGTTTTGACATTTATATTTCCTCCTGTATTATGTTTATATTTTACTTATAATTTACTAGACCAATGTTTTAAAGACTCATCTTTCGATGCTCCATGAATCAACGAATTGATATTTATGTGATAAGTATCAATAGCATTTAATCTTTTAAATTGGTCTATTAATTGATAAATTGTTAAATTTCCTATATTTAGTAAATTTATACTAGGGTGTTTTGCGCAAACGGCAGATATAATATCATTTAAGTTATTATCATCAACATTCTTTTCTTTGTTATTAAAACACTTATTATATTTTTTACGCATTTCTTCTAATTTCTTTTCAAAGGAATTTTTTGGCTTATTTACTTTACTATTTAGACAATTTTGGATTTTTAATACCTTAGCAAGTTCATCAAAATTATCTTCATTAATAATTAAATATTCTGGCTTATCTGGATTAAATTCGCCAATCATAAATCCAAAATTGGTATAAGAAATCTTCTGTTTTAAAAAACTTTCTAAACCTAATAATATTAATTTCATTACCTTTTCTTTACTTTTACATAAAGTTTGAACGTATAAATATGGGGTAATTTCATCTAATATATCTTCATTTTCAATATTTGCTATAAGGTCTTCTTTATTGCAGCATAATAATCCAAGAAATTCATTATAATCTGAAATTCCTATTTTAATAAGAATCTCATCAAGTAATAATGGATAAATACTTCCTATACTTTCTATGTAGAGAGGGGAATTTAATAATAATCTAGATTCAATATCTAATTCTTTAATCTTATCATCCATTATTTAAAACCTTTATTTGCATCACCAACATTATAAGTTAATCTATAACCTATATAATTAATAGGTGCGCTAATAGGTCTTCCGTCATCATACGTTATTTTACCTAATCCCGTAATTCTCTCATAAAATAATAAATCGTTTACCCTATCACATATTTTGCATAGTCTTAAATCTTTTTCATCAAAATCAAAATGTACTAGAACATCTATTATTATATTTTGATTTGCAATTAAATAATTTCCATTTGACCTACGATTGCCAGGATAAACTAATATTCTACATTTAGAAACAGTATCAAGACCATCAACTTTTGGAGTAGTTTTAATTGAATCATTTATGAATATCCACAAATCTTCTTCATCGAGTTCTAATACATTTGGTTTGTCTGTCGATAAAGGGTCGTCAATACCACTAGTTGGTTTATAATAAAGGAGTCTTAATAATGTCTCATCTTCACAAAAAACCTTAAAAACATCTTTTATACATTTCTCCATATTCATATTAATACATCACTCCTTTATATAACTCTATCTGCTAATAATTGAATAATACCAACATTATTTAATACCTTTGAATAATCTATTCCAATAATTTTATAATCTAATCCATACATATTAAAGGTTTTACCTTCTTTTATATTTTCGTTTGTGCTATAAGACATTGTCACGGATAAATTATTATAAGGCAAATTAACATTTCTATTATCATCAAAAGAATATTGTTTAGTAGATGCAACACAATTAAATGTATCTAATGTACCTTCAACGCTTTCATAAATAGGTCTTCCTAAACTATCAGTTCCGACTTTAGTCTTTGTAATAGTAGAGGGAAAAGAAATTGTATTATTACAAATAGAAATTATGAATTTATCACAAGTTTCAATTGTTTTATATTGTTTTGTAATTATTAACCAGTTATTATTTCTCCAATTAAAAAAATCACCAGCATTTATATTATCTTCAGTTCTGCTTAATAGGATTTTAAAGTCATCTTTCTTGTCAGTATCAGAGTGATCCTGTATAGAAATTCTTACTTCATTTAATCCATTAATTAAAACATCAAATGCATTTGGTGAATTGTTTAAATAATTTTCAAAATCAGTTTTCCCAAGAGATGTAACTTTTCCTTCTTCATTTATTCCAAAAGCATTTACTCTTGATTTAAATGTATCCAAGTAAGCCAAATTATTCACCTCTCATAGACAGCTTTTTAACTCTATTAATGTTACCAAGAACAGTTTTTCTATATAATTTTTGTTTTTCAATATTAGTTAAATTGTCTTGAATATCTATATATCTTAAACCCTCAAGTTGATTGGCAATGCTTATGTAAGAACAATTATTTAAGAACATTTCATTAGCACCAATTATTTCTTCAATTAACGAATCAAGATAAGAAACCCAATCAAATTCTTGTTCTTTGAGTGGTAACAATTTATATATCTGATTTACTAGGTAATCACAATATTCATTAAAAGTTGTTATATTAATACTACCATTAAACTTTATAGGGATTATATTCATAGTCATTAGATGCCTCCTGAAAGTCCCGTAAAGTTGGCACCGTTATCATTTCTGAATGAGTATTTAGTTTGCATTTCGTTACATTCATCTTGCATTTCTCTTTTCAACTTAATTAAAGCTTCCAAATGAGAAGCCTGACTTGAAATTCTGAAATCCTTATCTTGCATCTTTTGCCTAATATTATCGTATCTATTAACATCTCTTTTAAATTTCTCTAATTTCATCAAACTTGATAAAATCTCAATTTCATCTAAACCTAAAGTCTGATTAAACTGTTTAAAGTCATCATCTTTATCTCTTAAATCAACTTTAGGATAATTAAACTGAACAATTGCACTATTAAGTAGTTTTAACATATCAAATTCAGCATCATCTTGGCTTAAAAGAGTATATATCGGGTCATCAATTTTTGATAAATAACTATCAAATACTTCTTCATACGAAGTGGACATCTTTATCGCACTCCCTTATTGTGTATTTTTAATATCTTCAAATAGGTCTTCTTTTTTAGTAAAGGTTTTTATAATTTCCATTTTTGCATAATCATCAAATTTTTTCTCTCTAAAAAGCTCGATTGCTCTTTCAATAACTTTCTCAACAACTGCTTTATTATAATTAGTGATTATTTTTTCAAAATTGGATTTATTTGATTTGAGTATTAAATCATCAACATCTTTAATTTTATTGACATCATTATAAACAGTCTCTAATCTTAAATATGTTATTACGTCTTCAACTGAAATTTCTTCATCCATAACTTCTATAATTCTTATCCATAAATTTTCTAACATTACTTTGTGCGAATTTTTTATACGCAATAATTCATCCACTGTTATATATTCAATGTCACCATAATCGGACATTCTATATTCTTGAAGTGTTATTTTACTTTTATATAAAAATATTGCATTGGAATTATTCATGATTACAATTTCAGTATCTTTACTTATGTTCTTCTTTCTTTTTACAACTTCTTTTGTACTTATAGTAGTGTCATTTTTAGTTTTTTGCATTTTAAATCCCCCTTGTTTTCGTTAAAAATACAGAGAAGATTTCTCTTCTCTGTATTTAAATATAATGTTTATACTATTAAGCTAATTGATATATTGCAAAATTTCTAGAAATTAGAACCGCAACTCCTGCTTTTCTACCGAAGAAGAATTCTAATTGACTATCATTTCTTACGCCAGCAGGTGTATCATAAACATAAGCATCACCTTCAAGAATAAGTTTAACGATTTTTTCACCATTTGGAACAACTAATAAGAAACTATCATTAACTCCAAAAGTATCAGTTCCAGCAAGATGTGCTTGAGGAAGTTCTAACAAAGCAGTTCCAGCAACATATCCATAATGCCCCATCATGTTTAATTCATCTTTCATTCTTTCAGATGGAGTAGCATCTGTGATTTTACCTAATGCTTTTTTAGTACCAAATACAACTGCTTTTTGACCAGTAGATGCTTCAATATGAGCAATCATATCTGTAAGAGTTGTTTTGTCATAAACCGCATTTACTTTATACGGAGCAACTAAAGCACTATATGAACCATAAATAGCATTGTAAATTTTTACTGCAACTTCATGAGCATATGATTGCATCACTTTATCAATCATTTTTGACCAATTAATTCTGCCAGCAATAAATTTATCTAGTTCCTCATAGATTTTAACACCCATAAGTTCTGTTGCTACAGTAAGTTTTGTACCGTATATTTTTTGTCTACGAATATCAGTATTTCCATCAGCAATTGTTGCTACTTTAAACAATGAATTATCTTCAACATCAAATTCAATTGTATCGCCAAGATCAGTATCTCTTGTTTCAACAAATTCGTCAAATTTTCCTGTTAAAAGTTCTCCTAATCCAATAGATAATACTTCTGACATTATTGCAAAAACTTTATATTTATTTTCTTGGAAACTATAAATATTCCATTCTCCACCACAAGCTTCAATTACAGCAGTTTTTATTGCTAGTTCAGCTTCGTCTTTTGAATATTTTTGTACACTTCCGTTATAAACGTCACGTGATAATTTTTGTAAATCAGTTAATTTTGAAATCATTTATTTTATTCCTCCCTTTATTTTAATTAAGCAACTATAACTTCTAATACAGAAGCAGCTACTCCGTTTAGAGTTGTTTTGTCTATTACAACAAAAGCTAGTTTTTGAGTCGTTGGTGCCAGAGCGCCTGCAACCATTTTTAATGCTGTGTCCACTGGGATAACATATTCACCAACAACAGTAGCATTTGTAATACCATCATCTGTTATTGTTATAATGTCACCTTTTTCCATTACATAAAATCTTCCTGATTTACCTATTTCTAAAGTAAATTCATCTTCTAATTTTCTTTCGTCATACATAACACCAACTGAAGCATGAATTGCCATTCTATCGGCAGCAATTGCTACTGGAGCAGTTACAACATATCCTTCTTTATCAGCACTAAGTGCGCCTAGTGAAACCACATTTCCTTGTTCTACTGCTACAGCCGCAACGCCATTTACTATATGAGCTGTACTTTTTACTTTATCAAGTCTAATCATTGTACTCATATTAATCCTCCTGTAATTTTCTGTTTTTTATTTTTTATTGAAATAAGCTGATGCTGAACCATAAGGCTCTACAACAGTGTTATTTTCTGTTGGAATAAAAACTTTAGATTTAACATTGTTATTATTTTTAGATTTTGAAAACTCTTTTTTAGATTTATATGCTAATGCACACAATTGGTCTTCTAGAATTGTCAAGTCCATAGATAATGCGTTTTCTCTAAGTTTTGTTAAATTTTCTATTGAAATTTCATTTTCAAAATTTTCAAATAGTAAATCTATCTCAATTTGCTTTTCTTTTGTTTCAATATCTAACTTAAAATTAGATAGTTCTTCATTTAACTTTTCTAACTCTACAATTTTATTTTGCAGAACGTTAAATTCATTTTTTAGCAATTCAAATTCGTCAATGTTTTCCTCAGAATTTTCTTCAATTATTTCTCCGATTATTTCTTTAATTACAACTTCTTCAACAATTACTTTGTCTTCATTGATTTCAACTTCTGTTTTTTCACCTTCTGTTTCATCAACAATGTCAGATGTTTCATTATTTTCTTCAAAAGTTTCTGTGACTTCTTCTTTAACTTCTTCTACTATTTCTTCTGTTACTTCTTCAACATTTTCAATATTAGTTTCGTCTGTCACTGTTTTCACCTCCTTTAAAGAAAATTTGAGTTCGTTTAACATTTGATTGAATTCTGATTTGAATTCTTCTTTATTGAATGAATAATTTATTATCTTACTTGATTCAAAGCAGGGTTCTACACTTGGATCTAAGACACAGAGCGCAGAGAACAAGGCGTCTTCAACTATGTAACAGTCGTTTTCATCCCATTTTCCTTTTAATATAGAAATTTCCATTGAGTGATTATGATTCCCATCTAAAACCTTTTCGACATTTTTATATCTTCCAGTCCATAGGAATGCTGTACAACATAGATATTCATGTTCTGTAATTCCATCTTTTTCTCTTACAATTTCCCAAGTTATTTCTGTATCACTAGGAACCAGTCCTATCGGAACGGTAGTGTCTACAAACCTTACGCCGTTATCATCTATTTCTACACGTCCTCCGTGCGACCCGAAACTTTTATCTTCTTCTATCCATTCGCCAATCACGGGTATATTCTTTATTGTTGGCAACATCTTTTCTATAACTTCTTTGCTAAAGTAACTATTATTTCTGTTCTTGCCAGCATATAAAACCCTTATTCGTACACGACTAAATTCGGGATTTATCTTTTCAATACTAGTAATCGTAGATTCAAATTGTAATCTTTTAATATCTTCCAAATACTTTACTCCTTTCGCGCAAACATAAATAATATTATATTTATATTTGTATATTAAAATTTTTCATAAAAAAAGAAGTTAGTTTTTCTCTAACTCCCTGAAAATTATTTTTTAAATCATAAGGATATAAATCTATAAAATAAATATCTTTATTTGACTTATAAAATTCATTTTTTCTATAAGTTTTTTGAACATAATTTTTTATTAAATCAGACTTATTTTTAATATTAAATAAACCATAATATTCTATAAAAAAAGGTTTGCTTAAAACAATATTTCTTAATTTTTTAATATAAAAATCGGGTAAATAATTTTCATTATTTTTTTTATTATAGAATTTATTCTTCTTTTTATTTGCTGTAATATTTAATTTAAGTTCATTATTCAAATAGTTGTATAAAGATACTTCCTCGTTCGAATCCAATATTACACCATCATATGATATATGTTTATTAAAGTTTTCAATTTTTATATCCCATTCAGGGTGTAATTTGTTTAGCCATTCATAAAAATTATTATAATGATTATATGTTTGCAATATATATATTAATGTGCCAAGCCCTAATTCTCTAAGATTTTTTGCGTTAAATATGCTAGATAAATAAACCTTATCTTTGTTAATATTAAATTTTAACTTATTGTTTAAAATATATTCTAAATAATTATCACAATTTAAAACATCTTTCCAATAATTTAAAGGAACGTTTATAAGTTCAAAAGGGTAAAAGTTATATTCTGGGAAAACTAAATTTAAATAATCACAAAAACATATTTTAAAATTTTTATAAAAATATATTTTATATTTAATTAAAGTTTTAGAATCAATTTTTAATATCTCACCCTTAGATTTATAACCCAATACATTATTTATTATATATTTAGATAGTTTTATTAAATTATTATCATTAATAAGTTCTAATGGTATACATTTTAATTTTTTACCGTTTGGTGCTCCATAATATAACCATTTCCACCACTGAATGATATCATAAGTATCTATTAAGTCATTTTTATTAAGAACAATACCCCATTTACTTCTGTATCTTTGAATTTTTGAAGAATTTTTTGAATAATCATCTGTTTGAACAATGGGTATTTTATTTATATTAAATATACTTAATCTTAATGTACTAAATCTAGATCTTATAGCTTGTAAACTTCTATTTGGCAATAATTTCTTTATTTCTTCAAAGGTAGATAGTCCTCCAGAATTTCTTCTTAAAATTTCTTCTTCCTCGTAAGACCATTTGTTATTCCCATCTGCTATTTTTATATTATGTTTTTTAGCTTGAGCATATATAGAATACATATTTTTATCTGATAATAATTTTTGTAATTCTTTTATTGTTTTATTTTGATTATTAAATAAAATTTCAATATCTTTATCGGAAAAATAATTATATTTAGTTCCAAATTTAATTTTATCTCTTTTACACTTATTGATAATACTATCTTTAGTCCTATATGGAAACAACTCACACAAGTAATCTATATTTTGGCCTTCATTTTTCTTTAGTAAATTAATTTCTTCTTCTGTCCATTTTTTACTACACATCTTTAAACACCTCGTAAATTGTTTTATTTTCTCGTAAAATATAAATAAGGGAAAAAAGGTTACGAGGCACTTTCTTATCAGTTTAAATAGCTAATCCAAACCTATCCCAAAATTTCAAACTTTAAATTCAACTTTAAAAATTCATCATATTAGTAACAACATATTTATTTTTATTACTTAAATCGAAATTAACAAATTTTAAAACTTTTTCGTTATTTTCAAATATCCAAGCATTTTTATTATAAAAAGTTGTTTCATTGATTAATTTAAAACCGTTTTTTATTAATTTTATTTTTAACTGCTCATCGAAACAGTATAAAAATCTATCCATATAATTACCTCCATTAAAAAAAGAACTAACTAAGTTCTTCTAATCTTTTAAGCACGACCCTCGTTGCCACCACTATCTTTTGTAGTAGAACCTTTAGGACTTAAATCTTCTTCATTGGATTCAGGTCTACCATTTTCATCGCCACTTTGAGTATGTGAATTGCTTAAAGGTATCATCTTATTATGAAGGTCTAAAAATGTATTTTCTAATTCTAATAGACTTATAAAAGTAGATTGTTTAACCCCACTTGCAACAACTGGAAGTAATTTAGAGTATCCATAAGTTGCATTCTTGAGATAAATGTCAATCATTTCTTTTCTGTTGTACCAAGTAATAGGTAAAAACGTAAAACTAAAATTATAGTTTTTAGATTCAATTAAATAATCTAATTTAACATTAAACCATTTTTCATACATACTAAGTAATCTAAACATAATAGATTCATCAGAATTAACACTAAACTTTAATGATAAATTACCGGTACTATTAAATAATATTTGGGCAACCCCAGCTTCATTAAATACAGAACGCTCTGCTTTTAATAAATTGTCTTTAGAAACAGACGATTTGTCTTGTAAACTAATTGAATCTATTTCTGCTGGAGTTGTTATTAAGTCAACATTATCGTTGTTTTTTATCATTTTTTTAGCATTATCATGTAATTGTAAAGCCTCTTCAAGTTTAAAAATCATTTGTTTTTTATCATCTAAAGGTAGTTTTTGAATCAATATTTTAGTAAGTTCTAATTTGTCTTTGGATTTTTCTAATGATTTATAATACTCAAGTTCAATTAAAGTATCTAAAACTCCAATAAAAAAAGGCGTTCCTAAATCATCAAATTGAAAACACATTGCATTTTCAGGATTTAGTTGCACCCAAGTGTTATAGCCACTTTTAACATTTTTATATTTTGCATATTCAATTCCTATTTCTTTAGGGAATTGTTTTAAAATATTTCTTAAGTCTGTATCAGATTTTATTAGGTCAAAGTAAATCAAATTAAATTCTACTGCATAATTACCGTCTATTTTATAAGGCGTTCTACAATAATCCGATGGTAATTGTTGAATATCTGAATTTTCATCTTCTTCTCTTAGATAACCATAAAAAACTCCATCTGTTAAAACTAATTCATTAATCTTAGCAAAACTATCTTTTATAAATAAATTATCAAGGAAACTGTGAACTTTATAATAAGATTTTTCAAAATTACTCTCTTTAACACGTTTATGTGTTTGATTTTTTGGAGCCACAAGATAATCAAATGTTAACATATCTGCAAAGTGATGAATTAATCTTTTATATAGACCAGATTTATTATAAAAATATCTAGATGCTTCTCTTAGCTTTTTTATATCATTATTATTTATAAATTTTTGAATTTGTTCTTTTGTATATTTAAGTCTCATATTAGTAGCTTTACTTGTTAATGTATAAAGACCATCTGATAATTTTTTAAATTCAATAGTATCTCGTTCTTTAGTTTTACTTTTTGGTTCTTTTTTATCTGCGATGACTAGCACCTCCTTACTTAATTCTTAAACATAAATTTCGACCAATCATTATTTTTTTTAGATCCGCCAGTTAATTCATTTTCTAATATCTTTATATAATAATTTGCATAACCTAAACTACTATATCTATCTTTTCTTGCACCAGAAGTTTCTTTGATTTTAACTTTACCATCATTAATGGTATATTCTAAATTAACTAACTCATTAACTAAACTTGTAGTTTGTAAGTATGGAAATTCCATATTGGCTTTTTCTTCTTCTGATTTTCTTATATAATCTTTATTATTAATTAAATGTTCCATACCTTCTAATTCATTAACTAATAATTTAATTCTCCCTTTTTGAAAATCATTTCTTAAATATGTTGCAATTTTATGATTTATTTCTGCTCCTGCTTTTATACTAAATATTATTGGGAGAGCATTTTCAGAAGTACTTCTCTCTGCCATGTCTTCATTGTTAAAGCAAGTCCAAGCTTCATATTCGACATCTCTTTCCTCATCGTATAAAACTTTAACACAATCATCAAATATTGAAATTCCGTTCCCATAGGTATCCATAACTACATAGTCAGCTTTAAAATCCTCATATAACTGTTTTAATCTAATAGCCTGTTTTGTTGAATGTTGTCCATTTAATGACTCTATATAAACCACTTGTTTTTCGTATTCTTCACCTGAAGGAGTTGGAATTAATCTTATACAAGTAAATATAGTATTATCATTAACATTTCCACCCATCAAGGCCAAATCGACACCAATAACTCTTTTTTCACCATTTCTTCGTTCATCTTTTACTTTTTTCTTTTTATCATAGTCAATATTTAAAGTAGGAATGAATGGTTTTTTAAGAACTCTACATTTAGTTACGTCTTCAAATTTAAAATAAGCATTTTCATTTTGGCCAAAGAATAAACAGTCCATTTCCATACTCCACGAAATAGAGTCGAAATCCTTTTCTTGCATTTCATCTAAAACTTGCTCTTTCATAAGAAGATTTTCGGCAATTGACAATTGATAAGGTAATCCACAAACAAAATACTTTTTACCTTCCAACATTGCTTCTTTATATGCTAAAAACTTATCCCATGACCAATGACTTTTATACCAAGCAGAACTTATATAAATTTCTTTATTACGTTCTGTTAAATGTTTATATTCTGGTTTATTTAAATAGTTAGGTTGTCTTGGTGCGGTTAAGAATTTTCTTAAAACTTTATTTATAATAGATAAATCTATCATTCTAAATTCATCCGCAATAACCATATTAGCTCTAGCACTACGGGCATTATCATTACTAGCAACTACTTTAATCCAACTGCCATTATGAAAACTAACATAAGTATCATTTGTTCCAGTTTTGAATTCAAATATTTCTCTTTGCAAATTAGAAGATTTATCTTTTAATTCTGCAACCTTTTCTGAAATTATGTTTCTTGCTTGGCCTTTTGTCGTTATTGTTATCCATAAGGCTTTTTATCCCTATGTTCTTACACTTTACCATTGTGTAAGACCAGCATATATTTTCACCTTCAACATTACTTGTTAAGGTGGCGAGCACTCGTGCCAATATTATATTCTGTTTTCACAGGTTCAATTGGTATGCGTTACGGTGAGCCACACTTTTTAAAATGTGCTTTACCTCGGTATTATCCCATATAATGGAGGACTTCACCGATTTTGCTCTCTAATTGTGAAAAGCATTTCTACTTTAAACGGCTAATCTATTATTCATTTCCACTGCTTTATCATATTTTCTATTAAGATAAATATTTGAATTTAAGTAAAATAGTTTTAAAAAAGTTAAGATACTTTTTTTATCATAAATCATTAATTTATAATTACCTTTTCTTTTAATATAAATTTGAGAGGTAATATTATGAAGTTTAAAATATTCTTTAATTTCTTCTAATATAATAAGTGATGCGCCAACTATTTCCATAGAGTGACGTAATCTACCATTTTTATCAACTGCACAATATAAACATCCGTCGCCATCAACGAATCCCCTTATATAGGCAAAATAAAACTCCTCCTTTATTTTAGGAAGAGCTAAGTTAAATGTTTTATTTGGAATTACACCTAAGTTTATTAAATCTTTGCACATTTTAGTTGAGTTTATGACTATTTCGCATGCATTATATGCTTTGTCTTTAATTTTGTTTATTATTTTTTTTATATCAACATTTCCGTTAATAAACTCATTAAATTTTTCTAAATGTGGTTTATCTTCTAATTTTAAAGATATTTTCAATCTAGACCCACCATCTTTTTTATTATGCACACAACCATCTGCTCCAATAAAACCTAACCAATATGCTTTTTCTTCTGTGTTAATTATTTCAAAAACATCACTATTATATTTATATCTTATCCTAGATTTTTCATCTTTTATAAGACCCATTTTACGTAGTTTTGATTGAACGGCACTTCTGCTTCTATTCAAATATGTTGACGTATCTTTAATAGTATTAATTCTAAAGTTATCTTTTAAATAATCAATTTCTTCAATTGACCAATGACCACTAATAACTGTTCCCATTATTCCTCCAATGTTTAATTAGTTATTTGTAGAAATGAATTCCTAACCACTTGCCAAAACTATTTTTGTTCCTGGATATAATATACATCTTATTACACAATATATAGCTATTAGAAAAGATTTTCCCTGACCCCTGGCGGCTAAATACATAAAATAATGTGAATAATCCATCATAAAAATAAGAATTTTCTGGAATAATTTTAATTTAATATTTAAATATTCTTCTGCAAATCTATGTGGATTTGCTCTATAAAAAGAAGTCCATAAAGCTATACCATTCATTAGTTTTTCGGACTTAGTTAGATTCTCAACTGTTTTGTTAACAGTTTTAGTCTTAGTAAATATATTACCATTGTTTTTATTTCTATTTCTATCAACACTAAAATTCTTTGCCATTAATCATCACATCCATTTTCTTCGGATGTAAGACTTACCGTATGCTTTAATATTTCCTCTTCATACATTTTTAAAGAATTATCTTCCATATTTATCATTTTAGCGAAATGACCAGTAAACCAAGTTTTAATATATTTTGCAATACCATCAACATCTTTAAATTCATCTTCAGGTTCTGGTATTGGTCTTTCATTTTCCCACTTTTTAACCAAATTTCCAAATGTGGCTTGTTCTAATGCATTTGCACCAGTTTCTTGTACAGGTTTTATATTTAAATCGGTCATTAGATTACGCAATACATTCATCATTTTTTCATATTGTGCTGGATTTTCTCTTACGTTTTCAGCAGCTAACATAGTTTTAGATATTTCTTTTAGAAGAATTTTTTGTATAGGAGAACTTGAGTCATAATTTGCTAATAGATCATTATGAAGTTCTTCAAGAAAAACATATTCTTCTTTTTTATATCCGCCACCCCAAGTCCTTATTATCTGCGGTGTTACCTCATAAGTCAATAAATCAACGAATTTTTCATTATTAGATGATGTTTTATTAGATATTTCTAAATTATCACTATTTGAAAAATCATAAAGCTTATATTGAGGAAGGCTATTAACCTTTTGCACATACATTCTAATTATTGGTGTTTTATTTTTTATATTTTGTATAACTGATTCTACTAAATTATGTTCAAAGTAAATATCAAGATATCTACAAGTGTGATACATTGCAATTTTAATATCAGTATTTTTTGTAATAAAATCTTCATAAAGTTCTACAATACAATCTTTACATATTGACATTTTTTTATCAAACTTACAAATGACACTATTTGTTTGATAGAAATCTTCTTCTATTTTATCTTTGCCACACATATTACATTTCTTTTTAATTTTCTTAGAAATCGCCACTTATTTCACCCCTTGAACATCATCAATACTCTATTAATTATCTCTTGTCTTGTTAGCTCACTTCTTTCAATCTTTGCATATTTTTCTATTTCAGAACGACTTCTTACTTTCGTGTCAGCAGGTAAAAACAAACGCACATCATTATAAACCTGTTTATACTTTATTAATTGCCTAACAACACTTTCGTCTACCATATTTCTACATTTAGCTTCTATGGCTATATCATCCGCTAACACATCTATTTGAGTTCCTTCAATGCCTACTTCCATTTGTACATTGCTATATTTTCCTAAATATTTTTTGTAACATTCTATATTAAATTCATATCCTACTAAGCAATTAATGCGACCTGCGTTATAATCTTTTGTTTCAAATATTTTCAATGCTGCATTAAGGAAATTATTTTTTCTATACATTTCTTTGTGTATATTATCAAACATTTAATCACCTCAAAATATTTATATAAATAATTTTTGTTGTTATATTTTGTTTTTATAATTTAAATATGTTAATATATTTTGACATCGTTTCTTATTATAAAACTCTTGTTCAGGATACCATTTGAAAAAATCAATATTTCTTTTCCTAGAGTTGCACAATTTACAAACTGGAATAATATTTTTTATTGTATATCCTCCACCTTTTGTTACAGGGATGAAGTGTTCTTGTGTTAATTTTTTTTCGGTACCACAATAAGCGCATTTGTGTTCAAAATATTCTTTACACGCATTCCATTGCTCAAGAGTAAAAGTTCTTTCTAAATTTTTCTCTTTTGCCCTTCGGTTGTGATTTTTTATTCTGAGTTTTTCTTTATTATTTTGACAATATTTTTGTTGAGCCTTTTTTACTTTATCTTTATTCTTTAATTTCCATTTGTCACCATATGCTTTCGCATATTCAATGTAGTATTCTTTGTGTTGTTCTTTATACTCTTTAGATTGTTGTTTGATTTTTTCTATATTATTTATATAATAAAGACGTCTTAGTTCTTTAAGTCTGATTTTATTTTTTTCCTTATAAATCTTCATATATTTATTATGTTTTTCTTTATTGGTTTCATTATATAAATGCCTTTGCTGCTTAAGGCATTTAATACATACATGCCTAAATCCGTCTTTGCTTCCTTTTTCTCTTTTTTCAAAATATTCATTAGTTGCTGGCAATTCTTCATTACACTTACTGCATATTTTAGTTTTCATTAATACTCTCCATTGTATTTTATTCTCCAAATTAAACATGCAAAAAGCACAGTTGGAGTACTGTGCTTGTCAGGAGCTACCCTATTTTGCAAAAAAAATATCTTATCTTTCATTTAAAAGAATATGTTTTCGTTTAAAAGAATTTGTTTTGGAGCTTGCTAGAGGATTTGAACCCCTAATACCCTGCTTACAAGGCAGGTGCCCTACCATTAGACAAAGCAAGCAAATAAAAAAAACACCCTCGCGAGTGTTTATGTTCTGACTTGGTACGCATTGTTAAGAGGCTTATCAGATTCTGTTTATGAATATACAAGTCGCATTTTATGGTAGCGAAACACCACTTTTAAAACTCTCCACTTTGTGGTAGGAGCTCACCAATTTTAACGTTCCCTACTATTTGGCAAGGGGTTTCCATTCTTCTTTGTTTGGGATTTTCACCCATTTCATTGTTTAAATCACTAGTGCTTTATTCTCTGGTTGAAACACCGAACATTCCGTCTTGCTAATATGGTTAAATTACTTTGCTTTCCAAAAATAGTGACCACCTATTTGTTTATCAAATATTGCCCAATTACCAAAATTACAAGTAGGAGTTGCAAAGTATAGAACATCATCATCTACTGATTTTTCACCATTTAGTGCAGCTTGTACTGCATTTATAGTTGACTCTGTTGGAACTACTCTGTTAATAGCACCATTACTTACAACTTGAAACTGATTCTTTGCATAAATAACACCAGTAATTGTATTAGGGAATTTAGGACTTTTAACTCTATTTAATATTACATTTACAACAGCAACTTTACCCATATGTGGTTGATTTCCAGACTCTGACTGAACACATTTATATAGAAGATTTAATTCTGTACTAGAAATATTAAATTCAGTCATAGTTTCTCTAATACTAACCCCTCTTGAAATTGCTTGAGGTTTATTCACTGTTTGTGTTTTTATATTTATACTATCATTTAATTCATTGATTTTATTATTACTTTTTTCTAATTCTTGGTTTTTGGTATCATTATTTATCTTTAACTCATTAACTTGTTTATGTAAAGAAATCATTTTTGTATTTTGATTATTTATAATTTCCTTTTGTTTATTTATTGTTTTCAATTGAATTCCTAAAAAACATCCAATAAATAAAGCCATTAACACATATAGTAATATTGTTTTTTTAAACAAATAATTCACTCCAATTTTTTAGATTAGATTATACATAACTATTTATAATAGACTCTAATCCTTTTTTATCATCCCAAACAAATGCTTGTGCTTTCTTTTGACCACCAACATAACCACTATTGTAAGTCCAAGCGTCATTTCCACAAATTGCACTTATCCATCTGAATATAATTCCATTTTGCTCATCAATCATTTTTTCTTTATGAAAATGTGAAAGATGAAATTCTCTATACTTAGCTTTTCCCCATAATTCAGGTACGTCATTTTGCATACAATATACTATGTTCTTGCGCTCATCTGCCCCATGCGCCCAACCAATTAAAGAATCGCCAATAAGTCTATATTTTCTATTATTAAAAATAGAATCAACTTTAACGTCTACTTCTTTTTGAAATTCAAAATGCCAATAAATAGCTTCTGTCATAGTAAAAGATGTTACTTTATCATGATTTCCACCAACATAAATTACTTCTACTGGAGCAATTTTTGCTAGTTCATGTATTATTAATATTGTATTTTTAAGTAATATTTTATATAAAACATCATACTTAACATCAGTATCTTGCGCTGTTCCTTTGGTTGTTGTATTGAATATACCATCAATATTCGCAAAATCTTGACCTGTTAAAAATATTATTTTTTTAATGTTATAATGTTTTGTTTTGTTAATTATGTCATAAACAACATCCCATAACCTTTGAATTCCAATCTCTGTTGAATATTCATTTCTTGTTTCATCTATACAACATAATTTATTAATATGAACATCTGCTAAATTTATTTCTAGTGTTTTACCTTCTTCACAATAAGAAGTTGTTGGCTTATTTTTTATATCATCAATTTTAATATCTTTTAAAACTTCTTTAATCCATTCAATATTAAATGTACTCTTAACTGGTTTAACGCTGATTTTGCTAGAATATAATTCTTGAATTCCATTCTTTTTACTATTCATATTCCAAATGCTACTCTTAGCTGAAATAAGTTCCCAAGCATTACTATCATAGGAGTGGGATTTTAGTAAGAACTCTGGTGTCTTAGACTGTTCCTCATTCATAAGTATTAATTTATCACTTGATTGTGAACCGTCATTGTTAATTTCAATCTTACTATGCTTTTTCTGTATATCTTCAATATCAAGTTTATTTAAAGTTTCTCTATATTGATTCTCTTTAAAATATTTTAATACTGCATAACTACCAAATTCACCTTGACAAGATTTTCTTAGTGTATCTCTATGTATATCTAACCCCAATATATCAACAATATCTTGCCAATCTAAATCAGGTGAATTATTACTCATTTTATCTTCAATTAACTTTAATCCATATTCAAAAACGCTTTCTTTTTCATCCCTTTTAATCACTTTTACCATCCTTTTAATCACTTTTTCAGGTGTTTTATACCCTTTTACTGCATTGCAAGAGACTCTTGATGCATTATTTGCTATTGTTTTTATGCATTAACAAATTTCTTACAAATTGTAAGCGTTGCTAAGTTGCCTTTTTTAAAACATATATTAAATTCTTTTTTACATTTATGTTTACATTTCAAACATTCATCTAAAACATAAAATTCTTGTTTAGTAGCCATATAGTTTCACCCTTTTACCTATTTATTATTATGTTTATATTTTACAATGATTTAATTAAATCTATCTCTAATACATATATAGACAACTAAGGCTTTTTGCAAGTCATTTTGTTAATTATCTTCTTTTTGCCTACAAATTTTACAACTAGGATAAAATCCATCCTTAGTATTAGGATGTTTTCCAAAATGTCTTTCATTTGCTAATTTAATTTTATTACATCTCGAACATTTTTTATATTTTCCTTTAACAATATTTAAGTAGTACCAATCTTCATATATTTCTTCAAATTTATCTTTAACTAGTTTGCAAATACTATTTAATCTACAAGTAATATTTTGATGTTTGCATCCTAACATTCCAGCAATAGATTCAAATGTTGCATCTTCATCACGCCACAATCTAATTATTTCTTTTTGAAGGTCGTCTAAATTAATATCATTTAATATCTGTTCCATATCATATATTAAAACACCTAAATCAGTAGATATTCCTCTTGGTGACATTTTTAATAAAGCTAAAATTTGTCTTTTATCAAACCAATCAAACATATCAAAATCAACAAAACATGAATCTTGAGTTATGTGCTTAAATACAATTGGCTTCTTTATTATATTTTTTAAGTCTATTTGGTCTTTTCTCATAAGTTTCATTTGATGTCTGTATCTTTTACTAAGTAATTTATATTTCATATATTGTTTGAAATTCTTTTTACATTTTTCAATTAATCCTTTTTCATAATCACGAACATATATTAATCTTTTTCTCATTCCATCTATTGAAAACTGATACTTGTTTAAACTCTCAAGTTTTTCATCTTTGTAATCATCTTTAAAAATTACTTGCTGATTAGACATTTTATAATTATCACCTTTACGAATTAAATAATCTATAACTTCGTAATAATTACCGTCATCCATATTTTCATTTTTCAAAACATCATCAAGCTTCAATTCTCTATTAATTAGATTTTTAAATTTTTCTTCTGTGTAAAAGTTGTATTTTACTTTCTTATCCATTTTTTCACCATCTGGAGCAAATAATAAATAATTAGCCATTTTTTCTAACTCTTTACTAACTGGATCATCTGAACTCAATATACCAGATTTATTTGGATTAGGATTAAAATATGGTTTAGTTTTATTCTGATCATAATATTCTTCAAAAAATCCATCTAAATTTCCAGCCTCGTTATATAATATTTTATTTACTTCATCTAATCTTCCTTCTGTGGTTGTAACATTAAAATCTAAATTATTAACAAAATAATTCGCTGTCTTTCCATTTAATTCACCTTTTAATTTATTATATAACATCATCTCTTATTTCTCCTTTTAATATTCAACTGCATCAACAAATTTGACGATTTTAAATTTATATTTTTTAGTACATTTCTTGCAGCAATAATTATCATCTTCTGTATTTACATATATATGTTGATAGTTCTCAAACTCTTTGCCACAATAATGGCATTCTTCATATATATCGTTTATTATTTCTTTATTATCTCTCATACAAAATCCTCCACAAACATTAATTAAATGTTATTATGTTTATATTATATCATGGAAATTGATTCTTGTCAATAACGTGAATTACTTATAATTTCCAATGATAAATATGAAAGAATTAATTCACGGTCTTGACAAATAAGAAATAAAGTGTTACAATAAAAACATTATAATAAAAAGTAATGAAATTTAATCAAAAATATCACCTACTCAAAGTCAAAAAATAAGCTTTGAGTAATTTTTAAAAAGGGAGATGAAGTCGGTTTTGATACGGCTCCGTATCAATATTTCATTTTTTTTGAAAAAGTGATACGGCTCCGTATCAAAACCGACTTGTAATGAATTAACTAATATAAAGAATTAACATATAATTGCGAATTCGTTCCGAATATCGCTTGAGGGTTCGTTAGGGTTTCTCTTTTTAAAAATTTTATTGTTACTTTTTCATAGTATATTTTTACACTATTCTTTTATGTGATAGGTTGTTTTTTATTTTATAAATACTTTATTATTTGGATTATGTTTTAAAACTTTACTTTTCAATTTGATTTTCTGTTTTGTTTTAAATTTAGTTTTCCTGCTATAAAATTATTGGAGGTTATGTTTATGGGTTATGCTAAGTTACAAAAAGATTTCTTTTACAATAATAAAAAAGTTTCTTTTAAAGATATTGGGACATTAGGATTCTGTTTGTATTGTTATTTGGTTAGGAGTCAAAGATTTGATAATGGCATTAGTGTTAGTGTTGATGTTATACTTGAAGAGTTGTATCTTCAACGTAGAGATAAAAATGATATTATCAATTCTTTGCTTGATTTAGAAAAGTATAGTCTTATTACTATTGATCAATGTAATAGTGTTTTTGATGATAAGATTAATATTCACGCTATCATACATATTAGTATTATTGAGTCTGAGAATTATATTCCTATGAATAGTTATGATTGGGATATTTATAAATACTTTACCAAAAATAAAAGTTCTTATGTTTTGTATTGGTTGATACAGGTTTACTATAGTAAAGATTATAAATATTCTTTCCCATCATATGAATTAATGTGTTATGTTACTGGTTTTAGTAATTCAACTATTGGTAAGATTATTGATGAATTTAGAGTTATGGGAATATTTCATGTTTATAATAAAGGTTGGAGAGATTTAGAGCTAGGTGTGACTCAGAAAAAAAAATACAATAATGAATACAATATTAATATTCCAGGTATTGAGAAGATTTTAGATATGAGTGTTATAGAATATAAAGCTCTGGCTAGTGAATTAAAGAAAAAAGATTCTTCTACAATAGAGTAGTATAATATAAACATTATTATATTGTTTAGTTGTTTGTAATAATTTAATGTTTAAGTTTGTGAAATTTGTTAATAATTATTCTGAGGTGATATTGTGAGTTTGACATTGAGTGAAATTGAAAAGTTGCTTATTGCAGATAATGTAAAATATAGGTATGATTATTATGAAGATTGTAGAATTATTATTGATGCGTTTGGAAATATTTATGCTTGATGGTAAAAGTTAATATTTATTCATTTAAAGGCTCTAGGATTAAATTTATATGGTTAGGTAGGTATTTTATCAAGCGATGAATAATAATTGATTCTAGGTACCATTCTGTTGCAAGGAAAGGTATGTGCGTTATAATGTTTATGTTATTGTGGTATTAATTTTGAGTATTAATGTTATTTTTATATTATTAGATAAAATTTAATATGATTTGAGATAGTAGATCTAATTTTAGGTCTATTTTTTATGCTTATTTTTATGTGTAAATTTAATTTGTGTTTGCAGCTAAAGATTTATAATTTCCAGTTTGAGATATTTTTAGATATCATATAACCAAAATTTTATAGATTTATATGATATGCAATTATTATGTTTATTGTGTGGTAATTTAGCGTGATATCGATGTGATGTATGCCTGGTATGGATTTAGGGTAATTTTAGGTAGGATTATAGGGAATAAATTTGCGCTGATTTAGGTTGGATTTGAGTGATTTTAGGTAAATTCGAATAGATGTAGTGATGGTATAGGTTTATAGGGTATTAGGGTAAGAATATGGGTAAATTTGTGATTTGTGATAGTGCTGTAAGTGGTGTGGTTATTGAGGTTATCGAGTGGTGATTCGATGTGATTTTAGGGTGGATTGGGATGTTTTGAGTGGAAATGGGGTGATTTGGGAATTGTTGGTATTTATTGGTATTTTGGATAGGATGGGAATTATTTTTAG